GCTATGTTGATGCGGCTAATACAATACAGTCAAATGAAATCACCGCTATCAGTAATTCAGTTACAGGTGCAAATGCCGCTATAGTAACGGCTAACACAGCACTTAAAGGCTATGTTGATGCGGCCAATACAATACAGTCAAATGAAATCACCGCTATCAGTAATTCAGTTACAGGTGCAAATGCCGCTATAGTAACGGCTAACACAGCACTTAAAGGCTATGTTGATGCGGCCAACACAATACAAACAAATCAAATTACCACAGTAAGTAGTTCAGTAACAGGTGCAAATGCCGCTATAGTCACAGCCAATACCAACATGAAAGGTTATGTTGATGCACAAATCATTGGCGCAAGTGGATACGGTAATTCAAATGTGGCTACTTACTTACCAACATACTCAGGCAACATCGCCGCCAACATTGTCAAGAATGGCAACACCTGGACATTTGGCACAGATGGTAATTTAACATTACCGCAAGGCGGTACTATTACCGAGGGTGGCGGCATTAGTGGTGCTATAAAACTTACGCCCGCAGGTGGTGCTAACGCTAACCAAGCATTGTTAATTTACCCAACTGCAGCAGGGGACGGTGATCATGTACACTTGACCACCGTCGGTGGTTCTACTGAACTGTACTTGGGCAATGACTTTCACTATGTCAAGTTGGTCAACGGCGGCAACATAGAACTACGAGCCGCTACTGCAAATTTGTCCAGTCAGGCTGCTTGGAATTTTGACACCACTGGTAATATAGATACCATCCAGGCGTTGGGGATAAAGGTTCCTAATGGTGTGCCAACCGACGTTGCTGTTATCAACAGTACCACCGGCAGCTGGGAAATAAATCCTAGGTCCGACTTGGCCACAACAGGCGGGTCGGGCAGTGGATTGAGAGTAAATGTTACAGAGACTGGTGGATATGCCAGCACTATTGCTATTGCTACCGCTGGTACTGGATACAACAACGGTGATCTTATTACAGTCACAAGTGGCACATCCAATGCTACATTCACCATTGTTATTGGAGGTCGAAACACTTGGACCTTTGGCACAGGTGGTACTACACAATTTCCTAATAGCTTAATACTAGCACCAGTTAGTCAAAGTATCACTATGCAGAGTGATCAATATTCACAGTTGATGTGGCAAAACGCTAATGTAACCGTGGCCCCAAATATGGCTACTTACTCAAACTTCTATGTAGCACAAAACAGTGCTACCTTGGATATTGGCTATCTTGACGGTAATAGTAGCCCACAATTCAAAGAGTGGCTCTGGAGTGTAGATGGTAATCTAACATTACCAAGTGGTGGATATATCCTTAACAGTGATAATTCAATCTACGGTGCCGGTAGCAGTTACAGCAACGTTGATGTAGCAAGTTATCTACCTACATATTCAGGTAATATTGGCAACATAGACTTAGTAGCTAACTTAGGAGCAACCAGTGGCTCATTAGCAACACTAACAGCCAACGCTGGGGCACAAGCAGGATCACTAGCAACAATTACGTCAGTGTTGACCAGTTCAAATGTAGCAATTGGAGAAAATGCTGCCTATACTGCGCAAGGGCAATATGCAGTTGCTATTGGTTTGTATGCGGGTGGTGATACACAAGGAGAACGTGCGGTAGCTATAGGCTCCAATGCTGGTAAAACTGCGCAAGGTGCTTATGCAGTAGCTATTGGTAGACGTGCTGGAGAAACCAACCAAGGCAACAACTCTATTATTATCAATGCAACTACTGGGGTATTAAATCAAACCACAGCCAACACATTCACAGTGGCTCCGGTTAGAAATGATGTGGCTAATATTAGTCAAATCATGTTTTACAACACCACTAGCAAAGAAGTTACCTACGGAAATATTATTAACATTGCGGGCAATGTCTCAGCTAACTATTTTGTAGGTAATGGTGCCCTATTAACTGGTATTGTAGCCAGTGGCAGTAACTATAGTAATGCTAACGTAGCTAGTTACCTACCAACATATAGTGGTAATGTTGCTAACCTAACAGTTACTAATACGCTAACCCTTACTGCTACTAAAATAGCATTGGGTAGTGGCGCCGGGGCCTTCGGTGGTCAAGGAACTGATTCGATCGCAATTGGTCGTAGCACAGGTCAAAATATACAGGGCAATAGTGCTGTAGCTGTAGGAGGGTATGCTGGACAAAACAATCAAGGTGACGATGCAACTGCTATTGGGCAGAACGCTGGATTCAATACACAAAGTCTACAAGCAGTAGCAGTTGGTAGTGGTGCAGGACAAACGTTTCAATCAATGGGTGGAGTAGCAGTTGGCTATGCCTCAGGACAAACATCACAAGGACTACGAGCTGTAGCAATTGGTTCTGTTGCTGGTAATGACCACCAAGGCCAACAGGCTATCGCAATAGGACACCAGGCGGGATATTCATACCAACCTGCTAATAGTATTGAGATCAATGCTTCGGGCACTCCGATCGATTATACTGATCTAACTGCTGGTTTATATATTACATCAGTCAAAAATGACACAGCCAACGTCACAAACGTGATGTATTATAATACAACTTCAAAAGAAGTTACTTATGGAGCAGCAAGTGGCAGCTACAGCAACAGTAATGTAGCAAGTTACTTACCAACATACAGTGGTAATATTACAGCAGGTAATGTTATTGCTACACGCTTTATTGGTAATACTATTGGTACAACTGCTACATTTACTAGTAATATCACAACATCGGGTACTACTAGTTATTTTGTTGGTAATGCTGGCCCAGCAATTGCTGGCAGTACAGCATCAAGCGTTGGTTATATGGGCTTACCACAAAGTGAAACCAGTACCAGTGCCACATTAGCCATTGGTGATGCTGGCAAACATATCTATGTAACAACAAACAGCCAAACAATAACCATTCCAGCAGCTAGTTCAGTGGCTTACCCAATCGGAACTACTCTTACATTCATAGCAGGACCAAGTGCTACTACTGTTACTATTGCTATCACCTCAGACACTATGTACTTGGCAGGTACAGGCACAACTGGTTCACGTACACTAGCCGCACATGGCATGGCCACAGCAGTTAAAGTCAGCGGACTAAGTTCAGCTGGTGTGTGGTACATTAACGGAAGCGGGTTAACATAATGGCTGGAGCAGTTGCAGGAGTATTAGCCAGCTATGGTGCGGCAGTGTCGCCTGTTTTTGCCAATCCTACATTAACTTTTGGATCAGCTGTGACTACACAGGCCACAAGTCCTTTTACGGGAGGCGGCAACAGTTATAGATTTTCAAGCAGCGTTAACAGTTATATTACTACCCCGGGCAGTGATAACTGGGCAGTAGGTACTGGAGATTTTACTGTAGAATGGTTTGGTAATCAAAGCAGTACAGCACAATTCCAGAGAATATTTTCTACAGGTGATTATCCCAATATGAAAATTGGTGTTAGTATAGAATCTGCTACATTTTATTATTGGGCAAACAACTCTACTCGTTATAATTCCGCAGGCTCTACTATAGTTAATACCTGGTATCATTGGGCAGTAGTTCGAAGCATCGGAACAACTTATGTTTACAGAAACGGTACTCTACGAGGCAGCTCGTTTGCCGATACAAACAATATCACAGACAATACCACAACATTAGTCATTGGCAATACCAACACATTTGCTACTAACGCTGCATTTGTTGGCGATATAACAAACTTTAGATTTATAAAAGGACTGGCCGTTTATACCGGCAATTTTACAACACCCACCAGTGCGTTAACTGCTACAGCTAATGCTAATCCATACGGTGGATCAAATACTGTCGCTATAGGCTCAGGATTTACTAAACTGCTGCTGGTTCCATAACTGTAAATATGCTAAAGACGATCTACGGAATATAAAATGGCCATAACATTAAGCAAAAGTATTTCATTAACTGGCGGCATTAGTGCTACCTCTGGCTTCCTGTCAGAGGTAGGTGTTTATGATACAGCATTGGTCAAAGTTTGGCTTATAAAGGTTGACCTAATGTAAGATTTAGTATATAATAACTATATGCTGAATATTATCTCTGATTTTATTAAAAGTATCTTACCTGCTAAACGCAAAACAACTCCTAGCGGTTGGATTAGCTTTAATGCTCCGTGTTGCATACACAACGGTGACTCGGCAGATACTAGAGGCCGTGGTGGCTTAACTGCTAACGCAGATGGTAGTGTAAGCTACCACTGTTTTAATTGTAACTTCAAAGCCAGCTATCAACCAGGCAGACACTTAACATTTAAGTTTCGTAAACTATTATCATGGATGGGTGCAGGTGATAGTGATGTTAAACGCTTAGTAATTGAAGCTATTCGTATCAAAGACCTAGTAGCACCGGAACAGGTAAAAGAATCTGAAGAAAAGATTGAGTTTAAAGTTCGTGAACTACCCAAAGATGCGCTAAGTTTCCAACAGCTACTTACACATCATATATTAGCTGACTTTAATAATGTTCCTACACTGCTAAATTCAGCAGTTGACTACATCAAAGCTCGTAAGATTGATCATACCAAGTATGAGTTTTATTGGACTGACAGTACAGAACATAGCCTACATCAACGTGTGATTATTCCTATGATTTGGGAAGGTAATACTATTGGGTATACTAGTCGTGCGTTTACTGATGGAGTTAAACCCAAGTACTACAGTCACTATGAACCTAACTTTGTGTTTAACACCAACAATCAAAAACGCGACAGTAAGTTTGTTATTGTATGCGAAGGACCGTTTGATGCTATGGCTATAGATGGTGTAGCAGTATTGGGTAATGAAGTTGCAGAACAACAAGCAGACATTATTGACGCACTAGGCCGTGAGGTTATTGTTGTTGCTGATGCAGATAAGAGCGGTGCTAAACTTGTTGATGCGGCTATCAAATATGGTTGGAGTGTTAGCTTTCCCGTTTGGCAAGAAGACCAAGACTGTAAAGATATTAGTGACGCAGTAGTTAAGTACGGTAAATTGTTTGTGCTTAAAAGTATCATTGATGCCAAAGAATCAAGCAAGTTAAAAATTGAATTACTACGCAAGAGATTGTATAATTAATACTATGCAGAGAATTTTATCGAGAGTAAACAATGGCTAGACTAGATCATGTACAAACTTACTTAGACGAGTTGAAGATCCCATATTTTATTATCGGTGAAGAAATCTTAAAATTTATCAGTGCTAATAAAGAACAAAGTAATTGGGAATCGGCTATTACTCAGTTTTTTGATGGGTTATTTAAAATAGATTTTAATCAATCATTTAATCAACCAATAGTGATCTATTATAGAGAAGTCATTACCGAAGAAATATTAGAGCTACTACACAACTATATTAGAAATCAATGCAGCAACATTGAAAATATAGTATTTTTGACAGCGCAGGGTATCGGACTTAAACGATATTATACAAATTTTTGCCAGTTGCACTCCACAAAGGGGTTTAATGTTATTGAAATACCGTGGGTACTAGGGTATGAAGTATTCGTATCAGATGAGACAGCACATCTATACCAATTACCAAAAAAAGAAAGTATACAAAGTTTATTTTCATATTATGGTGGAACATATGAAGTAAACCCCCCGGAACGTACTATTATGACATTATTTGCTAGTAGATATGCAGATATAGCACATATTGAGTCAATGGCTGACGCTGCAAAATGGCAAAACGTTGAAAATTATTTAGAATATCTGAGCTATTTTAGCGATGTTGACTCAATTAACAAATATCGATTAGATTATAATCAATCAGTAGATAACGAATCATATATAATACCAAAGTTGATTAAAACTGACTCTCAGATTTATTTGGAAAAATTTAATAGACTAGGCCCACAGTGGCAAGTGGATAGTAAAAGTTTTTTCTCTTTAATTCGAGAAACTAGTTGTACGCAAAACTTTTACAATTTAAGTGAAAAAACTATGCGATGTTTCTTTCATGGTGTAGCATTATTACCAACACATGGTGCCCATATTATTGATGACTTACGAGAAATGGGTTATGTCATTGATAGCAATTTTATAGACTATAGCTATTTAAAAGAAGACAACTTATTCTATAGACTGAAAGCACTAGGTGCACAACTAGATTCTATAAAACAAAATTTAAATTTTGATGATTTATATGAGCGTTGGGTAGACAACTATGATCAATTCTCGTATAATTGTAACTATCTATTAAAGAATCATAAGCCGCAGGCAATATTGCATAGACTGGATAACTATTTTAAATAAAACTATGAGCAAAGAATATTCAACAGACCTACAACAGTTATTTTTAGAAATGATGCTACAAGATCCGCAGAGTTACGTGCGGGTACAAAACATCTATAATCCCGAAAACTTTGATAGAAGTTTACGCGAAGCCGCTAAATTTATTAAACAGCACAGTGACGAATATAGAACACTGCCTACTATTGATCAAGTACAGGCAGTGACTACAGTTGTGCTTAAACATGTACCTAACCTAACTGAAGATCACTACAATTGGTTTATGACAGAGTTTGAGGGCTTTACTAAACGTAATGAACTTGAACGTGCAATTCTTGCGGCGGCTGATATGTTGGAAAAGGGCGAGTATGACCCAGTTGAAAAACTAATTAAGGATGCTGTACAAATATCGCTTACTAAAGATATGGGTACAGAATACTTCGAAGATCCTAGAGCACGTATCGACAAATACTTTAACAGCGGTGGACAGGTAAGTACTGGTTGGCCACAAATGGATAAGATACTCTACGGTGGCTTTAGTCGAGGCGAACTTAACATCTTTGCTGGTGGATCTGGTTCGGGTAAATCGTTGGTTATGATGAACATTGCACTTAGCTGGTTACAAGCTGGACTTAGTGGTGTGTATGTAACATTAGAACTTAGTGAAGAACTATGCTCGTTGCGTACAGATGCTATGCTTACTGGCATGAGTACAAAAGACATTAGAAAAGACATTGAAACAACTGAACTTAAAGTTAAGATGGTGGGCAAAAAGTCTGGACAATATCGTGTTAAAGGCTTCCCTGCACAGAGTAATGTAAACGACATACGTAGTTACTTAAAAGAAGTACAGATTCAAACTGGTATTAAAGTCGACTTTGTTATGGTAGATTACTTAGATTTGGTAATGCCAGTATCTATTAAAGTTAATCCAAATGACCAGTTTATCAAAGACAAGTATGTAGCAGAAGAATTGCGCAACCTAGCCAAAGAGCTTAATGTGTTGTTGGTTACAGCATCGCAGTTAAATCGTAGTGCTGTAGAAGAAATTGAATTTGACCATAGTCATATTGCTGGTGGTATATCTAAGATCAATACAGCAGATAACGTATTTGGTATCTTTACGTCACGTGCTATGAAAGAACGTGGTAGATATCAGTTACAATGTATGAAGTCGCGTAGTAGTACTGGTGTAGGGCACAAAGTAGATTTAACTTATAATATTGAAACTATGCGTATCACCGACGAGGGAGAAGAAACCACTGGTGATGGTAATGGTGCTAGTCGCAATATCAACAATGTTCTAAATAACATCAAATCGTCATCAACAGTTAATAGAGAAACTGGTGAAATTACTGATGCTCCGAAAATTAATGCAACAGTTGACAGTAGCAAACTTAAAAGTATGCTTGCTGGGCTTAAAAGAGAAGAATAATATGTCACTGGACTTTGAGTTAATTGACAGTAGTACTACCTATTCGTTAACACGATTAGTAAATAGAGTAACAACACCAAGTCCTGAGTTATTTCTCTTACAAGACTTTATTGACCCTAGATTACTAGATAAATTATATCAATTTATTACCACGCAACCTAACTTATCCTGGCAGTTAGTCAACGGTCAGGAATACCGCACACGCAAAGAGATATGTTGGGAAGCCGACACAGTGATTGAAGAAGTACATACGGTTTTTGAAAATCTAACAGATTATTTAAATCAAGAATTTAATAGAAATTTAAAATTTAATGGTATTAGTATTTGGCAGGATAGTCCGTCTTATATGTATGGTAGGCATAAAGATATTCCTATAATTAATCTTGCTATTCAAATTTATATGACTTCTGGATATAACGAACTGAATACTAAATTTTATTATAACGATCAAATATTAGAATCGGTATATCAAAAGAATTATGAATATTTAATAGATAATTCTAATTTTTTAGAACACGGAATTGACACTCCTGTGCCTAAAAAACATATTAGATATTCGTTATATTGTTCGTGGGATAAATGCCCAAATGTCTAATAATTTTTGTAGATTTTTGTCTAATGGTTATTCAGTAAGACTGGGTCAAAATAGTAAGTTAGAAGTAACTCCGTGTTGTTGGTATAGTGGTGATAGTGTACCATTGGATCAAAATATTAAATCTAATACAGAAATAAAATTTAATTCAATATCAAATTGGACACCTGGATGTCAGGTATGTCAACAACAAGAATTAGCCGGCGCTAACAGTTTTAGACAATCTAGTTTTGATATAATTGCAGATATTGATAATAATTTGCCGGTTGCATTAGATATTAATATTGATCTTACTTGTAATGCTGCGTGTATTACCTGCGGACCTCATGCTAGTTCTACTTGGTCTAAACAAATGACCAATCAAAAAATGATTCACATCAACCCCGATCTAGATTACACAACTCAACTTGCCCAGTTGATTAATACCCTTGATCTAAGTAGTGTGCGAAGAATAAAATTTTTTGGAGGAGAACCTCTATTAACTAATACTCATATTACTATTTTAAATAACATACCAGATCCTAGTAAAGTTGACATATGGTACACTACAAATGCTAGTATTATGCCAGATGCAACGGTATTAGACATATGGAGTAAATTTAATTTGGTATTTTTTGAAGCTAGTATTGACGGTATTGGCAATCAATTTAATTATATACGGTGGCCATTACCGTGGGAATTAATTGAAAAAAATCTATTACAACTTAGAGAAATATCACCAGCAAATACGTTATTTAGAATTAATCATACTTTAAATCCTTTTAACATATATTACTATGATAGATTAGAAGAATGGACTAATAAACACTTTGCAACTAATCGTTTGGGCGATTTGACAGAGATTAATATACATCCTTGCTGGGGTGATTGGGCATTAAATCGAACTCCTATTGAATTACGAAAAGAAATTTATCAAAAATATAATAATCACGCAGTAAGTAAGTTACTTAGTGAACAGGGCAACGAACCAGTTGATTCAATTATTCAGTTTACACAAACATGGGATATCATAAGAAAAAATAATTGGAAAGAAATCTTTCCGGAAATAGTTAACTATTTTATTTAATAGCTGACATAAGTTTGGGTAGATACGTATTGATCGATATTCCCTTTAGTTGATCTTGTTTGTTTATTTCTATTAGAAATCTTTGAAATTTTTCATCGTCGTTGGAGCAGTGCTCTCTAAAAAAATCAGACGTATATTGGTTTTTAACACGAAGGGGCAACGAGTTAATAGAAAAATAGTCGGGGTCAGTAACTAAATTATGATTATAATTAAGACCTTGATTAGTAAACCATTGAATTGTTTCATTGTGATATAAAATATTAAGATTACTAATTGTATAACTAACACTTAGTTTAAAATTTTGTGATCTATAAAAATCTAAATTATCCAGTAATTTATCCCATTTCAATGGATAGCGTATATATTCAAAAACAGGACCAACACCATCTATACTTAAATTAATATTTAAATTATTAAAGTTAGATAGTATTTTCTTTTGATGCGAGGTTAGATCAGTAGATCCATTAGTGGTAATAGATATAAAACAATTAGTTTTTTCAGCTGTAATCAATCGTTCTAATAGATCAAAGTTTTTCTTTTCAGTTAACGGTTCGCCGCCAACAAAATTTAACATAATAAAATCTTCTATAGGTAATTGATCTAAAATAGAATTATTAATCTGAATTAATTTTTTATTTTTTGTAAGTGTGCCCCAAGCAGTGCTAGCTTCTGGGCCACATGTAGCACAGGTACTATTACACAAGTTGCTAGTATACAATTTTATAATTTGAGGAGAAAATTTACCTTGTTGGCAGTCTTCTTCAATAAATCTAATGTCTCGATTAGCATAAAAATCAAAAGAAGAATTTTTTAATTGTCTATCACTGATTTTACCTTGATCTTCCAATATCCAACATTTTTGACAGGCAGTGGCCCTTTGCTTATTAAGCATAGTAGTTTGTACTTGCTGTAAATCTGTACCTGATGGTATCAGACAGCAAGGTGTTGTATATCCCGATTGATCATATTCAGCACCGTAAAATGGTAATACACAAAAGTAATTGTTCATTGTAATAGTATTTAACGTGTGCTATACTATAAGAAATTATTTAATTTCTATTTGCAATAAATACATTAAACTGGAGTAGAACTTTGCAAAAGCGCACACGTAGTATTCTTACTGAACTCGATGAGCTATTACATCATAAGGATAAAGCAAATCTGATCGAAAGTAGAGCTAATAACATCATTAATGGTGCTATTAATCTCATTAATCACATCCGCGAAAACTATGATGCAGAGCAAGCTGGTGAATTAGAGCGACGTCTACTTAATGCAATCAAAGGGCAAGACCCAGCAAAATTTAGCCGCGGTATCAGGAAATTAAAAGATGAAGATTAATGAAATATTGGTAGAAGGCCCGTTGGGAACACTTGGTGGAATTGCAGGTTCGGTTGCTAAGGGTATTGGCAAAGGGTTAGCTAATGCAGTTGCACCTGGCGCCGCTGATAAATTAAAAAATACTGCGTATTCTTATAATAATCGAGTAAAATCAAGCACTGATGCTGAACTTGATGCCAACAAAGCCAATATAGCTACAGCGGCATCCGATGCCTCGGCTGCTAAAATGCAGGCAGCTAATGATGCGGCAAACTCAGCGCATGCCGCTGCAAAACGAGCAAGATTTATAGCTGTAATAAAACAACAAGCAGATCGTCAAGGATCTATATCAATGACAGATATAGGCAAGCAGATTCCAAAACAAGGTGAATATGCAGACCCAGCAAGACGTAGAGAAGCAATTAAAAATGTTGCACAAGAATTACAGCAACAAGGTGTAACAGTAACAGCAACTACTACGCCAGTTACAGCGGCGGCACCTACAGCACCTGCAACTGATGAACCGTACAGCATAGGCGGACAACAATTAGATCCTACTAAGCCCGGTGATAAAGCAATTATTGATAAACTTAAAACTGCACAGGCAACTAAACCTAAAACTGCACCGGCAACTAACCCTAATCAACCTGCAGCAGGAAAATTTGACTGGGATGAAGAAGTACATACTACAGATGCAAATACACCGGCGCCATCTGGATGGGTGAAGCTTAAAATTCCACCATCAATTCAACCCGGCAAAGAATCTCCGTATCGCTTAGTACATCAGAAATATGCTCAAGATTGGATAGCTAACGGGTGGGTATTAGCGAAATGAAGTTATTTGAAATTAAAAAACAAACACCGCAATGGTTACTTGCTGAAGCCGCAGGAGCAAAAGCAGTAAACCCGCACCTTGAACACTTAGAAGATTTAATCTTTAACAGTGGCTATGCAGGTGCGCTAGCGGCATTGGATTACGTAGAAAGTTTACGTGCTATGTTAGCCGAAGGCACAGGAATAACCACACAACTTACAGTTAAATGGGATGGTGCACCAGCAATTATCTGCGGTATCGACCCTAGTGATAGTAAGTTTTTCATTGGTACTAAATCAGTATTTGCCAAAGGTGAACCTAAGCGTTGTAAAAATGCAGCAGACATTGCAAAATGGTACAGCGCACAGCCAGAACTTGCGGCTAAATTAACAGCATCATTGAAATATCTTTCAAAACTTGGTATTGGTGGTGTAGTACAAGGCGACCTAATGTTTACAGAAGGTGATGTAACTACAGTGTCTATTAACAACGAAGATTGTTATGTGTTTACTCCTAACACAATTACCTATGCTGTTCCAGTTAACAGCAACTTAGGACAACGCATTGCTCGAGCTAAACTTGGTATTATATTTCATACTAGCTACGAAGGTGATTCATTGGAATCAATGACAGCAAACTATGGTGTAAACGTAAGTGGATTAACACCAACAGCAGACGTATGGTTTGATGACGCAACATATAAAGATTACACTGGCATTGCAAGTTTAACACCTAGCGAAAATGCCAGCATACAAAAACAAATTGCTGCTACACAAGCAACAATAGAAAAGATTGGGCAAGCTCGTTTTGATATTATACTAAACAACAAGGACTTTGCTCGTAGCATCAAGCCATTTATTAATCAAATGGTTAGACAAGGTGAACAAGTAGGCGAACCTATGCAGTTCTTACAAAGATTTGTTGATTACTATAACAGTGAGCTAATGAAAGACATTGAGAACTTATCTGGTGGCATTGCTGGACGTGCGGCACAGGCTCGATTGGTTAAGATTAAAGAAAAAGAACAATGGGTAGCAGACAATGCTAACAACCTATTGATCATACTTGCTACATACAAAAGAGTTATTGAACTTAAACATGCACTAATGCGTAAACTACAACAGGTAGATGGTATTGGTACATTCCAAAAGACCAACGATGGTTATAAAGTAACTGCACCAGAAGGCTTTGTTGCTATAGGGCACGATGGCGGAGCAATTAAGTTAGTTGATAGACTTGAATTCACACGTACAAACGCATTAAGACGTGCTTAAAAATACGAGCATTACAGTATAGAATTTTGCGTAGATGATAAATAAAAGTATGCGCGAAAGCGTAAAATAAATTAGGAGAAATAACATGGCTACACCAGCAGCAGTAAATCCAGCATCAACAACATTAAACGTTGAACAAGTAGGTCGTAATATTAGCTTTTTCACAGTTGACTACATCGTTGCAGTTAACGGTTCAGCAGGTCCAAGTGGCGCACAACAAGCTGTTCTAAACACAATCCAAACTCTACATACAATCATAGCGATTGGACCATTGGCCGACAGCAACACACAACAAACTTTCGCTATCGAAGGTGACTTGTTTACTCCACAAAATGGTACAACATTACAAGCATCTATCCAAGCACTAGGTACAGTTGATTCGATTGATTTATCAAACGCAACAGTTACAGCAACTAAACTTGCTATCTTAACAGCAGCAGCAGTTGCAGTTTAATTAATACTTAAACAACAAAAAACACTCTTCGGAGTGTTTTTTTGTGGCTTGTATTCTTAAATTATGCTAAATACTATTATACGCAACTAGCGTGAAAAAATTAGGAGAAATATCATGGCAACAGCATTAACAAGAGTAAACGGTGGCGCACTACCGATTGGCTCAGTAGGACAAACATTAGTAACTGGACGCCCGTTAACATTTTATACAGTATCGTTAACTAACGTTCATGTTGGTTATTCAGCGGCAGACAGTGATTTTGAAAAATTAGTACTTGCAATCGAAACAGTAGGTTCAATTGAACTTTTAGGTACGCCAGGTGCAGGTGCCTTTCGTGTAGCTATTTCAGGTGCAAACAAAACAGCAGGTGAGTTAGAAACATTGTTAGCAGCGGCAGTAGCAACTACCACAGTGGCAACATACACATTCTAATATAATGTGTAAATTAAAAAGGGCAGTTTTTATACTGCCTTTTTTTACGACTATAAATATTGCTATGGAAGCATTATATCAATATCGAGCATACACCTTAATAGATATAACCAAAACTAACGTACTAACACAGTCAGCAGAACAACAGAAACAACGCAATCAACAACGTAATTGGGAAACAATAAATCAGTTATTAAGTTTGCGAGCACAGTTAATGGAATTTACGTATCTGCCTATGATAGCCGCTGATGTTGCAGAGTATTCGTTTGGTATTAACTATACAGGCACACATAACATTTGGTCGTTTGACTTTGCAGTTGAGCGAGAAGATGTCTATGCACTTAATCACGATAGGTATGGTACTCTTAAAGATGACTTTAAACTTGCTCCTGTTATACTTGGACTAGACGAAACTGCTCAGCCGCCACTACCATTATTCTATGCCAGCGGTGTAGATAAAAACATCTATTTTAAAACACGCAGTTAAAAATACCACGTAAGAACTAAATATTAGTTAGATGCAACACTAATCATCATGGCACATATTAAGGCATACACTAGGCTCAACGAATACGCATCGCTACTATATAAAAGAGAGCGACGATGGCAAAACCTACAGAAATCGAGAAGCAAAATTTAGAAGCACATGTCGAACTATGCGCCGTAAGGTACGGTAGCTTGGAAACTAAATTAAACAACTTGGAACAGCGCATGGATAAACTTGAGCTGCATCTGATTGATATTAAAAACAGTCTAACTGATAAAATATCAGGTGGTGATAAACAAACCATCAGTATCTTTACCACTATGATGGGTGTTATACTAGCAGGTCTCCTTGGCTTCATCTCACACAGTCTTTTTAAATAAAACTCCCCAATGTTATCCTGTAATAAATACTTTATAGGATAACATCATGAAAATTGTTGAACTTACAAACAAACTATTATTAACAATCACAAACGAAGAACATGAACTCTTAGAGCAGTTCACCGGCGATAATACTATTGCTAAAAGTCAATTAGACGAACGCGAGCAACTAATCGCAAATCAACTCACAGTCAAAGATGTACTGTTACGAACAAATGAAGCCGGCAAAATCTACTACAAAAAACGTATTGACTGAGATCGACGTTGAAAAGATACGTAGGTTTACAGAAGCAGAGTTGGCCAAACATAGTCGAGGTCCACTGCCATTCTGCTATCAACTTGGCGCAGATACACTAATCGTTGGCAAGTATAAAATAACAAAAATAACAGACAAAAACTGGCGAATAACCAAAGATAATGAACAGGTATTTGACTTTTTTAATAGAAAAGACGCTATATTTTACTGCATTGCCTTACACAAGCACAAATACGAATTAGCACAAGAAGTAAGAATTAACGATAACCTAATTGGTGTACTTGAATTTGACGCCATACTATATAGATATCGCTATAAGCAAGCACAAGAGAAGAACGACGAATGGAATATTGCATTATATTCCAATAAATATACTGAAACCATGCTTAGAATTGAAGAATCAAAGAAACAATTGAAGAAGTCTATTGTTTTGATAAATAATATTAAATAATTGCATTAGGAAGAATTAACCATGAAACTATCAGAAATGTCTCAGACATCTGCAAAAAAAATTAACAAAGTACTAGAAAGCCGTTTTGGCTTTGCTATTAACTATGACAATTTGTCTATTGCTAAAGCACAACGCTTAGGTGAAACAATATCATTAAACTTAAACAAAATCCGTCATAGTGCGGATTTTCATCGTGCAGAAACAAATCCACGTTACATGGAATTGTTAACTGTGCAAGAAGGCTTAAACACTTGGCTTACTGAGCAACATCAACAACTAAACGAAGGTGAAGTTGGTAATGCAGAAGTATTGTTAGCTGCTAAAGATATGGTTGACAGTGTTCAAGATACTATTGAGAAAGTTGGTAAAATGCAAAATGAACAACTTCCACAATTGCTTGACAGTATCCGTGACCAAATTGGTTCAGAGCAAGCTGATGCATTTAAAAACGCAGTTGGTGCAACATTAGATCAACTAATGCAAAATTTACAATCTGCACGTGAAGGTGTTGACACTGGTGTGCGTGTATTGTCGGGTGAAGCAGTTGATCAACCAATGGCTATGCCAGGCGACGATTTGGGTGCTGAATTACCTCCACCACCAGAAAGCGACTTTGATGCAGAAGAACCAGCTGATGGATTTGCGGCTACTGATGCTGCTGTTGGCGGAACTGAAACATTGGGTAGAGAATTGCGTTAATGCGTTTATGCGAATTTGCCAGTGATACCAATACTCCAGAGTTTAACCTAGTTACTGCTCTGGAGTTATTACGTCACCGTTCAGCAGATAAATCAGCTCCGGCAAAAATTAGTACACAGAGTCTTATTAATCTAGTATTAAACACAGATCGCACATTTAGCTATGATGCACTAGTTGATGCAAACGAAAACAATCCAGCAGTAAAAAATCTTATTAAAAGTTTCAATCAAGATCAAGTTATCCTTGCTCCATTAACAGGTAACGACGATAGCGATGCTACAACAACTAACACCGATGGTGTAGATCAAAATACATTCCAAGCACCAGTAGATGATGTTAGTGACATGGCAAAACGTGCCGCTAAACATCGTGGCGCACCTGTAGCACAATAACTAAAACACATTGTCCTTACTATATAAATAGTATAGTATATTAGCCACCTAAAGTTATGGGACATATATATAATTTACACTTTATTCCTGTTAAAGAAAATTCTAGTAAAGGAACAAAATGTTTAATTACAAAGGAAATGTTGTATGAGCTATTCAAAAATGGTACTTGACCATTATGAAAATCCAAGAAATGTGGGATCTTTAGACAAGGAGAATGCGCAAGTTGGGACCGGAATCGTCGGTGCCCCAGCTTGCGGATGACAGGTGACGTCATGAAGTTACAAATTCAAGTCGAAGACGGTATTATAATAGATGCAAAGTTTAAAACATATGGCTGTGGTAGTGCAATTGCTAGTTCTAGTCTAGTAACTGAACTGCTTAAAGGTATGACAATAGACGAAGCATTTACAATTAAAAATTCAGCAATAGCAGAAGAACTTGCATTGCCGCCAGTTAAAATACATTGTAGTGTCTTGGCAGAAGATGCAATTAAAGCTGCAATAAACGATTACAGGAGTAAGCAATAGTGGAAGATATTGAAAGCCCGTGTATTGGTGTTTGTCATTTAGATAATGACGTATGTCGTGGCTGTGGTAGAACAACCGACGAAGTAGTCGAATGGTACAATTATACTAACGAACAAAAACAAGCAGTGCTAGATAGGATATTCAATGATTAGTCTGACTGAGTTAGCCGCAGAGAAAATTAAGAAAAGCATTACTGCACGTGGTACAAATACACTAGGTATTAAAATTGGTGTTAAAACTGCTGGTTGTAGTGGCATGAGCTATGTACTTGAATTTGTTGATCAGCTTACGGCAGATGCTATTGAATATAAGTGTCACGATGTTAGTATTTTTACCACACCAAAAGATCTAGTCTATGTAGATGGGTTGAAAATGGATTGGCGTCGTGAAGGACTCAATGAAGGTTTTGAATTTATTAATCCTAATGCCACTGGTGAATGTGGATGTGGAGAGAGTTTTACGGTATGAAATTTCCAGTAATTGAAATCGTTGATCGTTACACTATCGCTGTAGTTAAACATAGAAAAACTAACGGTGCTAATCAAGAAGAATTAAATTTTTATCTAGAGCAGATGAAAACAGTTAATATTAATCCTATGCATGTTTTGGTTTTAGAATTAATCGAACATCATGCGTATGTTTGGTCATTGGAAGATGACTTTAAAAAGAATCGAATCGATGGCCTACCATTGGAAGAAATTGGCCGTATAGCAATAACAGTTCGAGATCAAGGATACAAGCGTACAGAACTTAAAAACGCATTAGCAGAACTAGCCGGTGATACAGTTAAGGAAATTAAACAAGATCATAGCAGTGAATAGTTTGACCTTTGAAATTTAATTATATAACTAATTCTTAATTGATATAGCCCGTTGCATAGCCAACACAATAATACTATTGATATCTGTTGCTAGTACTAAATTTTTATTGTGATTAATAATATCTATATTTTCTGCATATAACTTCTCTATTTCGTTAATTGGTTTTGCTACAAATTCGTTAATAGCATCAGTAACAGCATATAATCTTTCTGCATTATTTTCTATATCATCATAACTTTCATTAATGATATGGCCCCATGTTTTAAATCCCAACGATTTTAAATGTTTTAAACTATGGGCTGGTCCTAAATATACAAAAAAATGATTGTACAACATACTATTAAATATCTTTTCTGAAAAAAATAGTTCTGGTCCGGTATAGAATGTTTCTGTGATTATAGAAAGATACGCATCCGAAACAATGTTTTTTGGTATAGTTGTGTATTCTACACTATTGTCAAATCCCTGTATCGGTAATAAATGATCTATAGATGCCACAGCAGACTGTATTAGCTGTAAATTGTCTATATTATATAATTCGTTTGTATAATGTTTGTCTATGCATTTGTAAGCAATATATCCTTGATCACTAAATTTATTTTTAAATAATGATTGTAAAATATATCTCCTACTCAGATAATCCTTGGTACTAGCAAAGAAGAATTTTTTATTTTTATTAATAGTAAGGGGCATGCTTTCTACAGATAATTTACTCAGATATTGAAAAAAATCAATCTGCTGATAAGGAAATTTTAAAAATTCTGGACTAATTGTATATATTGCGCTATTGAACAAAATCATAGGATTTTTAATACTTTGATACCATTCATTTAACACATTGAATCTGACATCATTGATATTAATTTTATGACCAATTCCCCATAACACAATGAGACTGTGCTCATCTTTAATATTTAGATTTTTTATAAAATCGGGTAAGTTGTTGGTAGTAAAGTCGTAAATGTAATTCCAAGAAAAATTTATTTGATCTGGAATATCCAGATAAACATTATAATGATTTGCAGTATTGAATAAACTCATACATATATTTAATCTAAATTATTTGACCTTTTGCAATTAACCTTATATACTAATAGTATGCTTATACAAAAATACGACTATACACCCATCAATCGCCAGAGCGTGGATGGAAAAAGACTTTACAGTTTGCCAGATGGCAGTAAGGTTCCTTCAGTAACAACAATACTTGATGCAACTAAACCTGCCGAAGCTAAGTTAGCTTTAGAAAACTGGCGTAAGTCTGTGGGCGAACAACGAGCTCGAGAGATAACTACAGAAGCCGCTAGCCGTGGAACACGTATGCACAAATGGTTAGAAGACTATGTGCAAAACAATCGTGAGATGGGCGAACCCGGCACTAATCCCTACAGTATTCAAAGTCATAAGATGGCACAAAAGATTGTGGAAGAAGGATTAGTACACGTAGATGAAGTTTGGGGTATCGAAGTGCCGTTATATGTAGCTGGACTGTATGCTGGTACAACAGACGCTTGTGGTGTACACAAAGGCAAACCGGCTATTTTAGACTACAAACAGACTAATAAACCTAAGAAAACTGAATGGATTCAGGACTATTTCCTCCAATTATGTGCCTACGGACTAGCACATAACGAAACTCACGGAACAGACATTCGACAGGGCGTTATTCTAATGTGCAGTCAAGACTTCCAATACCAAACTTGGACAGTTGAGGGTGCCGAATGGGATTTGTGGACTGAACGTTGGTTGAAAAGAGTGGAGCAGTATTATAATCTCAGCTAAATATAAAATATAGATAGGATATTAATATGGCTGTAACCCAAATTTCCAAAATACAAATCCGCAGAGGACTGCAAGAGAATTTACCACAACTTAGTTCAGCCGAAATGGGTTGGTCAATCGACGAACAGCGTTTGTTTATTGGTAATGGTACATTAGCTGAAGGTGCTCCGATGACCGGAGTAACTGAGATACTTACTGCTCAAAGTATGTATAGTGAATTAGCCTTGATTGAATCACTAGAAGGTAATGTTGCTAATATGACAGCAAATATTACTACTATACAATCTGATATTGCTAGTCTACAGGCAAATTCAGAAATGTTTACTCAAACATTAACTGATAATACTAGTAATGCAAATATCGGCAGTGTCACAACAACTACAATATTAGAATATATTATCATTCGCGGAAGTGATACTAGATTTGGTTGGTTGAAAGGCGGATATTTAAATGGTACACCACTGTTAGATGACGAATATACCGAATCTGCTGATGTTGGAGTAACATTTGGCTTTACTGGTAATATATTTCAATATACTACTACAAATACCGGCACCGATGCAACGTTTAAATATTATGTAAAACAATTTATTTAATAAAAGGTAGTTTTACGATCTTGTAATAATGTGTAATATAGTATATACTAATATTAGGTATATAAATATCTTACCGTAGTTGGTAAAATAGTAAATACAACACAACAATCAACAATACAAATTTAGAGCAGTACTAAATTAAGAGGTTATCAAATTGAGCATCATTCAAGTAATAAAACGTAGTGGCAGTCGCGCACCGTTAGCAGTAGATAAATGGCAAGCCCAGATTGCAAAAGTATGTGCTGGAATTGCAGACGTAAGTCAATCGATGATTGAAATCAAAGCACAACCGCATTTTTATGATGGCATTAGCACACGAGAAATTGACGAAATTACACTTCGTGCTATTGTTGATCTTATCGACATTGAACACAATCCGGATATAGGGCACACAAACTATCAATACGTAGCAGGTAAGCAACGCCTAAGTATGTTGCGTAAAGATGTCTACGGCGACTACGAAGTTCCTCGTCTATACGAAATTGTCAAAAAGAATGTAGCAACGGGCCTGTATACTAATGAACTACTTGAATGGTACTCAGAAGAAGAATGGGACAAAATGGATTCGTTTGTTGACCATACTAAAGATGAAACCTATTCATATGCGGCTATCGAACAGCTAATTGAAAAATATCTAGTACGCAATCGTGCTACTAAACAGATTTACGAAACTCCGCAGATACGTTATATAGTTGCGGCAGCAACAGTATTCCATAAAGAAGAACCTAACAGCGCACGTATGCGTTTTATCAAAGAATACTATAATTGCGCTAGTGACAGTTTGTTTACCCTAGCAACGCCTGTTCTCGCCGGCCTAGGCACACCAACTAAACAATTTAGTTCATGTGTATTGATTAAAGCAGATGATGACCTAGATAGTATTTTTGCATCGGGCGAAATGATGGCCAAGTATGCTAGTAAACGTGCTGGCATTGGTTTAGAAATTGGTCGCTTACGTAGTCTAGGTTCACCTATCCGTGGCGGCGAAATACAACATACTGGTATGATTCCATTCTTGAAGAAATGGTTTGGCGATTTACGTTCATGTTCACAAGGTGGTATACGAAATGCGAGTGCTACAGTCTTTTATCCAATTTGGCATCACCAGTTTGATGATCTTATTGTGCTTAAAAACAATCAGGGTACAGAAGAAACAAGAGTTAGACACATGGACTACGGTGTTGTCCTGTCAGCTTTCTTTTGGAGACGATTTAAAAACAAAGAACAAATAACATTCTTTGATCCTAACGAAGTACCTGACTTATACGAAGCCTTCTACAAAGATACCGCTCTATTTGAAGAGCTCTATGTCAAGTATGAACGTCGTAAAGATTTACGTAAGAAAACAATGTCAGCTGAAGAAGTATTCAAAGGCGGCATCTTAAAAGAACGTACAGATACAGGTCGTATCTATCTAGTGTTTATTGATAACGTTATGAAGCAAGGACCATTTGATCCAGAATATCATACCATCTATCAAAGTAATCTGTGTTGCGAGATTTTACTACCCACTAAGCCATTCAAACGCTTAGATGATCCAACTGGTCGCATTGCCCTGTGTACACTTGGTAGTATAAATTGGGGTGCTTTCCGCAATCCAGAAGATATGCGTCGTGCTTGCCGTATCTTACAACGTAGCTTATGTAACATCTTAGACTATCAAGATTTCTTAAGCATACAAAGCCAGTTGTCAAACGATGAACTACAACCCCTGGGCATTGGTATTACTAATTTGGCCTACTGGCATGCTAAACGTAGCCTACAGTACGGTGACAGCGATGCCTTACAAGAAGTTAAAAGTTGGATGGAACATCAGGCTTTCTACTTAACAGAAGCCACAGTTGAACTAGCTCGAGAGCGCGGTCCATGTTTAGATTCAGCAAAAACACGTTACGGTCAAGGACAGTTTCCGTGGGAGAATCGTGCCGCTGGTGTTAATGAACTTGCCGACTTTACTCCTACCCGTGAACTTGATTGGGAACAGTTACGCAGTGACATGAGATCATATGGTGTGCGTAATGCTACTTTAATGGCTATTGCTCCTGTGGAGTCAAGTAGTGTTGTTATTAATTCAACTAATGGTATTGAAATGCCTATGAGTTTGATTTCAGTTAAAGAATCTAAAGCAGGCAGTTTTACACAGGTTGTACCGGAATATCACAAGTTAAAGAATAAATATCAACTCATGTGGGAACAAAAGGACTGTGATGGTTACTTAAAAACTGCGGCAGTATTAGCGGCTTACGTAGACCAAAGTATCAGTACTAACACATTCTACAATCCGGCACACTTTGCGGATCGTAAAGTTCCAACTACGCTGATTGCTAAAAACTTAATGCAGGCACAGCTATGGGGATTGAAAACATTCTACTATAGTTTAATTAACAAACAAGGCAGTAAGATGGCAGCAGAAGTAGCGCCAACAATGGCACCAATAAATTATGACACTGAAGAGGACTGCGAAAGCTGCAAATTATAAATGAGTAAAGCACAATATAACCTAAGTACTAAAACAAACTACTTAAATCGTAAGATGTTCCTTGACCCTGCGGGACCTGTAACAGTACAACGTTTTGAAGAAGTTAAGTATAATAAGATTGCAGACTACGAAGCTACCGCACGTGGGTTCTTTTGGCAACCAGAAGAAGTTAGTTTGAGCAAAGATGCCAGCGACTTTAAGGGTGCTAGTGATGCAGTTAAGCATATCTTTACTAGTAATTTGCTACGCCAAACAGCTTTAGATAGTTTACAGGGTCGTGCACCTAATCAGGTATTTGGCCCAGTGGTCAGTTTACCAGAATTAGAAGCACTTATCAGTAACTGGAGTTTCTTTGAAACTAACATTCACAGTAAGAGTTACAGCCATATTATTCGTAACATCTATAATGTACCTAAAGATGTATTCAATACTATACATGACACTGAAGAGATTGTAGGTATGGCCAGTACTATTGGCAACTACTATGATAAGTTACATGTAATTAACTGTCGCAAAGAGATGGGCGAAGATGTTAGCGAAACAGAACACATCAAAGCCATATGGTTAGCTCTACATGCTAGTTACGGCCTAGAAGCATTCCGCTTTATGGTATCATTTGCTACTAGTCTAGCAATGGTGGAAAATCGTATCTTTATTGGTAACGGTAATATTATTAGTTTAATCTTACAAGACGAACTACTACACAAAGAATGGACTGCGTTTTTAATCAATCAAGTGATTAAAGAAGATCCACGTTTTGCTGCAATTAAAGCAGAGTGTGAAGAAGAAGTATATCAAATGTACTTGGACGTTATCCGCGAAGAGAAGGCTTGGGCTGATTATTTGTTCAAAATGGGCCCAGTTATTGGCTTAAACGCTAATATTTTGAAGGATTTTATCGATTATACAGCCGTAGATGCACTAAAACAAATTGGTATACGTTACACTAGCCCTGCGCCTAAATCAACTCCTATTCCTTGGTTTAACAAGCACAGTGATACTAGCAAGAAACAAACAGCACTTCAAGAGTCAGAATCAACTAACTACGTAATTGGCGTAATGAGTGATGAGATGAACTACGACGATTTACCAACACTATAATAAAAGGAGCCAATATGTTAACTGTGTATTCAAAAGATTCCTGCCCATTCTGCGAGCAGGCAAAGAATTTATTAACAATGAAAAAGATTGCGTTTGAAGTAATTAAAATCGATGAGGATTTAGACGCACGCGAGTTTATTATGAGTGAAGGTCATCGTACAGTACCGCAGATTTATCGTGACGGTAAACTGTTTGTATCAGGTGGCTATCAAGGCTTACAAAAATTAACCAACGAACAACTAAACGAAATGTTAGGGGAAACAAGTGCTAGTAACTAATAAGTACGACAAGGATACACTAGTATCATTTAAATTAGTAAATGGTGATGAAGTTATTGCCAAAGTGTTAGAAGAAACTGCTGATGAATTCATTGTATCTAAACCAATGATTGTAGTGCCAAGTCCACAGGGCATTGGCTTGATGCAGAGCCTATTTACATCTGAGTTAAATAAGAGTATACACATTGATAGACGTCACGTCATGCTACACGCACAAACTAGCGGGGCATTAGTAAATCACTATATACAAACAACAACGGGTATTGAGCCAGCTGGTGCTGGTGGTATTATAACTTAGGATCGAGCATGGCAGAACATGATATTAGTTTAGTAACTGCAAAGGCCGGCAGTGTTATAGCAGAGAACATGAAAGTTTCTCTAGCTACTGCCGCTGGAGCACTTACTCCTAGTACTATTACTGCTATGGTTGGAATAGCCAAAAGCGAGGCGTTAACTCTTGCACCAACTGTGACTGGTGCCATGGCTAATATGGACAGTCAAATTACTGCATTAATAGCAGCTAATACTGCTCCTAGTTTGGCGCTGGCAGCAAGAATTACATCAGCAAAAGCAAATCTAACAGCATTACAATCTCAGATTCTACCTCCAGGAAATCATGCGGCATTTGGTCAAATCTTAAATCAAGCGCAGGGACACATTGCCGATTCGCAAGAGTTAAAAAAAGCAACTGATTTTATATCAAATACATCATTTAGTGATTTTGGCACAGGCATCACCAACATGAGCTCTATGGCCACACAGGGGTTAGATGGAGCACTTGGTAATTTGGGCAATGCCGCTAAGGCATTTGAAGCCGCTGGGCCAGCATTTGATTTAAAGGATATGTCAAAGTTTGGTACATCAGCTGGACTTATTGATAAATTAAACAGTGTAAAATTAGGCAACGCTAGTGGAATAAATGGCGCAATTGCTGGCGCTGGGTTAGATTTAAGTATGCCCGAACACAAAGCGCAGGTTGATAAAATTATGGGTTCTATCACAGATCCTAAAGTTATATCCACTGTTACTGAACAGTTAGGCATTAGTCCAGGCGGGTCAATTGCTAGTCTTAAAGACCTAACTGATTTAAGTAAACTAGCACCTTCTGGTTCTGGATTAACTGCGGCTAATTTACCCGATATGAGTGCAATGGCCAGCAAGTTTAGCGATATGGGTGCAAAATTTACAAGTCCAGCCGCCGCGGCAAGTATGTTAAATGGAATCGAAATACCATCTATTCCTAACTTAGAAGCGGCCGCCCCCTCACTAAGTGGATTAATGAGCGGTATGTCAACAGATATAGGAAATATGACAGGCACTGCATCGGGCTTATCTGCTCTTAACGGAGCAAATGGATTACCTAATATATCAGATTTTACTCATGCTGTGAGTGGTGGTCCTGAATTAGCGGCAATTAATGCCGCAGGTGCTATTACTGATGAACATATTACAGCACTTGAAGATTCGCTGGCTAAATCACAAGGACTTATGACATCAGCAGGAATTGATCTAGCTGTACCACCAATGCCAAGTCTAGGTAGTGCAATGAGCTTTGCAACAAATCTACACAAAATTGGCGCTGACACATCTGGCTCTGGTATCACTGATGCGCTTAAAAACATGGCCAACACCGCAAGTGCTAGTGGTGATGCTATTGTAGCAAGTTTGGCAGAAGGTAAAAATAAAGCCTTAATGATGGCCCAGGGTATTTCCCCACTAAAATTTGGCAGTTAGCAATGATACTAAATCCTATTGTTGAGTATGCAAGTATTTCAAAATGGGTAGCCGGACTGATTAACAAAAGCATTACTCCACACAACTTTGTCAGGCAACTTGGCAAACATCTTAATAAACATCATTCAATTAAAGTTGATTACTATCGCGGAGACGATAGTATACTTTCACCGGGAGATTTTACAATTGGCGCAGAGTACGATCCATCCTTAGATGAAGAGAGACGAAAGCAATTCAAACTAACACTTATAATTAATCAACCTAAAAAATCACCGTGGCTCATTACAGGCAAGATAGCGGACGATATCACACTCGAATTAGTTGAAGCATTAGTGCATGAATATAGACATCAACATCAATATAGAAGTCGTCGCTTTATGATGAATAGGGGATATGTTAACAAGCATAGTAATAATACAACAAATGATCAAGAATATCTAGGCATGCCTGATGAGATAGATGCCTATGCCGCAAATATTGCTGCTAGATTTTATATTTTAAAATACAAGTTAAATACAATTGAACCGATAGTAAGTTTGGATTTAGATCATTACCGTCGAACATTTGGAAATAATCATTTAGTAATGCGCAAATTATTAAAAAAGATTGCGCAAAATATATCTTATCTTAAGGCACACGACAATGGCAAAATCCGAAAAAGAAGTAAGTGTAGAGTCCGTAGACGACCACGTTAATATGGCAGAAGATGCTGATGTTTACGTGTTTGCAGTTAAAGCAGATGGTACTGCTAAGTTTGTAATGATACCAGAGTCTGATATTGGTGCAGTGCATTCAAACATTAAACTGATATTTGAAATACTTGGTATGGATGCAGATGTGTTAGAAACGCATACGTTACAATAAGTAGTCACTGTATCTAAGAAGAAACATTGTTTGTAATTGATCATCCCAAAAGTCTAAACGAATGGTATTAGCATGTTCCCAATCATCTTGATTATAATCTCTATGCTCACGCACAGTGAATCCTAACGTAGTACGTAATCGCCAACTGATTAGTACAGTAGCCTGACCATAATCCTCTATAATTTTATTTCTAAGATTATTCCAATTTTTATGCGATAGTGTAAGTGTTTTGGTCATGCCCACCTCAATACAAATAAAGTTAATTGTTCGTCAGTTTCAAATTCTAAAGTCATACCCTGTTGGTGTAACCTACCTCTAGGTAAGTTATCATCCATCCATGTGTAGATTTCTGGTTCATGCTTTAGCCAATAACTGATGTCGGCAATAACAAGATAGTGCCATGGCATTTCATCATCAAACGGACCTGAGGCTATAAACTTGCGACCATTTGCTCCATCTAATATACTCACATCCACCTCATTATAAACATTGACGCATCTTTTTCTGTGTCAAAGTATATGTCATAATAGCTGACATCCGGGCTCAGACCAATCCTACAATGATAAGCATCTTCAAATTGAGTCTGATTAATATCGCCGACATCTTGTAAAGCAAGTGCGGCATTATGTACAGCATTGACTGGTATCAGCATGCTATCCGCCAAACTTTAATATAAACATTGTAGCCCACTGCTCATCTTCTATTTCTATAGTTCTATCATTGTTATAATATCGCCAACCTAACCCGCCTGATTGATTGTGCAGAACATACTTACGTGGACCAACATTATTCTCTAACCATGTAACCCGGTCTTGAATATTTCCGTAACTTAAATGTCTGATGGGAATAATCATTTGGTAAAAACGTAGACGCCTTCGAACTTTTCACGCCCTGCTACTTTATCATTACCAACACCTGGTCGTGTGTTTAACATCATTTTGATAGTTTGTTTATATTTGAAGCCTAACTTCTCAGCAGTTTCAATCCAACGCTCGCATACTTTAAATTCTGTTTTACCACCTATTTTATAGTCGGCAATATTTGTAGCAAACACACCATCACTGTTTAATCCCTTGTGTATGTTCTGCATAGTAGGTACTACATAGCCCTCAAACCATTCATCTAACGTATTAAACTGATTCATGCACTGTGTGGGTTCGTCACTGTACTTCTCTAAGTTAAAGTATGGTGGACTACTAAAGGCTAGATCTACGTCCTCCGGTTGGTACACTTCGCTGACATTCTTATGCAACTGGCCTCGACGTCCTATACTATCATAGATACAGTCGTTTAGGTAGTGCAGGTATTCAATTGTTTCTGTATTAGGATCTACAGCAGTGTAGTTATAGCTCATGTTACTACCACTGATACCCAATAGCCTGCCGCCATATCCAGCACTGTAGTCATAGACGTTACCCCATAAGACAGGACAAAGATACTCAACAATAGCACGAGCATTCTGCGGCTTAAAGTTTTGAATATTTTCTCCTGTGACTAATTCTAGTGCCCGTCTAAGAGCAGTAGGACTCGCAAGATTATCGCCAGTCCTAAACTCAAAACATATCCTAATAGCTCGACGAAGCTTAGTGTCATCTAAAAATCTATCCTTTAAACTGTTACTACCGCGTCCTTTGGGTTCAGCAGTCATCATATTAGGAAAGCAAAAACGATTGATACTCTGTCCTTGATTGTTACCTAGACCAATAGTTGCTTGCCCATTCAATCCTTCAACTTCGTTGTAACCGGCATTCTTTAATGTACGTATAGCAGTGTACAGACCCTGTTCTGTGTAGTAGTTAATAGGCACAATGTTAACGGAGCGATAGATGTTGTAGACTTCTTCGATGACCTGCTCAGGTGCTTGCTCATATCGTTGTTTGGTGTATTCTGCCAACTGGTCCGCTACTGCTTCGTAGCAGGTAAACACATCTAACCCTTGTAATAGAGCGTGTGTATGGTAATTGTCTGTACCCCAGGTACTATGTAAGTTTGCTATTCCTATCATCGTGCCCACCTCAATGAAAACATTAATGCATGTGCAGGATCACGAAAGTTAAATTCAATATGATTCCATCTGCCGTTTACATACCACTCACGCAATTCGGTAGGTAATTTAAATGTTTCAACACACCATTTGTATTCTTCTGTTTGGGTCATGTTATAGTCCACTGGTAGCATATTTAAGTTTAGTTGAACTCGTGTATATTTGTACATTATTCGTGTTTTAGATAAAAGTAAGTTATGTATTCTTCTGCTTCTTGTCTTCGACGCAGGTCCCAATGCCAGGTATCGTAGCTCATTCGGCGCACACCACGACGATTATCAAGTTCGTGTACCATATCATTAATAGTAGCACTCCAATTCAGAGCATTTTCAACAGTGTCAGTATGTTCAACACTCATTACTAAATGCCCACCATCTTGATCTAATAGGATTTTCATACTGTTATTATATACTCAGTTAATGAAAAAGTCAATGGAATATTTTGGTTGACTTTTTGGTAAAATGGCTGTATAATAGCACTTATACACTAAAGCAATGGAGCACACAATGACATACACATTTGATGAAAACTTAGTTAGCGACCTGCACAAAGATGCACGTGGTTCACGCCCAGATGAATACTTTTGGGAAGAATGGACCAACATTGATGCTGCTGGCAAACAGTCGATTTGGGAACGTTTATTGGGTGAACTTGATGTTGCTATCGTTGAAGAACAAACCCGTGAACAATTAGCAATTGCTAGTTTTGAAAAACACGTTGCTTCGTTGGGATCAATCAGCAACTCACGTAAACAATCTATTAGATGGATTGTTGAAGGGTTGGCTCTTACGGATTCAGATAAAATGTATGGTGGTGATTATATCTGCTACAAGTTAGGTCTACCATACAGTTATGCTAAAGAATTTGATGAAGTATTGCAGGAATTAGCACTTTTTAGTTGACTTTTTGGTAAATTGACTGTATAATGCTATACATACACTAACAACACAGGAGCAATAAATGAACGCTAAACAAATTACTACTGCTTTAATTCAAGGTACTTTTACCAACGAAGAATTAGCCAGCATTATTGATGCTGTTAAGTATGCTCGTTTGAACTTAGGCAAAGCAACTAAACGTAGCTTGTCTGTTGGTGACAAAGTTCGTTTTGCTAGCTCACGTAGCGGCCAAACAATTACAGGTACAGTGCGCAAACTTGCTATTAAAAATATTGTTGTAGATACTCCGCTAGGCGCATATCGTGTACCAGCTAGTATGTTGGAGGCAGTATAATGAACATTGACGATATGATTATTACTAATAATATCAGTCAGGCAATCTTTGATGCTGATATCGCAATTCAAGGTGAGGACACTGCTATTACCAACTGCATCAATTGGCTGGAAGAGTTTGAGTTTAATAATGTTGAATTAGAAATGATGTCACAGGCTATTTTAGTAATTTTACGCGAACGCGATAACAAGGAGCAATAAAATGGCAGGCAAAGCAACTTCGGTATACCTAACAGTATCAGTTAAAGAAACACACAAGACAGCATTCCATAAACAATTCTTTAATATGACTGGGTTAAATCAATACGTTGCTACTGACGAATTTAAAGAAAAGTATCCTACTACTGAATTTTACATTACCAAAGAAACATATTGACTTACAACAAAAAGGACTGTATACTATGTTAAACACTAACACAATGGAACAAGCAATGGTTAATACACTTTATTCGATGCAAAATGCTTTTGTAAAACGCAAGTTTGACCCAACTAAGAAAGCAGACTTGGCAGTTTACAAACAGTTTATCACAACTGGCTCATGGGGTGATGCTCCTTGTCCGTTTGAACTCGAATGGCCTGCGCTGAATATTCCTAGTATGATTGAGCGTAAGATTTCGGAATACACTGTGCGCAATATTTAAACCTAGTATCGACTAACCAAAGGCTCTTCGGAGCCTTTTATTTTGGCTATAAATATTATATTAGGAACCAATAATGGCGTCATACTCACTAACTGCTACCAACACAAGTCAACAGAGCCCTGTACTTAAGAAGGGAGTTATTATATTGTATTCATCGGTATCAATTTATTTTGTAGTAGGTGAAAATCCTGTAGTTGATCCTAACAAGTGCGCACTGCTACGTGCCGGCGAGAGTAGAGAACTGCGTTTTCCTGTTAAGTGTAGTCGTATTGCTGTGCAGGCAGTCAGCACACCCGGAGCAGTAACTATAACTGAACAAGCTGGCGGAGTAAAAGCTAGCTGTACAGCATAAGATTAACTAAATACACTAAAGAGAATAGTTATGTCAGCAAACGGAATATCAACTTTACTAACCAAAGAACTACGCCAGAAGGCTAAATTAGATTTGGCAGCAACTGATCGTGCTGCCGACGGCAATCCTCGTGCTACTTACGATCTAACCTTATTGCCAACACAATATAACGGGAATGTTATTATTGATAATCCCAATGCAGGTGGGTTAGTTACTGGTCGTCCTTGGATTGAAACAGTGTCGACATTTACATTCTACGAAGCATTTGGCACTACTACAACAATATCAACTACAAAATTTGTTAGTGGTAATAAAATTTACGCAGAATCATCAACCTATGATGTTCCAAGTTATCAAAACGCTCGCATAGTTGTTAACGACATTCAAGTTGCTAACACTGCGCTACGTGGTCATACATTAGTAGTATTAGATTCATATGGCGATGTTGTCGCAGGACCTACCCAATATGATACCTGGGACCTAGCTGGTGCACCGGGTGCTCGTGCTGCTCTTGCCAGTGCATTAAGTTCAGTAGCCAGCGGCCGCATTGCGGTGTTAGTATCGTACGATGCAACAGGACTAGATGCCGGCATACGTTCAGCGATTAATACCGGTTACGGATCTACTAACAGTAATACTTGGGTATCTACTAGAGCTAGCCATATCTTTATTGGTGAGAAGGTTTAGGTAAATACATATTATGAAGATAGCAGAATTATTCAAACACATGATTGACTTGTTGGCGCAAGAAGAAGCTCAAGGCGACCAATCACAGGAAAATGGTTCCGATGATACTGGAATGATGGTACCTCCATTACAGCAAAAAATAGAACTGCACAAAAAAGCACACGGTTTGGATAATGTCTATGATCAATCCAATGACGGCACACCCGATGAGCTTACTATTATCAAACGTAACGCAGGTATAGCGTCAATTACTACTCCAGACGAAGACGAACCGTTTGAAGGATAAGGAGTAATCCGTGTCCTTTACCCAAGATTTATTTACCCAAAGACGAAATTTTGAAGATGGCAATACCCGTATAGGTCAACTTGACCGTATTTGGTATGACGAACATCGTAATGCCTTTTACATCGGTGATGGAACAACACCAGGTGGTAGATTAATTGGCGGAGGCGGTGGTGCTGGTCTTGGATACAATACCAAACTAATCACCACAGCTAGTTATACAGTTATACAAGATGACTATTACGTTGGCGTCAACTATGCTGGTACCTGTACTATTACTCTACCGGTAAGCACCAATGGTGATAAAGTTGTAATTAAAGATGAAAGTGGATTAGCCAGTGTAAATCATATTATACTTGCTGGCAATGTTGACAATGATCTGGGTGGTGCTGTCCTAGCTATGGACAATGGAGCCATCCATATGATATACCGTGATGGGTGGAGAATAATCTAATGACATATTTGTTTTCGAGTAATGTAGAAGTAAGCAACGATATTGGCAATCCGTTGCCTATTACAGTAACCAACACCAACGGTAACATAGTAAGTTTGGCAAATCCATTTCCAGTAACCTTGGGTAGCAATAGTATACAGATTATTGGTAATGTATCAATACCAACTACAGTAAACGTAGCATCAAGTCCGGACGATCCGGTACATACACATATTACAGAAATTGGTACCAGTGGCAATCTATTAGCATTAGGCATTAATTATATGCCCATCGGCGGTAACGTCGGCATAATAGGCAATGTAACTGTTCTACAAGGTACTAATCCGTGGACTGTGAATGGTAGTGTTGGAATTACCAGCATTGGTAATATTGATATAGGTAATACTAGTTTGCCTGTCAGGATCCAAGGTAACGTAAATGTAAATCCAATTTCAGTTACAGGTATAACGTCAAACGTAAACGTCAATCCACTTTCTGCCACAGTGTCGGGTAACATCGGTATACTAAACACCAATGGTAATATAGTAAGTAACACTAATCCATTCCCAGTAACTGGCAATTTAACTGCTACTATAACCGGAACTAGTACAGTAACACTAGGCACAGGATCAACAGATGCCTTTGGCAGACTGCGTACTAGCCAACCGTACACATTGTTTGACAGTAGAGCAAGATACTACGATCATAATGACTTCAGTAACGTTAATGTCACTGGCGGAACAGTAGTTTATGACACCAACAGTTCCACGTTTCGATTGAATGTAACTGCCGCCAATGGTTCTAGCGTTATAAGAGAAACAAAACGAGTGTTTCCTTATCAACCAGGTAAGAGTCTGTTAGTGTTAGCAACTTTCTGTATGAACACACCTAAAACTAATCTACGTCAGCGTGTGGGCTATTTTACTACCAATAACGGTGTATACTTTGAAAACGACGGAACCTACAACTATCTGGTAATAAGAAGTTATAGTAGTGGTGCGTTGGTTGAGGATAGAGTAAGACAAGATGCATGGGACAATCCATTTGCCGCATTAAATGTAGACAGAACACAGATTTTTTGGATAGATGTAGAATGGTTAGGTGTAGGATCTGTTCGTTGCGGATTTGTTATTAATGGTGCTTACGTGCTGTGTCATACGTTTCATCATGCTAACATTATAGGCAATACTACTACATATATGACTACTGCAACATTGCCTGTACGGTATGAGATAACAAATACAGCAGCCACTGCTGGCACGAGTATGATGCGTCAAATCTGTTCTACAGTTATCAGTGAAGGAGGATACAATGCCTTTACCTACAGCGAAACCGCAGGACGAGGTACTTCAGTATTAAGATTAGCAACAGCAGGAACATATTATCCCGTAGTCAGTATTAGATTGGCTAGTACAAGATTAGATGCTATTGTGTTGCCGAGACAGGTTGATGTTCTTAGTCCCACTGTAAACTACTATCGTTGGAAGTTGGTGCTAAATCCTACCCTAACTGGTGCTACCTGGGCCGGAACTAGTACTTCGGGAACTATCGAATACGACACAGCTGCTACTGCTATATCAGGCGGCACGGAACTACAGGCTGGCTATGTCAGCAGTAGAGAATTATCAGAGTTAGGAGCAGATGCTTTTGCCTTCCAATTAGGCAGAACACTAGCAGGAGTTAGCGATATAGTCACACTGGCCATGGCAGCAACATCAAACAACGCAGACGTGCTAGCGCAAATAGGCTGGCAAGAGATTACATAAGATAATATCAACACTTAACCAAAACTCTTGACTATTATAAACTACCATGTTAAACTATCAGTTACAACTCAATAAATAATTAACTATGTTATTTGGATTATTCATCTTAGCGGTGGCTTTAAGTATTTCAGCCGTGGCCGCATACTATTCCATAGCTGGATTAACAGCTATATTTGCCGCGGCTGTAGTGCCTATTATCATTATGGGTGCTGTACTAGAAGTAGGTAAAATTGCCGCTACTGTATGGCTACACAAGTTTTGGCATCGTGCTAACATACAGTTTAAACTTTATCTTGTTCCTGCCATTTTAGTGCTGATGCTGATTACCAGCATGGGTATCTTTGGTTTCTTATCTAAGGCACACATGGATCAAAACATTACGGTGGGCGATAGTGCCGCTCAAGTGCAGATCTTAGATGAAAAGATTAAAACAGAACAGGATAATATCAGCGTAAACAAACGAGCCCTACAACAAATGGATGCGCAAGTAGACCAAATGTTGGGTCGCACCACAGATGACCGGGGTGCTAATCGTGCTGTGCAAATACGCAAGAATCAAGCTCGAGAACGTAAATCATTACAAGCAGATATCACTGCCGCACAAAAGAATATATCAGCACTGCAAGCAGAACGTGCTCCACTGGCTGCGCAGAATCGTAAAATTGAAGCAGAAGTAGGACCTATCAAGTACATAGCCGCACTGATCTACGGTGATAATCCTAACGCAGACTTACTAGAACGTGCTGTCCGTTGGGTTATTATCTTACTGGTATTTGTATTTGACCCATTGGCACTTATATTAATCTTAGCCGCAGAGCAAACTCTTATGTGGGCTAGAGAGGACAAGCGTAAGAAAGAAGATGAATACGAACTAGATGATGGCCCGTTAACTGACGAAGAAATTAGCACAATAACTGCCACCGCTGACGTAGAAGACGTTGAAATGACTGAGAAGTTGTTTGACACCGAAGAAGAATTCTTTGCCCATGGTAAGGAAATAGCTCGAGAACTTGATGCTCAAGAAGATCGTTTACCTGATAACTATGCTAGTACACAAGCATATTTGCATACTCCATGGGTGTGGCCTGAACGTACTACAAATGAAGGACTAGTACCTAAACAACCTATAGTTGAAGATCCTTTAGATATTCCTATACCAGAAGGTGAAGAAATGTGGGCTCAAGAGGCTATTGACACTGACACTAGTAAACAGGACCTAGACAACGCTATTAGTTTAATTGCAGAAATGCAGTCTAAATTAGATGTACTACAAGCAGAGCACGATGCTAAACACGAAGAATTGGCGCAGATTAAATCAGTTGATCCAGTTACCCTAACAGACCATTTGGGCAATCCAATTGCCACATATTATCCACCAGTTCAACAGCAGGTAGTAGTACCAGATTTAAGTATCAATGCTGAACTTGATGGTAATAGTGTAAGTGCTGGATTTGGTACAACCTTTCCAAAAAATCCAACCAAAGGTGATTTGTACCTAAGAGTTGATTATTTGCCTAGCAAACTATACAAATGGAATGATATCAAATGGATTGAAGTAGATAAAACTACTACAGATGTATATTCATATGATGTAGAATACATTAAACACCTAACTAATAAAATAGCATCTGGCGAGTATGATGTAGATCTGCTTACACCGGCAGAGCAAGAACAAATTCAACAGTATATTAAAAATAACCCTCAATAACAACGCATATAAATACATTTCAATAAGGAAGATAGTAATCAATGGCACAACACGATTCAATGGTAAGAGGTAATACAGTTTACGTTAAAAATGATAACGTAGAACAGGCAATGCGCAAATTCAAAAAGAACATACAGGACAGTGGACTAATATTAGATCTACGTGCCCGTGAGTCTTATGAAAAACCAACACTTAAACGCAAACGCAAAGCGGCTGCGGCTAAACAACGTTGGAAAAAGAAATTATCCAGTCAAATGCTCCCAGCAAAACTATACTAGTAATATCCGATGAATGTTTTAATTTTTGCTGACAATAGATTTCAAGCAAAACGATTAGGCATACTTCGCGCACCTGGCGCACACCGAATAGCAACACATCTACGTGAACAAGATATTAATACAGAAGTAATTGATTTCTATCTTGATTGGACCCAGGACGAAATTAAACAAATAATTGATTTAACAGTAAACAATCAAACACTGTTTGTTGGTTTTAGCTGTTCATTGATGTTTGATGGTGTTAGTGAATTTGCCTACATTAGAGATTATATTCGTTCTCGTTATCCCTCAGTTGCAATTGTAATTGGTGGATATGGTACAACACAAAAAGGTTTTGACAATGCAGACTACTATCTTGAAGGATACAGTGAGTATGCGGTAACTGCATTAGTTAATCATCTCAAAGATTCAACAAATGAATTAAAATTTAATGTTGATGACGCTGGTAGAAAAATAATCTACACAAAAGATTTATATCCAGTAAACAAACTAACCTCACTAAGAATAAACTACACACCGTCCGACTTTATACAAGGTGCAGAAACCCTGTCACTTGAAACTGCCCGTGGTTGTATTTTTAAATGTAAGTTTTGTTCATTTCAACTGCTGGGTAAAAAGAAAGTTGACTATCTCAGAGACCCCGACGAAATACGCGATGAATTAATTCACAACTATGAACAGTACGGTACAACAAAATACATTGTAACTGAAGATACATTCAACGACTCTAGTGATAAAGTTGACATGCTGTATAATATTACACAGTCACTACCATTTAAATTAAAACTTATGGGCTATATGCGAGCAGATTTGCTGGCCGCCCGACCACAAGACATTCCAAAATTAATGGCATCTGGATTTGATAGTATGCACTTTGGCATCGAAACATTCAATGATCGAGCAGGGCAAGCCATTGGCAAAGGTATGTCTGCTGTTAAATTAAAAGAAACATTAGTTAAGTTAAAGAAAGATTACCCACAATTATATGTGAATGGTACATTTATTGTAGGGTTACCTGGAGAATCAGAATCAGACATTAGGGAAACAGCACAATGGCTCATTGATTCTAAAGCAATTGATTTTTGGACATTCAATCCATTAATGATTCCAAAAAAGAACAAGTTAATATATAGTTCAGAGTTTACTGATAATTATTTGATGTACGGTTACACTAAACTAAACGACGCTGAAGTTGACTTGGGTATGCAAACTAATCCAACCTTGTTGTATGGTTCTAAATTATTACCCTATATGGTATTATGGAAAAATAATTACTTTGATTACTTTGATGCTGCAATATTATCAAATAATATTAATCAGGCAGCTAACGCATTTAAGAAAGTAGATGCATGGACAACATTTGCTATTGCTGGCTTAGGGCATAATCTTGATCAGGTACAGCAATACAGTTATAATGGTGATAATCCGCTTGATCAAGAGTTAATTAACCAGCAGACCACTGATTTTATCAACAATTATAAAATTAATAAATTAAACTGGTTGACAACTAATGTAGTATAGTGTATTATGATAAATAGTTATGTAGATGCCTAATTAGGGTCTACAACTATTACTTGCTTTTTATAAGGAGAAAACAATGAGCAAAAATACAATCATAGGCATTGACTTAGGCACCACTAATTCTTGTGTGGCCATTCTTGAAAATAACAAATCACGTGTAATTGAAAATAACGAAGGTGCTCGTACTACACCAAGTATCGTTGCTTATGGCGATGAAATTATTGTAGGTGCTAGTGCTAAACGTCAAGCAGTTACAAATCCAAAAAACACAATTTACGCCAGCAAACGACTTATTGGTCGCAAGTTTGACGAATCAGCAGTACAAAAAGACATTGACCTAATGCCCTACAAGATCGTTAAAAACGAAAATGGTGATGCTTGGGTAGAAGTAAATGGCAATAAATTAGCACCTCCACAAATTTCAGCAGAAGTATTGCGCAAAATGAAATTGACAGCAGAGGACTATTTAGGTTATGAAGTAACTCAAGCAGTTATTACAGTACCTGCTTATTTCAACGACAGCCAACGTCAAGCAACTAAAGATGCAGGCCGTATTGCAGGACTAGAAGTATTGCGTATTATCAATGAACCAACTGCGGCGGCATTGGCATTTGGTTGTGATAAGGGCGATAAAAAAGACCGTAAGATTGCTGTGTACGACCTAGGTGGAGGTACATTTGATATTAGTATTATCGAAATCAGTGATATCGACGGCGAAAAACAATTTGAAGTATTGTCAACTAACGGTGATACATTCCTTGGTGGTGAAGACTTTGACCAACGTGTAATGGAATACTTGGTTGATGAGTTTAAGAAAGAGTCCGGCATTGACTTAAAACAAGATATGCTTGCTCTACAACGTCTTAAAGAATCAGCTGAAAAAGCTAAAATTGAATTGTCAAGTTCAACACAAACAGACGTAAACTTACCTTACATCACTGCTGATGCTACTGGTCCTAAACACTTGTCAGTTAAACTAACACGTGCTAAGTTTGAAAGTTTAGTTGAAGATTTAATTAAACGTTCAATTGACCCATGTAAAATTGCAGTTAAAGACTCTGGTATTGCAGTCGGCGACATCGATGATGTTATCCTAGTCGGCGGTCAAACACGTATGCCTAAAGTACAAGAAGCTGTTGAAGCATTCTTCGGTAAGGCTCCGCGTAAAGACGTTAACCCAGACGAAGCTGTGGCAGTTGGTGCGGCTATCCAGGGTGCAGTATTAGGTGGTGACAAAACTGATGTATTATTACTTGACGTAACTCCGCTATCATTGGGTATTGAAACAATGGGTGGTATTATGACCAAGCTGATTAAGAAAAATACAACCATCCCAACTAAAGCAAGCCAAGTGTTCTCTACAGCAGAGGACAATCAACCAGCGGTTACTGTTATGGTAGCACAGGGTGAGCGTGAGTTTGTTAAGGACAATAAAGTACTTGGGCAGTTTAATTTGGAAGGTATTGAACCACAACGTCGTGGTCAGCCACAAATTGAAATTACTCTTGACATTGATGCTAATGGTATCTTAAAAGTAAGTGCTAAAGATAAAGCAACTGGCAAAGAAAACAAGATTACTATCAAAGCTAACTCAGGTCTAACTGAAGAAGAAATTGATGCAATGGTACGTGATGCAGAAGTTAATGCTGATGCGGATAAAAAATTGCGTGAATTAGTTGATGCACGTAATCAAGCTGAAGCACAGGTTCATGATGTTAAGAAAACTGTAGAAGAAGCCGGTGACTCGGTAACTGCTGAACAACATACTGCAATCAATGATGCTATTGCCGCTGTAGAAGAAGCCATTAAAGGTGATGATGTAGAAGCAATTACTACAGCAATGACTAAACTAGCAGAACCAATGGCACCAATCTACCAAGCTAAACAAGCACACGAGTCAGCAACAGTTGAACCTGGTCAGCAAACAGCAACAGATGCACAAGATGGTGTTGTAGATGCTGAATTCACAGAAGTTAACAAGGAGAGTAAATAATGAAACAAGTTTACACAACCCTTGATATTCCAAGCCTTTACAAATTTGCTATTGGCTTTGATGATTTGTTTGCACAACTGCAACACTTAGAGCAACGTGGTAAGGACAGTGGCTACCCACCGTTTAATCTAATTAAACTAAATGAAACTAACTACGCTATTGAATTAGCTGTAGCTGGTTTTCAAGAAAGTGAATTAGAAGTAGAAGTTGAAGATGGTGATTTAGTTATTCGAGGTACCAATCGTGTAGTAGAAGAAGATGCCGGAGAATACATTCATCGTGGCATTGCGGCCCGTGACTTTGTCAAACGCATTAAGCTAGCAGAAGGTGTAGAAGTCAACTCAGCACACGTCAAGAATGGTATCCTTACTGTTAAATTAGAACAATTTATACCTGAGCCAGTTAAACAAAAGGTTGCAATTTCCTTCGAAAAGTAGTAATATAATAATAAGGGTGGAGGAAACTCCACCCATCATTAACAAAACAAATAAAGAGAGCAGATATGGCCAAGGCAATTGCAAAAGTTAAAACAACTCCAAACTTATCAGTCAAAGAACCCAGTATGTACAAGGTCATTTATATCAATGACAATGTAACGACTATGGAATTTGTTATTGAAAGTTTGCGTGTGGTATTTGATATTGCCGTTGATACAGCAATTGAAATTACACAGACCATTCACGAAGAAGGTAGTGCAACAGTTATCGTATTACCATATGAAATGGCAGAACAAAAAGGTGTTGAAGCAACACAACTTGCTAGAGCAAATGGCTTCCCACTTGTAATCAAACTTGAACCTGACACAAAATGATCTTTAATAAAATTAAAGAACTCAAGCAAGAAGGTAAGAAAATCGGTATAACTTTTAGTACGTTTGACATGCTACATGCTGGCCATATAGCTATGTTAAGCGAAGCTAAAAATCATTGTGATTACCTAATTTGTGGCCTACAAACAGATCCAACTATTGATCGTCCTGATACTAAGAATAAACCTATTCAAAGTATTGTAGAACGACAAATACAATTAGCCGCGTGTCGCTATGTAGATGAAGTGGTTATCTATCAAACAGAACAAGACCTAATTGACCTGTTGCTAATCTTACCATTGGATGTGCGTGTCTTAGGTGTTGAATATGAACACGAAGAGTTTACAGGGCGAGAGGAATGTATGATGCGTAACATTGAATTGGTGTTTAATGGACGTGATCACAGTTTCTCTAGTTCAAGTTTGCGTAAACGTGTAGCACATGCCGAAACAATTAAACTATTAAAGGATGGGCATAATGGGTAATATTAAAGTTGGTTTATTAATGATCATTGCATGGCTTGCATTAGTATGGGCAGTGTATGGTTCAAGCGTAGAACATATCACTATGAAATATGATTGTGCTATTGCAGAAATTAGCCCAGATGTTCCACAAACTGTTAAAGAACAATGTAGGAAACTACAGGAAGGTAAGAAATAATGGATGTAATGTTAGACTTAGAAACACTAAGCACACGACCAGAAGCAACTATCTTAACATTTGGCGCTATTAAATTTAGCCCATACAATCAAGAGCCCATGACAGATGGTATCTACTATCGTATTAACGTTGATGAACAAATTGAGTTAGGCAGTCATGTAGACGAAAATACTATTGCATGGTGGGGCAAACAAGCAGATGATGTACGTGAAGAAGCACTTAGCCCAGAGAACCGTATTAGTCTTGAAGAGTTCACACAAAACTTAAATCGTTTCCTAGTAGGTGCTGACAATATTTGGGCACAGGGTCCGGTGTTTGATATTGTTATTTTAGAAAACTTATATAGACGATTGGGCAAACCTTGTCCATGGCAGTTCTGGCAGATCCGTGATAGCCGTACTTTGCTTAGTAGTCTTGGTGACCCACGTGATAAAAACAAAGCAGGCCTGCACAACGCATTGGAAGATGCGGTTTCACAAGCACAGGCAGTACAAATTGTGTTTAATAAGTATAATATAATTAAACAACAATAGAGAAATAATGAATATAGTCACTAAACTTAGTTCGGACACTAAAGTAAAAATTTTACAAGCGTTGGTGTATGTAATTTTACTAATTACGTTAATTACCGCGTGGAGTACTAGTTTATTCTTAGTTGGATTGGGGCTAGGGTGGTTCCTATGGTTAGCAGGTGTACACGGAAGCCTACACAAATATTCAAGTCATAGATGTTTTGATGCTAAAAATAAACTAGCTGAACATTTTATTTTGTTAATGGGAACACTTTGTAGTTTAGGTAGTAATATTAGTTGGGCTGCTACACATCGTAAACATCATCAACATTCGGACCAAGAAGGTGATCCTCACAGCATACACACTGGCACGGGCAGTTTTTGGCGAGCAGTAAAGATATACTTTTATTATTTTCCAACATACTTAATTAATCCTCGTACAATTAAAGATCTAACAGTTGACCCGCTACATAAATTATATCACCAGCACTATTATAAAATTGTTCTTGCTTATGTATTAATACTAGCCGCCATAGATCCAATATATGTAGGATATTTTTGGGCACTGCCTGTGTTTTATGTCTACACTGGAATCAGTTATATTACAGTAATGGCACACAACATTACTCTGCACAAATTTATTGGTTATAAGAATTTTAAAACTACTGATCAAACATTTAACTGGCATCTAGCTAGTATTTTATTACCTGGTGAAGGTAATCATAATAATCATCATGCTTTACCAGGTGCAGCTAAAAATGCCTTAAAGAAAGGTGATATTGATTTGGGTTACTGGTATTTAAAAATAGTAGGCAAAGTATCTACTAATCAAGATTATTATCAAAAGTTTGTTACCTAATGACAAATTATAATAAAATTAAATTGGCTCAGGGGGTATCGGTATTAGCCACAATACTAACCTTGACATTTGAATTTGATTTAACATTGTTACTGTTGGGATTAGCGGTCAGTTGGGTATTCTATTGTATAGGATTATCAATTTGTCTACATAAATTATCTAGTCATCGAACTTTTGAACCTAAAAACGCTGTAATTAAATACATTTTGTTATGGTTTGGTACAGTAGTAACTATGGGTAGTACTATTAATTTTGCCGCTGGGCATAGACAGCATCACAGAATGAGTGATACTCCTGATGATCCTTACTGTTTAACCGGTACATTATGGCATAAAGTTAAACTATTCTTTTATTGGTTCCCAGCATATAAGATAAGTCCGTTAATTATTAAAGACCTATTACGTGACAAGGATCATGTTCGCTTTAATAACAACTATTGGAAGATACTGTTACTTTATCCTATTATCTTATTAGCAATCGACCCTGTGTGGTTTGGATACTTTTATGCATTGCCTGTTACTTACGTATTGTTGGGCATGGGCTATGTAACAGTTATTGCGCATTTACGTTTAGGTAACAGACCCTACGACACTAACGATAATAGTTGGGATAGTAAACTATTTGCTCTATTGCTAGCAGGTGAAGGATATCATAATACTCATCATGCTTATCCAGGATGGAGCACCTTTGGCCCATTGGATGTTGCAGGGCACGTAATAGAATTAATAAGGAAGAAAGATGTCTAAACAACCATTGGTACTAATAGGATCTAGAGCCTTAATGGATTTTTATACAGACACCTGCGAAGTATTAGGTATCGAACTATTAGGCTTCTTGGATCAATACTATTGGGGCAATACAGAAAGTATTAGTGGAGTCCCCTGCATTGGTAGTGAATTAGACCTTATCGACAATCCTAAGAAATATGCCGATGCTAAGTTTATGATTGCCAATACCTGGGACGGAAACAGTCGTTTTGAAAATTTAGAACACGACGGCTATCATTTAAGACAGCAACGTTTAGCATTTGTTAAACAGTTAGACTTACCGTGTTATACTCTAATTGATCCCAGAGCAATTGTTGCTAAAAATAATCAAATTGGACAAGGCACATACATTGGTCCATTAGCTAATATTAGATCTAGGAACGTTATTGGCGAGCACGTGTTTATACACGATAATGCTATCATGGCGCACGATGTACATGTGGGTGAAAATAGTATATTAGGTGTTGCTAGTGTTATTATGGGCGGAGTGCGTGTAGGCGAAAATGTATACGTGGGTTCAGGTGCATTATTAGTTAACGGAAAAAGTACTAAACAACCATACATTACAGTGGGAAATGACTGTAAGATACACGCTGGTGCATTGGTGCAAAAAGATATGGAAGCTGGTACAACTGCTACATTTGTAGGCAAGTACCTAAGAAGAACAGACCTAAGTTAAGGAACGAAAATGGAAATTATATTTGGTAGAGAAAATGCAGAAAAACTGCGTGAAAAATATACTGTGTTAGATTTAGAAACAGTTGAAAAAGATGGAGTTGAATTAGAAGTATTCTGCTTAATACCAGCTGATAAAATTAGTCTTGGTGATTTGCCTACACTAGAGCAGTATACTAATCTACATGCGGAATTTCTTGAAGGATATAAGAATAAACACTACGACTACTGCCGTCAGTGCATCACTTACCTAATGGGTAAGTTTTCCGGTGAAGTTGACACGTTTTATGAAGAAATACTGCGTAGAATCGATGAAATAGACCCTCCAAAGTAATACTATAAGTTAATTATAATAGAGCCCCTGTTAAATAATACTAACGGGGGCTTTCTCATGATTAGGACACCTATCTGCAATCTTTTAATGGTCGCCATGCTAATTGCCGGCGCCAATATCGTGCAGGCTGGGGAAATGGTCCATACCTTTAACAGTCCGGCATTCCACGGACAAGGATTTGGTATACATGCCCTTACAATTAAGCAATTAGAAGATCAAGCCAAAGACAAGCGCGAATCTGCCGCAGAAGCTATACAGGCTAAAGCAGAATCTGCTGCACTTAATACTCCGCAGGCACGCTTTATTGCTAATCTGGAATCGAGAATTTATAGTCAGTTGGCTAAACAACTAACTGATAGTATGTTTGGGGAAGGTGCTACTTGTACTACAGCAGGCATAGTATGTGGTAATATTCCAAACTTAGGTGGTAACAGTATCCAGTGGAGTCTTGGAGCAGGTAGTGATAATGGTTTGATTATTATCACCATACAAGATTTAAGTAATGTTGACAATGTAACAACTATGAAAGTACCGGCGGGCTCATTTTATTTTTAAGGATGATAAATGAATAAAACACTTATATCCTTATTAATAGCCGCGCTGTTAACAGGATGCGCTACAGGTAGTGTTATTAAAGAAAAAATAACAGGTGAGCAATTTGACAAGCCTGAGATAGTACGTGAAACATATTTTACTAAACCAGAGAATAAGGTATTACCTCCAAGTGGTGGGCCTATTCCTATAGCAGTATATAGTTTTCAGGATAAAACTGGACAGCGTAAGAATATACCTAACGTGGCTAGTTTTAGTACTGCGGTAACACAGGGTGCAGAAGCATATCTAATTGGTGCTCTACAAGACGTAGGCGACCAACGTTGGTTTACTGTGTTAGAGCGTGTGGGCTTAGATAACTTGATTAAAGAGCGTCAAATGATTCGTCAAATGCGTGAACAATATCAAGGACGTGACGCTAAGGCATTACCACCAATGATGTTTGCTGGTGTTATTGTAGAAGGAAGTGTAACAGGTTATGATAGTAATCTGCTTACAGGAGGTAGTGGTATGCGCATACTAGGTATCGGAGCACAAACGCAATACCAAAGTGATACAGTTACAATTACTCTAAGAACAGTAAGCGTTAATACAGGTGAAGTATTAACAACTGTAACAGTTACTAAAACAGTGTTAAGCTACATGGACAAACTTGGTATACTAAAGTTTGTTGAAGAAGGCACAAAAGCCGTTGAAGCTGAAACTGGTATGAGTATCAATGAAAGTGTCAATAAAGCAACTAGCCTAGCAGTTAAGGCTGCTGTAATTGCTACTATTCGAGAAGGAGTGCGTAAAGGGCACTGGGCATTTAAGGAAGAGCCTAAGCCTGTAGTACAAACAGATGGTGTAAAATACCCTTTGTTAGAAACAAAAAAATAATAATAGGATTTTAAAAATCCAAGGAGCAACACGATGAAATATAATTTAAAAGCAACGGTAAGTATGATGTTTTTAGCATTGTCAACATCGGTAATGGCCGCAGGCCCAACAGGTCCTAACCGTGTTTACATTGAACAATTGGGTAACACCAATAATGTTACAATTGAACAAGTTGGCGGCACTAACGATGTTGGTGGTACCGCTGGTAGTGTAGCAGTTGACGCAACAGGTCTAAGTACATTAACAGTAACAGCACCTAGTACAAGTAACTATGCTACAATTAACGGCAGTAATAACGGTGTAACTATAACGCAAACTGGTGACGATAATCAATCACAGTACAACATTAAAGGTGGCAATAACAGCTTTACAAGTACTCTAACTGGTGATGGTAATCAAAGTAAACTTACTATTGGTAATAGCACCACTAATGGTATGCGTAATACTGTTACTGAAACTGTTACAGGTAGTACTAATATGTTGATTACTAATATTGTTGGTAGTGACAACGCATTATCAACTACTATCACTGGTAGCAGTAACCAACTGACTACTGATGTAACTACTAGTAATGCTGATATTACCAACACTATTAGTGGTAGTAACAATATATTTAATATACAACAACGAGATGCTGCAGGCAGTGCTGGCCATAGTTTAATCACATCAACTACAGGTGATTATAACAGTATTACTACACAGCAACAAGGTACAAATGATACTACATTGAATATTAGTACAACTGGTGATCATAACACTATTACTATACGTTCAAGTAGCAGTGCTATAGTAAGCCCAGTATCAGCAATAGTGAGATAGTCAATGAAACTATTGCTTGCTTTAGCGTGCTTAGTAGCAACTACTAACGCATGGGCAGGCATTGGAACTGTAAGCGATACTAAAGGTACCGCTTGTTCAATAGAGCGTGCTAAACAGACCCTGCCTGGCAACAAAGGTGCGACCATAGAAAGTATGGATACCTATGTTACAGGCGGCTGTGTTAGCAATATCACATTTAAAGATGACACCAAAGTAAAAATAACAGAAAACAGTCGACTAATGATAGACGACTTTGTTTACGATCCTAAAAAATCCGACGCAGGTAAACTAGCTCTTAAAGTAGGTATGGGCACAGTACGTTATGCCTCTGGACAAATTGCTAAAAACAATCCACAAAAGGTAGATATTAAAACACCCACAGCTAGTATTGCTGTTCGCGGTACAGACTTTAACATGACTGTAGACGAAGCAGGACAGAGTTTAGTTATTCTTGTGCCTAGCTGTAAAGATGGTGAAAAGATTAAAGAATACGAGCTAGAAGAAAACTTATGTAAAGTGGGCAAGATCGAAGTCAGCACACTGGCTGGTGTAGTTACCTTAGACAAAGCATTTGAAGGTACGTATGTAACCAGTGCTAACATGATGCCTAGTCCTCCAGCTATTATTAACACAATTGAAAGTAAGATTGGTAACAGTCTTATTATCACTCGCCCACCCGAAATTGTCAAAGCTAGTAAAGAAGCAGGTAAAAGCAAACGTGATCTAGAACAAGAAGAACTAGAAGCTATTCAAGCAAGTCAACTTGCTCAACGTATAGCTAAAGAAGGTGAAGCTAAAGCTGTAGTGTTGCCTTATAGCTTTGACAGTGGTAAATCAGGATGTAATCCGGCAATCAATGTCTGCGTTAAATGGGAAAATCCGGATGGTGAAAGCATACAGGCCAAAGGTCGAGGTATAGCGTTTCGTCAAAGTGAAGATCACTATGCAGAAGTTAAAACACAGGGCTACGAAAGTAATACGTCAATTGAAATAATTCACGATGATAATATTGCCTCAGCTACAATTGGTTCGGGCGATCCAGGTGGCAATGTAGTGCGTATCAAACAGAATTCTGGAGTGTTAAGACGACAATGAAACGGCTCCTTGTAATCTTATTATTAGTTTGCTCCAATACCTGGGCCGCAGGACTTGCTGGACTTAATTATCAGAACTATGCCGCAGGTGGTGCTATGCCATCATATACGCAAGATGCTAATGGAAACATCACTAATCGCACACTACTATCAACTGGAACTGTGAATACGGTGGGATTAACTACTAGTAGTGGAGCAGGCTTGCCTACTCGCAGTGATGGATTTATAGTTCGTTTCTATGGTTACATCAATATAGAAACAGCAGGTACATATTACTTTGGCGGGCAAGCAGACGACGGTATCCGTATTAAGATTAATAACATATCTGTGGTTAATAGTTGGATAGAATCTGGCGGCGCATTTAGAGAAGGCAGCATTACTTTGTCAGCAGGAGTTGTTCCGGTAGAAGTAATGTATTACGAGAACGGCGGTGGACAAATGGTTAACTTCCAATGGTTTATGAACGGCTATTGGCAGATTGTACCTACAGCGTCGATAGCTACAGATACTACCTATTGGGCGCCTGCGGCTCCTGTACTATGTTGCGGCGGCAGTTCGTCAAGTTTTAATGCTAGTCCATCTAATGTAACAAAAGTACAGTCATACGCCACAAGGAATACCAATGACAGTCAGGTGTACATAGACCAAATTGGTAATGATAACGAGATCACAGTTAACCAAACAGGTACTAAAAATAACTACACAGAATACAATAGTAGTGGTAGTTTCAATACCGTTAATATCTCACAAACTGGTAATAGTTCAACAACAGCAAACTACGTAGAACTAAATGTCAACGGTGATAGTAATATAGTAAATCTAACGCAGCAGAGTACAGGTGGTGCCAAGGGTATCTACGCTACAGTTAACGATGACAATAATAATGTAACAGTCTTACAGAAAGACGGTGGTAATGCTTACTTAAACTTAAACCTAAGTGGCGGTAATAAAACTGTAGACATAACGCAACAAGGCAGTGCTGCACACATGGCTGACATTACTCTAACTGGAGCAGGTGCTAGAAGTTTAAACTTAAATCAGCAAGGTAGCACACAACAGTTTTACAGTATTAATAGTAGTTGCGCTAGTGCCTGTCAGGCAATAACAGTAATACAAGGACAATAACAGCAGAATCAGTGCTGTAACGTTATTAATAACTGTTGTATTTTTACAACATTGTTATCAAAAAACAACAAAAGGTTGACTCTCCATTATAAATACTGTACACTGATAGTATAACATATTAGTGTTATCCAATAAAAGGAGAAGTATCGTAATGAAGAAATTATTATTAGCAACATTATTAGCAAGTATGTATTCAACTGCGAACGCTGGCATTCAAATTCCAGCTGGTGATTGGACTCTAGACATCGGCGGCGTTGTAAACGCTTACTACACAAACACACGCGGCACAGGTGATGCTGTAGTTGGTGGCGCCGGTGGCCCTAATACCAATGGTCAACGCAATGAATCAAATATTACAACTGGTCTATTACCAAACGTATTATCAGTTTCTGGTAAATCACGTCAAAATGATTTAGACATTGGTTTCACTATTGCAATCAATCCAGGCGCTTCAACAACAGCAGCTGGTGATCAAGGCGCTAACCAAGAAAATCGTCAAGCATTTTTGACTATCGGTGATAAATCATGGGGTAGTGTAAAACTAGGTAAAGACCTAGGTATTTTCGCTAGTGATGCTATCTTAAACGACATGACATTGTTAGGTGTTGGTTCTGGTGCTGGCGCACTAGCTGGTAACACAACTACATTGGGTCGTATTGGTACTGGTTATATGTACGCTGACTGGAAATCACAAATTGCTTACACATCACCAAACTTTAATGGATTTCAATTCACAGCAGGTGTAACACAAGCATGGAATGCTCAAACAGCTGACTTAAATGCAGCAACAGCAGGTGTACAAGCTGCTTCAGCAACTTCAACAGGCCGTGGTGGTGCACAACCAGCTTTCGAAGGTAAAGTATCTTACTCATTAGCAGGTCCCATTGCTGCTAAAGTTTGGTCAAGTGCCATTACACAAAAAGTTGAAGGTGTTACTGGTGCCAGTGCCGATGACCGTGCTTATGCTTGGGACGTTGGTACAAACTTAACAGCTGGTCCATACGGTTTAACTGCTTATTACTTTGATGGTAAAGGTATTGGCCGTACACTTCAATTAGCTGATGGTTTTGATACTACTGGTCGTCGTCGTGATTCAAACGGTGGTTATGTACAAGGTACATACACATTGCCAACAGCAACTAAACTTGGCGTAAGCTGGGGTCAAAGTAAACTAGATCGTAACAGTGGTGAAACAGCAACCGCATTAGTTTCGAAAAACGAAATGTGGACACTTGGTGCTTACCACCCACTTACTAAATCAGTTAACCTAGTAGCTGAATACTCAGACGTTAAGTCAGAAGCACAAAACGGTGCTGAAGGCAAATCACGCTCAGTATCGGCAGGTGCTATCTTATTCTTCTAAGATTAACTTCTTAGTCTAATAATTAAAAAGCCCACTCCGGTGGGCTTTTTTACGGAGATAACATCATTTGGTTAAAAATGTAACAAATTGTAAAAATATTGCTTGACAGGTGGCCGGTTATCATATACACTAGTAAACATATAGCAAATCACATTTGTAACAAGATGTAACAAACTATATAAATAAAGTTGTTATTAAGGGTCCTTAGTAACATTTTCAAAACTTGTGGTCCGCGGCATACAGCAACCGGCACGTTTTTATTTAAACACAAGGGAGATGTAAATGAAGTTAAAATCAATTAAAGTAGCATTAAGTTTAGTTTTAGCATTACCAGCAGTAGCTTTCGCAGCAGCTGACCAAGAAAAAGCAATGAAAGACGCTAACAACTGGGTTGGCCCACGTGGTCAATACGACAACCAAGGTTACAGTGCATTAGCACAAGTTAACAAAGGTAACGTTAAAGGCCTTAAAGCTGCTTGGACATTCGCTACCGGTGTAAACCGTGGCCACGAAGGTTCACCAGTAGTTGTTGGTAACATGATGTACGTTCACACAGCGTTCCCAAACAACGTTTACGCTCTTGACTTAAACGACAATCAAAAAATCGTTTGGTCTTACTTCCCAAAACAAGATCCATCAGTACAAGCTGTATTGTGCTGCGATAACGTTTCACGTGGTCTTGGTTACGGCGACGGTAAAATCTACCTACAACAAAACGATGGTAACTTGGTTGCTTTAGACGCTAAAACTGGTGCTAAAGTATGGTCAACTTTAATCAACGATCCAAAAGTCGGTGCTACTAACACTAATGCTCCACACGTGATCAAAGATAAAGTACTGACAGGTTGTTCAGGTGCTGAATTTGGTGTTCGTTGCTTTATCGCAGCTTACAACTTAAAAGACGGTTCATTAGCATGGAAAGCATACTCAACAGGCCCTGATGCTGAAATGTTAATCGGCGAAGGCTTCAACAAAGATACACCTGAGTACAGCGCACTATCAGTTTACCAAGACGTAAACGGTGGTAACAAATTAGGTGGTTCTTTCAACACTATCCCTAATGACAAATTAGTAATTGGTCAAAAAGAGTTAGGCACACGTACATGGTTGAAACCACAAGCAGTTAAAGATGGTTGGCAACATGGTGGTGGCTCTGTATGGGGCTGGTGGCCGTATGATGCTCGTACAAACTTGGTTTACTACGGAACAGGTAACCCATCAGTTTGGAACCCAGATGTACGTCCAGGCGACAACAAATGGTCTATGACTGTTTTCGCTCGTGACTTAGACACTGGCGTTGCAAAATGGGGTATGCAAATGACTCCACACGATGAGTGGGATTACGATGGTATTAACGAAGTAATCTTGTTCGACAAAGGTGGTAAAACATACGCATGGCACCATGACCGTAACGGTTTTGCTTACACTTGGAATGCTGGTAACGGTAAATTAGTTGCTGCAGAAAAAGTACACCCATTCGTTAACTGGGCAACTGGTGTTGATTTGAAAACAGGCGTGCCTAACAAATTGGCTACTGCTTCAACTCACCAAGATTACAATGCAAAAGGCGTTTGTCCAGCTGCTTTGGGTACTAAAGACCAACAACCAGCTGCGTACTCACCAAAAACTGGTTTAATTTACACTCCATTGAACCACGTATGTATGACATACGAGCCAGTTGAGTCTAAATACGTTGCAGGTCAACCATGGGTTGGTGCTACATTGACCATGTTCCCAGGTCCAGACGGTGTAATGGGTGGTTTCGGTGCTTACGATCCAATGACAAACAAAAAAGTTTGGTACAACAAAGAGAAATTCTCTGCTTGGGGTGGTGCTTTAACAACTGCTTCAAACTTAGTATTCTTCGGTACTTTAGATCGTTGGTTTAAAGCTGTAGATGCATCATCAGGTAAAGAACTATGGAAATTCCAAGTTGGTTCTGGCGTGATTGGTAATGCATTCACATACGGTCACAAAGGTAAACAACACGTTGGCGTGCTATCAGGTATCGGTGGCTGGGCTGGTGTGGCGATGAACCTTGGTATGACTAACCCAACAGACGCTTTAGGTGCTGCTGGTGGTTATGCTGAATTAACAAAATACAACGCGGCTCCTGGCGGCGGTGCATTAACAGTATTCAGTCTTTAATCTGTAGTTAACCTAAAAAGCCCACTTCGGTGGGCTTTTTTACCTCTGCAATAAATACTTTTATGTATACTTGGCGCGAAACGTTTATCTTTATTGAAATCATTCTATTCTTCACACTCGTGTTTTCTATCCCCTACATAGAACAACTAATCCAACCGTAACAAAAATTTAATCTGTTTGTAACACTACTGTAATCTTTGTGTGTTTAAATATACATATGACCACAAGATATAAGACCATTTGTATATCCGACTTTCACCTTGGCACTAAAGATGCTAAGGCTGATCTATTAAACAATTTCCTTAAAAATCACACCTGCGAAAATTTATTTTTAGTTGGTGATATTATTGACGGTTGGAAGATACAGCAGAACAAGTGGAAGTGGCATCAAAGCCATACTAATGTTATTCGTCGTATATTAGGTTATAGCAAGCGAGGTTGTAATGTAACCTATGTAACTGGCAATCATGACGAGTTTCTTCGCCCGTTGGTAAGTCATGGATTCAATCTCGGCAATATTCGTATGGTAAATCAAGCAGAATATCGCAGTATAGATGGCGAGTTGTTTCTAATTACCCACGGCGACTTATTTGACGGTATTACTAGATTAGCACCGTGGTTAGGATTTTTAGGTGATAAAGCATATGATGTAGCTTTATGGTTTAATAACTATTTTAACTTTGCTCGTAGAAAATTAGGATTTGGTTATTGGAGTTTAAGCAAGTTTTTAAAAGCTCGCGTTAAGAAAGCAATGGGTTTTGTATTTAAGTTTGAACTTAACATGTTACAGTATGCTCAAAAACAAGGGTATGATGGTGTTATCTGCGGACATATACACACACCCGAAATTAAACACATCAACGGCATGATTTATATGAACGACGGTGATTGGGTTGAAAGTTGTAGTGCCCTAGTAGAAGATTATGAAGGACGCTGGGATATTATATATTGGAATGAAATTAAATAGGAGAGAATGTAAATGACGATTCAACAGATTAAAACGATAATGTATTATGTAGTAATAGCATTTGCTGTATCAATGGCTGGATTAAAACAAGTTCAGGCAGCAGACAAAATGGTCAAAATAGACGGCAGTTCGACAGTCTATCCAATATCAGAAGCAGTAGCAGAAGAATTTCAAAAGAAAACAGGGGTTAAGGTAACAGTAGGTGAAAGTGGTACAGGTGGCGGCTTTAAAAAGTTCTGTCGCAGTGAAACTGACATCAGCGATGCTAGTCGTCCTATTTCACAAAAAGAGATGGATGCTTGTAAAGAAGCAGGTGTACAGTACATCGAATTGCCCGTTGCCTACGATGCTCTAACTGTAGTAGTAAACAGCAAAAATGGCTGGGTTAAATCATTTACAGTTGAAGAATTGAAAAAAATATGGGCACCGGGTAGTTCAGTTAAAAACTGGAATCAAGTAAATCCAGCTTATCCAAATCAACCACTACAATTATTTGGCCCAGGTACAGCAAGTGGTACATTTGACTACTTCACCGAAGCTATCAATGGTAAGGCAAAATCCAGTCGCAGCGACTACACACCAAGTGAAGATGACAATGTTCTAGTAACTGGTGTAGCAGGTAATTCGGGGGCACTAGCTTACTTTGGTTATGCTTATTACGAAGAAAACAAAGATAAATTACGTGCCATTCCTATCATTGCTAAGGGCTCAACAACGCCAGTATTACCAAGTCCAGAAGCAGTTATGAATGGTACCTATCAACCATTAAGCCGCCCACTGTTTATCTATGTAAATGCAACAGCGGCTGCGTTTAGACCAGAAGTAAAAGCATTTGTAAATTTCTATTTAGAAAATGCACCTAAGTTAGTAAAAGAAGTAAAGTATGTTCCATTACCAGCAGACGACTATGCGGCAGTAACAGAGCATTTCAAAGCACTAAAACCAGGTACAGGGTTTAACGGTACTCCAGAAGTAGGCATTAAAATTAAAGACTTAATTAAACGAATCAAATAAGGAAACATTATGACATTAAAAAATATTATCACAGGTTTATTCATAGCATCAGCATTAATTGCTACACCAGTATATGCAGACAGCACTAACGACATCGTGAATGCGTTGGTGATGAAAGGCGTGTTAACCGAAGAAGAAGGTGCCTTAATTAACAAAGGTCGTACTGGAGAAACAAGCGCAGTTAAAAAAGAAAAAGATACCACTGTACATGCGGCTAGCAAAATGAATATACGTGGCTACTTACAGATACGAAATACTACTATGCTCAGTGGTGACGAAGGAGTTAACCTTTGGTCAGATCGATCTGTAGGTGACAAAAATTCACTCGCTGACCAAGACAAAAACTTCCTAATTCGTCGTGCTCGTATTATTATATCAGGTTCGGCAGGTGATCGTTTAGATTACTATATTCAACCCGACTTTGCTAGTACAGCAGGTACCACAGGTAACGTTGCGCAACTACGTGATGCTTATGGTGACGTGAATCTAACCAAAGATAAAGTGCACCGTGTGCGTGTGGGTCAAAGTAAAGTACCATATGGATTTGAAAACTTACAATCTTCACAAAATCGTTTAGCACTTGATCGTGCCGACGCATTTAACAGCGCAGTACGTGATGAGCGTGATTTAGGTGCGTTCTACTACTACACACCAGATAATGTACAAAAGTTGTTTAAAGAAATACAAGACAGTGGTTTAAAACATTCAGGTAACTACGGTATGTTTGGCGTTGGTATATATAACGGCCAGGGTGCTAACCAACAAGATCGTAACGATAATTATCATACAGTAGCACGTTTTACTTACCCTTGGAAAACAGAAAGCGGACAAATATACGAAGCTGGTATACAAGGTTATACAGGCAAGTATGTAAGAACAGGCAGTGCGTATAGAAGAAACATGGGCAACAACGTTTACGCAACTAAAACACCGACATTAGAACCGGGCAACACAACTGGATTTAAAGACGAACGTATGGGTGTAAGTTTTATGATGTACCCACAACCGTTTGGTATACAAGGTGAGTGGAACTGGGGTAAAACTCCTGGCTTAGATACTGCTGCTAGTACTGATGGTATTATCAAAGAAACTAACTTGAACGGTGGTTACATTCAAACTATGTATAAAATTGATAACTTTAAAGTATTAGATACCAATGGTACACTAATTCCATTTGTTAGATGGCAATACTTTGATGGTGCGTCAAAAGCAGAAACTAACTCACCAATGAACAAGGTTAACGATTGGGAGATGGGTGCTGAATGGCAAATCGCGCCAGAGGTTGAACTTGTGGCTTACTATCATATGATGAATCGTAGCAACCTAGTAACAGGAGCATCGGCTACTACACTAGTAAAGCAGGACTATGCTAACTTTAAAGCAGATGCCCTGCGTGTTCAACTACAGTATAACTTTTAGGAAACATTATGTTTGAACTTTTTATAGATGCTGTAAAAGATATTAGCGGTATATTGGCGATAATGGCGGCTATTGGTATATGGTCATTTTTACTATAGATTGCAAGAAAATTACTGGTCTTTAATGATTTTACGTATGTTATTTAGGTCAAAACGGTGTTACTATATGTATAAGTACTAGTAACAACAAAACATGTTGTGGTACTTTTAATAATTTACTAGGAGAAATACTATGTGGACTAAACCAGCAGCCACTGAAATGCGTTTCGGTTTTGAAGTAACTCTTTACGTAATGAACCGTTAATTTTAAGGTCCATAACGTAAACAAAGCCTCTTAGGAGGCTTTTTTATTGGCCCGTGTTTCTGCCAAGGATGCTCTAATTTTTGCTCGTGTTTCTTCACTAACGACATGCCCTTTACGACTTGCGGCCCAATTAGCCATATGTTCTTCAGACTTCTTTTTGCCCTTCATTGCTTCAGAACGTTTTTTATTGGCTTCTTCTAACTTACCACTTGCTCGTTGTCTTTCTGTTCTAAGTTTACAACTTTCTCTGAGTTTTGCTTTAGATTCCTCAGACATGGGTTTCTTGCTGCCTTTACTCCTTGCCATAAACATTGCCTCATCTTGTCCCATTTGCCCAGACAATGCTTGCCAAGCACAATAGTCTTGCCAATTGCCGTGTTGTTCGTACAGCAAGCGATGCGCTTCTGCGTGAGCTTCTACGGTAAGTTCTATTAGGTTACTAGGATCGTCGGTGCCGCCTAGGTATTGAGGTAAGATGTGATGTATATGTTTCATACAGTTATTTATTATTGTTACTTCATAACCTATAAACAAAACTTATTGCGACCATTTAAAAATACAATTAAAAAAACCTATTAATCAGGCTTTTTTTATTAAAAATTTTAATATATAATATATGTACATTAACAATTTAATCAAGGGGAAGTAAATGAGTTTAATCGGAAAACAAGTAGAAGCATTTAAAGCACAAGCATACCGTCAAGGTCAGTTTGTAGAAGTATCAGAGCAAGATTTAAAAGGTCGTTGGAGTATAGTATTCTTTTACCCAGCAGACTTTACATTCGTCTGCCCAACAGAATTAGCAGACTTACAAGACGTATACGCTAGTGACTTTAAAGCAATGGGGGTAGAAGTATACAGCGTAAGCACAGACACACACTTTGTACACAAAGCATGGGCAGATGCTACAGACACAATCCGTAACATCACCTACACAATGATTGGCGATGCTAACCATCAGTTAGCTCGACAATTTGGTGTGCTAATTGAAAGCGAAGGACTAGCTGATCGCGGTACGTTTGTTATTGATCCAGATGGTGTTGTACAGATCATTGAGATCAATCCAGGGGGTGTTGGCCGTGACGCAAAAGAACTATTGCGTAAAGTTAAAGCGGCAAAATACACTAGAGAGCATCCGGGTGAAGTATGCCCGGCTAAATGGCAAGAAGGAAGTGCTACCTTAGCACCAAGTTTGGATTTAGTAGGTAAACTATAAAAACAAAAAGCCCCAATTAAGGGGCTTTTTTATCACTGAGTTAACACCCATTTAACTAGCGTTTTAATATCCTCGTCTTTGATCTGTGGACTCATTGGCGGCATTGGGATAGGACCCCATACTCCACTACCACCTGCTTTAACCTTTGCTACTAGTTTAGCCTCTACATCTTGACCTTTGTATTTCTTAGCAACGTCTTTATACGCTGGACCTAAGATCTTATGATCAACTGCGTGACAAGCTAAACACCCACTTTTCTGTGCCAATGCTTGGTTAGCATTTGCTGTGATGCAACTACCTAATAATAATACTGCTAAAATAGTTTTCATTTTAGACCTTTCATAAAAGTTAACTTACAATGTATTTAACGCCGATAAACTATATCTATTTATTTTTGGTAGAATTTTGATTGACGAAAATTCCAAAAGAGTAAATAATAGTACTATGATGAAAAATAAACTTAAAAAACTCCTAGTCAGTCCGTGGACTGCGTTAATTACATTAGCTGTTATTGTAGTAGTAATCCTACAAGGACCTACATTCGTAGAGTCGGTTAGACTTAGATACTTTGACACACTGATTAGTGGCAAGGCTCCTACAGAAAATAATATCTATACTGTAAACATAGATGAAGCAACATTAGACAAGTATGGGCAATGGCCATTTAAGCGTGACAAGTACGCAGACCTAATTGATGACCTGTACAAACATGGCGCTGGCCTAGTTGTTTGGACTGTTATGATGCCAGAAGCAGACCGTCAAGGTGGCGATGCGGCCTTGGCATTAGAGTTAGAGGACCATCCAGTTATCCTTACTAACATGCCCAGTGAAAAGTCTAAGAACATCCCACGTAAACCAGGCAGTGCTGTTATTGGTGACGAGTACAGCGACACAATTATCACCTATCCGGGTATCATTGCTAACATTCCAGAACTAGAACGTAATGCCGCTGGTGTTGGTATTGCTAACACATTCCCAGAGGTAGATGGTGTTAATCGTCGACTACCATTGTTCGTTGGTTATGACAATAACGTATATCCAAGTATTCCGTTAGAAGTATTACGTGTTATATCGCAAGACTCAACATTCCAAGTTAAACTAAATGAATTTGGTGTTGAGAAAATGCGCATACCAAGTTTCCGTCCTATCAGCACAGATAGCTTAGGTCGTATCTGGGTAGACTGGAGTCAAAAGTCAACACAGGTATCAGCAGTCAACTTGCCTACAGACTTTGGTGGTGCTGTGGTTATTGTAGGCCTAAGTGCCGCAGGTTTAGCTAACCCAGTGCCAACTAGTATCGGTAGCGTATGGCCACAAGATATGCAGGCCGCTGTTATTGGTACGTTAGCTAACAACGTAAACATTGAACGTCCATTCTGGGCAGACAATGCTGAACTGTTGGCTCTTATTGTTATCTCACTTATTATTTTAATCTTGAGCCGTTGGGTATATGTTGGCCTAGGAGTTGGCGTTGTATTGCTTGCGGCAATTACACCTGCAACAATGTATGCGTTTGCGCACTATAACTTCTTGTTTGATGCCATTGTGCCCACAGCAGGCGGTGTACTGGTTATGCTACACGCTTATGGTGTTAAGTTTATTAGCGAGTTCTTACAGAAACAACAGATCAAGAAACAATTTGGTAGCTACGTTAACCCTACTATTGTTGAACGCTTACAAAAGAATCCAGAGCTGATTAAACTAGGCGGCGAACGTAAAGAACTTTCAATTGTTATGACTGACCTACGTGGCTTCACAACACTTGGCGAATCGTTTGGTGATGATGTAGAAGGACTTACACAGATCATGAATGACTACATGACAGCATTGAGTATTCCTGTGCTAAAGAATGATGGTACTTTAATTAAGTTTATCGGTGATGCTAGTTTACACGTACACGGTGCTCCGTTGGATGATGCTAATCACGCTAAGACTGCGGTGCGTACTGCACTCGAAATGATCAAAGCCATTGAAGACTTTAACGTAGAACTTGTTGCTAGTGGCCGGCCACCGGTTGGTATGGGTGCTGGTGTTAACACAGGTGAAACCTTAATTGGTAACATTGGTGCTAAGAGCAAGTTTGGTTATGACGTTCTAGGTGACAGTGTAAGTACTGCGGCACGTTTAGAAGGACAAACTAAGTCATATGGTGTGTTACTAATCATCGGTCCTAAGACTGCTGAATACTGTAAAGATGACTTCCCTGTAGTATGGTTAGACAACATTGCCGTTAAAGGTAAAACTATTGGCTTAGATATCTACACAGTTGGTCGTACTAATCTTTATATGCACGAGGAGTATCGTAAAGAATATACTCGTGGTAATTGGGGCAAGGCTATTGTATGGGCTAAAAAATTAGTCAACAACGATGATGTTGATATTAAACATTACTATGAACTAATGATTGAACGTATGGAACAGGGTGTTCCTGCAAACTGGGATGGCACTTATCACGCCACTTCAAAATAAAGGATTAGATTGTGTATCTAATAAACAATCAACCTGTAATTGATCTGTCAGAATATGTTAATATGCAGAAGTTGTTTGATCAAAAATCACAGTTCGATTATGCTGTGGTTAAGAGTTCACCGCTGGTTACTCCCGCTCGTTATTATCGCACACAATTCTTAGACCAACAACATCTTGGAATTTCAGATGTAATAGAAACATATAATAATTCAGATGAATTTGATTTCCTTCAAGACCTTAGAGATCACGGTCAATTGGCTAGTTGGTTAAGATACAATCAAAATCTTATATACGGACAACAAAGTGTTCCTATAATCTACCCAACAAATTGGCTTACTAAACATATTGCAGATGAAACAGTCAAAACAGAAAACGTAAAATATTTTAAATTTTTATTTGATTGGTTAGCTGATGAACAAATATTTACTGAGTACGGTCGTGTAGTAGTATTTTTAAATGAGCCGGGAGTTTCAACACCAATTCATCAAGACTCTTCCGATGCATCACGAAAAGATGAATTCATTTGGTTAAGTCTCGGCGATAGGAAAAAGTTTTTTGTATACGATGAAAAAAATAAAGTTAAGCATTATTTAACAAGTGCTATCGGCACGTTTGATGCTACTAATTATCATGGCGCTGATGCGGGGGAATTTGCATCGTGGAGTATGCGTATAGATGGTACATTCTCAGATTCATTTTTAATAAAAACTAATTTATATAAACATTTTAGGAATTAATATGAAATATTTTATAGTATTAATACTGTTTCTATCAACGTCAGCTATAGCAAAACCTATTACTGCTAAAAGTTTTTTAGTGGCAGATAACACAGGCGAAGTTATATTAGAAAAGAATGCCGACCGTGTACAGCCCATTGCTAGCATTACTAAACTAATGACAGTAATGGTAGTGCTAGACGCCCACCAAAACTTAGATGAAATGATCACATTGGATCGCAGATTAGTTGGCAAGTATCACACTCGATTGCCTCGCAGTGTTAAACAACTTACTCGTGGTGAATTGATTGATCTTGCTATTGTTAAGAGTGATAACCTTGCCGCATATACATTAGGCGCAAATTATCCGGGCGGTTTAACACGATGTATTGCTGAGATGAATCACATTGCGTTTGTACTAGGTATGTCAAATACCACATTTGCTGACCCAACAGGACTAGACGCAGACAACGTCAGTAACGCTCGTGACTTAGGCAAATTAGTTTTAGCCGCAAAAGAATATACGGAGATTACCGAAGCAAGTGGTAAACCTAATGTAAGTATCAAAGTTAAACGTCGTTGGTGGCAGTTTGGTAACACTAATCCAATGGTTAGAAATAGCAATGATGTACGAGTGAGTAAAACAGGTTATATAAATGAAAGTGGTGGTTGTGTGGTTATGCTACTTGATACTGAATTAGGACAACGTGTGATTGTATTGTTGGGTAGTAAAAATACTCGTACACGTTTCCCAGAAGCACAAAAAATCGCTGTAACAGTTAGTAACAGCGATATTAATGTTGATTAGTCACTGCCACCACTAGCGGCTTTATCGTCTTCTGATTTCTTATCAACATTGTTGATAGCTTTCTCAGCTTCTACACGTTCAAATTCAATTGTCTTACCGCGTAAATGTAATACTGTGTTTACTTTTTGATTCAAACGTATCAAATCGTTGTCTAACATACGTATACGATCAATTAAGGCAATAAGCACAGTATTTGCGTCTGAAATGACTGGTTTTACCTCTTTTGTAGCCCATTCCCACACGTATTTGATGATGAATCCCATACCCACTGCCATAACAATGGGAAAGCCATATTTGTTTACTAAATCTACTACATCCATAACATTATTCCTTGTGTTAGTAATACAATGCCTACAGCCGCTAGGCCAAAGCTACCCCAGAACATTAGCATACTAGCAGCAAGGATACTAGCTGATAATAGAACAATGCTTAACTGGAACGCAGTGCTGGCATAACCAATCCACGGTAGTTGTGTTTTATAGTGATCACGATCTGCTTCTAACTGTTTAGCCTGTTTAAATAACTCTGGCTTACCTTCTGCGCCTTGATCATATGATAGAGCTTTTAGGTGATGATGTTCTGCTAGCTTTTTATCACCACGAGCATTAGCTTCTTGCCCAGCTAGTTCATAGCTAGTTTGTTTAATACTTTTAGCTTGGTAGAATACCCATAGGTCATTGGCCTGTATGGTATTGTTCATTACTTTGCTGTTCAGACTACCTTGGAACCACATGGTAAATGCCAGTAAGGCTGCAAAGACATTAATTACTAATCCTGCTTTGCTTTTGATCATACTATCAGCGGTTTCTTTCTCGCCACCTTTCTCTTCGTTTTTGCGTATCATTTTGATTACTGTATCGTGTAATGCCATTATCCATTGTCTCCGTTTTTCCAACGCTCTAATATAGCCGCATAGCGTGTAATGCTGTGATTAGTAAAGAAGTTAATTTCTCGACGTTTAAGTCCTACTACAAATCCGCGCCATACGTCTTTAGTTACCTGCCATGCTGTTGGAGCACGTAAATGACCATAGTGATTCATATAGTACATACCACCAAAGTGTTTGTATGGCCAGGGCGGAACACGTGCTACAATATCAGCATTGTTGACGAATCGGAAATGTAGTACACCTGTTGCTTCAATTTTCTTAATGTAATTTTTAGTGCCTACTTTTGGACTACCATAGGTAAACAAAGCCTGTGGACTAGGACAGTCTTCTGAATACTGTAGACGGTACGCAACCAATGTGGCCATTGCGGCTCCTAGACTGTGTCCAGTACACCATACTGTACGTGTCTTACCATGATCGTCGGCTAGGTCTTTTAGTTTAGGCCAAATGTTATCTACACTTTCTTTAAATCCACGATGGATCCATTTTACACCCGAGTCGCTTTTTACTGGACGAGCTTTTAGGTCACTGGCAATATCAGCAAACTCTGTAGGCTGTGTACCACGGCAGGCAATAATCAGATCAGTTTTGTTTTCTAACCAGTACGCTTGACTACCTTTGATATCTATTAAGGTTGATTTAAACCCAAGTTCTTTAAATGCCGCTTTACCTTCCTTTTCATCCAAGTAAGCAAGTTCGCTAATTTTAGCAAATAGCCAGGCTTGTTCCGGAAACGCTCGCATGTTTATTGCAGACATAATACTACTCCTATAAGAATTCCAAAAAATACACCAACGGCAAAGGCTTTGAACATATCTATGTCATCCCATACTGCTTGTTTCTTAAGCCATGCTTTTGTATGTGCTGGTAAGCTGTTGTGCCATCGTTCTAATTTAGTAGGTTCAAACATTAATCTCTCCGAGCGTCGTGTTTGCCATCTGCGCGACTAATACGGTCTACATCTGGACGTAGGCCTAGTGCGTTAGATACTACTGTATCGATACGTATAACGTCATGGTTCATTGTTTTAACACGATTGTCTAATGCTGTGATGATACCGGCCATGCCTTTGATACTGCCAAGCACGCCTTGTAATAGTAATTTAATTGTAAGGTAAACAAAGTACCCGCCGGCTAATGCCATTGCAACGGGGAAGCCTAAATCGCCAATTAGTTTGAAAATATCGCCCATTAACTACTCCTTGAATTTTGTTATTATTATACTAGTATTTATAGATTTTGGTTGACTTTTTGATTAGATGACTGTATAATCATAAAACTATGAGAATAACTAAACTAAATGGTCGATTCAACGCTAACAAAAAATGGGGTTATACTTATTCTATAACCTTTAATGGCTTTGATTGGAAAAGATTCTACGCATTTAAAGCACAGGCCAAGGCAATGTTTGGTGATAGCATTGAGATGAAAAAGTCTTTTTTATGGCGAGAAGATACTGTTTTGTTGCGTTCAGCTCCTTGGGCGTTCCATTATGGCAAATCATCAAAGCCTATGATGATATACTTTCGCGACAAGACTGACATGGAACAGTGTGTGATGATGTTTGCTTTGACATCTTAATATTTTGGTTGACTTTTGAGTAAGTAGGCTGTATAATGCTATACATAAACTAACAACACGGAGCAATAAATGGCATACGTAGTCTACAACAAAGAAACAACTAAAACAATACGAGCTAAAGCATATGGTAAAGAGTATTATGCCACAGAAGCTGCCGCTAAAGCGTTCTTAACACGTATGACCAAAATGGGCTATCGTAAAGAAGACTTTGCCGTAGCAGAAATCAGTGACTTCCGTGCTAACATTGAAAAGTATGAAACAGTTACTAACTTAATGTCAGGTAAACCTGTTCGCCAAAGCGTGAATACTCCATTGAGTTGTGATGTTAGCTCAGAAACATATTGGAGTATGTAAGATTTTGGTTGACTTTTTGGTTAAATGACTGTATAATGTTACACATACACTAACAACACAGGAGCAATAAATGGACTTTCAAGCTATTCACAATGAAGCACAAACAGCAGCAACTAACGCTCAAAATGCATTTCTTAAAACATACGGCGAAATGGCCTACTGTGGTTTTGCCTGGGTTAATGTTTATGTAGATCGTACTAACTCAACAGAAGCTAAGGGTTTACTTGGTGTTGGCTTTAAGAAAGACTACCGTCCTAAATGTTTAAACTTGTGGAGCCCAGGTAACTACCATGGTCAGAGCATGGATGTGTTAGAAGAAGGTGCTCGTGCTTATGCAGAAGTACTGACTAAATATGGCTTTCGTGCTTATGCTGGTAGCCGTGCAGACTAGTATGAAAGTTATTAATACATTGACAGCGTCATTAAATACTAGTATAATAGTTTTATGAATACTAAACGCATAGGCTTTGCTTGTAAGTGGATCGATAGCCCAGATCAGGTTAATGGTATCAAACCGTTAGATGATGCTAAACAGTATAACACTGGCAGTACAACAGTAGCATGGCTTAACCGCCAAACTAAGGAAGTTGCCGAAGAAAAACTATGGGACCTAATGGTAGGTAACATAGAATCAACCCGTAAGTTAGTAGAAAGAATTGGAACATTAAATGGCAACCTTAGGATGGTTCGTATCAGCTCTGATATATTACCAGTATACACTCAGTCTGATTGGAGTTATTTTTGGCGCAAGCCTGATGTCGTTAGTTATTGCGAGCAGGCCTTGGGTAAGGTGGGTGAGCTTGCTCGTAGGCTTGATGTGCGCTTATCTTTTCACCCGGGTCAATTCACTGTACTTGCAAGTGATAATGACGACATTGTTCACAGAAGTATAGAAGAATTCGAGTACCATGCGGACATGATTCGTTGGATGGGCTATGGTCAAAAATTCCAAGACTTTAAATGTAACGTACACATCGCAGGTCGTCGTGGCGCACAGGGCATACGCGATGTATACCCCCGACTAAGTGTTGAAGCACGTAATACCTTAACTATCGAAAATGAGGAGATGAAACATGGACTTGTGGATTGCCTTGAGCTTTATGATCTTGTGCCAATTGTGCTTGATATACATCATCATTGGGTCCGAGAGGGAGAATATATCTCAAGTAATGACCCAAGAGTTGCGAAGGTTATTGAAAGTTGGCGTGGCGTGCGTCCTGCTTGTCATTACAGCGTATCTCGTGAAGACGTATTGGTTGGGCACGATACTAGCGTTGCCCCTGACTACCAACAGCTATTAGAATCTGGCTACAAGAAAAGTAAAATGCGAGCACACAGTGACTTCTATTGGAACACTGTGGTTAACGATTGGGCATTAGAACACCTGGCATGGGCTGACATTATGTGCGAGGCTAAGGGTAAGAATCTTGCGTCATTTGCCTTGTATGAACGTGCTAAAGAGTTAGGCTTAACTAGTTAGTACTCGATGTATATCATCATAGGCTATGGCGTTATCGTCGTAGCCTATTTCTTTGAATAGAGTACGACAATTATCTAGCAGTTCTTTTGTAATAATATGCTTGAATTCACCGTAGAAATGATGGAAATTGTACTCTACGATTGGCGCTATAGCCTCTATAACCTGTTGTTTCTCTTCTGCTGTTAACGCACAGTACCAAGCAATCTGCTGAACAACAGCTTCTGTACGTTGATCGTTGTCCTCTATTAAATCATAGCTTTCATCTATAATACCTTCAAACGTTTTAAACCCATATGACTTCAAGTAGGCTAAATTACCAACTGCACCAAGTAACATGAATGGTTGCTTCATTACAATTGGTTTAAATATCTTTTCAGTTAAGTGTAGTTTGTTGTAATAAAATACTGTTTCGGTAACTATGTGCCACAAGCTGTCATTAGTGCAACGTGGGATATCTGCACTAGCTAACCCAGGTATATACTTGTTATCAATAATTAATGGGGTACTAGGTAAATGTAATTTAATATGATCAACAGCTTTAGTTGATAACTTTGTATTACTATCGGCAATTTCTTCTTGCCATGTTGCTTGTTCGGTTGCTAGTCCAAAACTAATTTGCCCGTGTTCTAACAATAATTCTTCAGCTAATTTGCTTACAAAGTAGCAACGATAGCTACGATCATTACTTACTAATCGATTAAATGTAATATAGTCGTATTTGTATTCTTTAATTACCTGCTTATTATAATTTAACGCATAAAATCCTCGATACCAATCTAATGCCGCAAACCCGTGAAAGAAGTAATATAGCAATCGTGCATTGTATTTTTTAGCATAGTGATCGGCTAATTCAGATATTTCACTGGTGACAATAGTTTTCTGCTTGTGTACATAAGATAAATTATTGATCCCAAAATTTAAAACTTCTTGCGAAACAACTGGGAAATTGTAAGGATGCGAATTGGTGTTATTAAATTCAATTATTTCATCTGCTGTATATTTACTTGGATAATCAAATACTTTAAGATAATCATCTGTTAGTTTATTTAATAACGGTTCCTGATCGTAAAAGAAGATTTTTTCTGTCACACATATAGTACGGGTAAATAATATTATATCATTGATAGTTATTTGCTCTGCATTGGTACTAATAGTTCCGCCGCTAGGGCAATGATATAAATCAAAATCTTTAAACAGTTCTTGATATAAAAATTCGTATACATGATCAACTTGGAGCATTAATGTCATCTCAATTAAAAACAGTAGGATTCATTGGAATCGGCAAACTTGGCCTAGCCTGCGCAGAAGTAATGTCAACTCATTATGATGTTACTGGCTATGATATTTACCCACGTACCAGTGACAAGATAGCAATATCTGATACTTTAGAAGGAGCAGTAACAGGTAAGGATGTTATCTTTGTTGCAGTACAAACTCCCCACGATCCAATCTATGATGGATCACAACCAATTACACATTTGCCAAACAAAGACTTTGATTACACTATTGTAAATCAAGTATTGGCAGATATTAATCAATATGTTACACAGGACCAACTTGTGGTACTAATTTCAACAGTGCTACCTGGTACTACACGCAGGGAACTGCGTAAACATATTACCAACGCACGTTTTATCTATAATCCTTATCTAATTGCCATGGGCAGTGTTGAGTGGGATATGGTTAATCCTGAGATGGTTATTGTTGGTACAGAAGACGGTAGCTTAACTGGTGATGCGCAATTACTTAAAGACTTCTACGCACCCCTTATGGAAAACGATCCGCGCTACGCTATTGGCACTTGGGATGAAGCAGAAGCAATTAAGATTTTCTACAACACATTTATTTCAACTAAAATTGGTTTGGTAAACATGATACAGGACGTTGCTATGAAAAGTGGTAATATAAATGTAGATGTAGTAACAGATGCATTATCAAATGCAACCATGCGTATTATCAGTAAGAAATATCTAACAGCGGGCATGGGCGATGCAGGACCATGTCATCCACGTGATAACATTGCGCTACGTTGGCTAGCTGAGAATTTAGACCTAGGCTACGATATTTTTGACACTGTAATGCATGCTAGAGAAAAGCAAGCAGAAAATCTAGCAGTATACTTAACTGATTTAGCTGACGAACATAACTTGCCAATTGTTATCCATGGTAAGGCATATAAGCCTGATGTAGATATGTTAGATGGTAGTTATAGTTTATTAATTGGGCATTATCTTGAAGAACTTAAAGTTGAGTTTTCGTATAGCGATCCACTAACAGGCGATCACGTAGAAAATGGCAAAGATGCTGTGATATTATTAGCACACAATCGTCAGATTACCTATGGATATACCGGCGAACTGCCCGAACAACAACTATACTTTACTCCCGGTACTAACAGCATTATCTTAGATCCATGGCGTAAATTTGAAAGTCTAAACTATCAAGTAATTCACTACGGAAATACTCGTGGTCAGTATTAATATTGATCCTTTCTGGGATGATAGTTTTAAACAATTAGATTATGCTGTAGAAGCATTTAATAATCCCGCGGACACAGCACAATGGATGGAGCAAGGATATCCGGGTAAGTTCACTGGTGCTATGTGCGACATGCGCAGACCACAGCCAGTTTGGAATCCTATGTTTGTTAAATACTTTAACCGTCTTGGCTGGCAGGATGTAGGCACAAGTTACTATCGCATGAGCAGTGGTACTATATTACCAGTTCACCAAGATACTTATAAACGATACATAGAGTTGTTTGACCTCACAGGTCGAGAACATACTATATATCGTGCTATAGTGTTCTTAGAGGATTGGGCTAGTGGACACTATTTAGAAATTGATGGTGAGCCAATTATTAAGTGGACGGCAGGCGATGTAGTTACATGGTGTTACGATACACCGCACATGGCAGCAAACATGGGATTGACTCCTAGATACACATTACAGATAACAGGGCATATAGATGAAGATAAGCAGTAGCAATGAATGGGGCAAGTTAAAAAGTATAGTAGTAGGTTCAGCAACCTACGCTAACTGGCCTAGTAATGATCCTGTATTCTCACAAGAACATTTAAAAACAGCATGGCACGAAACTCCTGTACCAAGTGGCCCTGTGCCGCAATGGATCGTTGATGAGGCAAATGAAGATTTAGATGAGCTCGCTGGAGTATTAATTAAGTTAGGTATAGAAGTATTTCGTCCCAATGAAATGAATTTTGTTGAACGTGAAGGCATGTACAATTATTGTCCACGTGATAGATTGTTAATTGCAGGTAGCTGTGTTATCGATCCTGCCATGATGTATCCTTGCCGTGACCAAGAAATTGAAACATTAGATTTTGTACTTGGAAACGCAAGCGCAGTAATGCCTATGCCACGCGGCCAAGGTATGATTATGGACGCGGCCAACGTGTGTAGACTTGGTAAAACATGGTTATACTTACTAAGTGACAGCGGTAATCAACAGGCATTAGATTGGTTGCGTAAAAAATTGCCACACATTAATATTGAAGCATGTAACTTTTACAATGGTGTACACATCGACAGTACAATTGTTCCGTTGCGTGAAGGATTTGTTGTACTCAATGCCAGCAGGGTAACACCGGATAATTGCCCTAAGGCCTTTGATGGTTGGACTAAACTTTGGGTAACTGACGTAGAAGCACAAAGTTTTCATGAATACCCCTATGCTAGTAAATGGATTGGATTGAATATGTTAAGCATAGATCCTAATACAGTAATTGTTGATCGAGCACAGTATAGACTTATAGAAGACTTGGAACGTGCAGGCTTTGTAACAATTCCATTACAATTAAGACATAGTAGAACACTTGGTGGTGGATTCCATTGTGTGACTCTTGATTTAGTTAGAGATTAGCGCATTCTGTTAATGTGTTTAATTAAGATTTAACTAAATATTTGTAACATTTGGATATATCATGACCAATAGCTTCGCGAGCTACACACAGGCCTCACTTAATGCTTTGCAATTTAATCTTAAAAGTCAAGATGCGATTAATAAAAAGCAAGAGATACTAACCGGCATTGCTGCCCACTATAAATCTAACCCCACAAGTATATTATTTGTTGGGTTTAGTCCATTAATGTTAGGGGTAACTTACAAACAGATATTTGTCACTAACATAACCGCTGAAACAAAAAATTACCTTGATGCTAGCGACATTAAATACACATATATAGATACAAAGGATTTACCAGGATATAAGAAACAATTCTCCTGGGTAGTAGCAGGTGATGAATATTTTACCTTTGCTAACACAGAAGAAGAGCAACAGACTAGTGTAGAAATAATTGCTAGTCTGGCTAAAGATTTAATAGTCACAACATTACGTGATTATAAAAATCAAAACTTTAAAGACCGTGAGTTTAGCCAACCACAGGCAGTTTATAATCACAGTGATAGTTTAGTATTTTTAGAATATCACAAATATGATTATTCAGATAAAAATGCCTGGGCAACAACAGTATATGAAATGCAAGATACTAAAACACAATCTTATGGTCCGTTTAGTCGTCGAGCAATGTTTTTTAAACAGTTAGCAAAGTTTAGTATCGATGCTGGTGCTAAACAGTTTTATGTACACAAGGATTTAATGTACAAAAGTCTTATACGTAGAAACTATGAGCATGTAATATCAATTTCAATTTAAAGTTTTTCAAGTGAGTATATGGATATCAACGAACAATTACAGCCCATTGTCGCCGGGCTAATAGACAATCTCAAAGTATCAATTGAGCAAGAACTGCATGATAAAGTCAGTGCCGAAGTAATTAAAAAAATTGCCAGTACTGAACTTGATACAGTAGTTGACAGTCTTGTTAAAAAACAAATTGGCGATCGCCTTGATAAATTTAACTTTGCCGATACCAGCAGAGAACAACTAACAGCACAAATTGCTAAGATCACAGCTGATGTCAATAAAACTGTCATTGACAAAGCCAATGTACAGATCACACAAGAAATAAAAAAACAACTTGCTACCCTTGATCTTAATTTAATAGTTAACGAAATTGTTAAATCTAAATTACTCGAGCTGATTAAACTACATAATTTTCCAGAAAGAAGCATAGCGCACACTGCTATAAATTTACAAGGTTTCAATTTATCCGGTGATGCTATAAATGGTGGCATTATACAAAACTTTGGCAGTACTGGTATAGAAGACCGTGCTAGTTTTGTACAACTTACCCTTATGGATCATGCCTGTGCATTTGAAGGTCCTGTGTTTGCACCAAGTGCAAAGATCACAGGTGACCTAACAGTAGATGGCACCTTAACACTCAATGGCACTGTTTTGGAATCAAGTCCAGGCTTTGCACAGTTAGTTGATGCCGCGGGTAATGCAGTTGTTGGAAAACTTGACACCCAATTGTTTACAGGATTCAGTGATATAGTATTTGGTAGAATACAAGAAACTGGAATTGACCTAGATAAGATTACACAAGGCGGTAAAGAAATTGTTAAGGGACCACAATTAGGCTATCACATTGTTGACAGTAACCTGCAACGTGTGGGTGTGGTCAAAGATCTACAAACATCAGGTGAGAACTTACTAAGCGATACCTTATATGTTACACAGCGCAGGGTTGGTGTCAACACCATGGACCCGAGTGCTGTGTTTGCAGTATGGGACGAAGAAGTTGAAATGATTGTAGCCAAACGTAAACAGGACACTGGCTACATCGGAACGGCACGTAAACAACAACTTACACTTGGCAGTAATAACAAAGAAAATATTATCCTTGACACTGACGGTAGTGTTAAGGTTGAGAACTTAGTTGTGGGTCGTGTTGCAATGACATCAGCTACAGCAGTTCCAAACTATGCCGGAGAAATGGCACAGATTGTCTACAATGAATTACCTGCACCCGGTAGTCCAATTGGATGGGTATGTATTGGTGGTTCAAGATGGGCTAAGTTTGGTATAATAGAATAATTTAAACTAACGTAGTCTTAAGGTTAGTATGAAATTGCTGTTGCCAATCAGTTTCAAACATAATACGTTTATTATGCTCGACTATTTCACGTATTTTCTCTAATACATCTGCCTGTGATAATGTAATTAAATATTCCATCTGTTTAAATGCCCGAGCAAACCGGGTAGTTGGATCTTCAATAGTATCATAAGTTTCATCGATAATACCATCAAATGTTCTAAATCCTAAACTGCGAAGATTACGCAGATAGTATTGTCCACTAAACACGATAAACAATCTTTCTGCTATTATAGGTTTAACAATCTTTTCAGTATAGAAACTATAGTCATTATCAAAATTAGTTTCTGCTACGATACTGTATGCAGTTTGATTGTAGATGCTAATAGGAACGATGGTGCTGATACTCATCTCCATGTTATGATATTTAACTTTGCCTATACTATGGGTAATTGGATTGACAGGAACCATGTCACTTTCCCAAATAAAATTATCATTATTGAATAATTCTAGATGTGCAAATTTATAATAGGTTAATATGGATAATTTATCTATGCCTGATACGTGTGCATGATCATATATAAAATCTCTATGAGGTCTACTGGCTCCTAGTAATATATCAAACATTTTTTCTTTAGTATCGTATGGTGTTAATTGTTCCAATGTAGTGTGTTGTTGATAAAACGATCGAGTATTGATAAACCAATCCATCCATAGATCTGAATCAATACCTTTGACATACCCACAGGTAAAATATTTTATTTTATTGGATTGATATCGTCGCATAAAATCAACTGTAGTTCGATGTAATTCTGATACTAATATAACAATGCAATCACAGTGAATTAATGCTTGATCTATATCAAGTTCAAAGTTAGAATTATATGGAAATGGTATATGAAATACTGCGCGAGTTGCTAGCGCAATATTGTCAATTGGAGTGATATTAAGACAATTTAAATGGTATCGGCAAACATCCGAATTTGTATAAACGTTTGCCGATAACATGTATTACTTAGTTGTTACTGGTGTTTTTGCAGCAGTTTTCTTTTTACCATAGTATGGTTTACGTTTCTTAGCTGGTGCAGTTGTTTTAGCTGGTAATGGTGCTAATTTAACTTCTGCCACTGTGCCTGCACGTTGTCTTGTTGGTTTAGCTGGTGGAATGTAAACAGCAGCTGGTACTTCAGCCTTAGCCGGTGGTGTTAAAATTTCTTTAACAGTTTCTTGCGGGGCGCCAAAACCAAAAAGTTGTTTGATAAAATTAATCATGTAGTTCTCCTTGTGTAATATTTATTCATTATATACGCATAGATAAAATTTATTTTAGTTGACATTTTGGTAAAATGACTGTATAATGCTATACATAAACTGTTAATAAGGAAGAACAAAATCCACACTTTTAGGAGCAATAATGACCACTAACGCTTACATCTTTGCTTGGGATCAAAAAGGTATTGACAGCATAATTCCAATTAGTCAATACGAAGAATGGGATAAAAAGAACACGTGGAATGTTCTAACCGATCAACCAACTGAACGTAATCCGTTAAACAGCATCATTCAAAGTCTTGTACTTCGCGCAATTTACAATAGTCAACGTCACTATGAAATCTACAGTATAGATTGTGCATTTCCAATAGACGAAAAAGAGTGGCGTGAGATCTGGCAAGAGAATCCGCAGGGCACAGCAGATCTAATACGTGAGCGTGGTGTTAAGTTATATAGCGATAGAGAAGATAGAAAATCTCAAGTAATCAGTTAGATTTTGGTTGACATTTTGGTAAAATGACTGTATAATGTTACACATACAATAACAAAACGGAGCAAAATATGACAACTTCAATTAAAACACAAGCTGATTTAGATTGGGAAATACAAGCATACGGCATGTCGGAAGCTTCTGTTAAGCACCTTGTAGAAACACAGGCTTTTCCAGGTACAGAATTGATGTTTGCCGCTGGTATGTTAAGTGATGCGCAACAGATTATGGATCCAGAGTTTAATAAAGATGGGTGGGTAAGTCCAGAAACTGCTAACCGTGCTCGTCAATATATGAATGTTGCCAAATATATTATGTTTAACATGATGAAAGACGAAAGGAAGGCTGCTTAATGGGCTTAGACATGTATGCGTATGCCGCAGCCAGAGAAGGGCAACAAAAAGAGTTTTGGCATGATGGTGAGTTTGATCCAGAAACTGGTGACTACGTTAATGCTAAAGTAACCAAACCAATTGAAATTGCCTATTGGCGCAAGCACCCCAACTTGCATGGTTGGATGGAAGAACTTTGGCGGAGTAAAGGCAGTCCACGTGACAGCGATGACGAAGAAACATTCAACGGTATTGAACTTGAACTGACCTGGGAAGATATCGATATGTTAGAGGAAGATATCAATCAAGGCGCACTACCTGGTACAAGTGGTTTCTTCTTTGGTGATCCGGCAGATGATTACTATCGTGGGGATGACTTAAAGTTTATTCAAGAAGCACGTAGTCAACTGTTCTTAGGCTTACGTGTATTTTATAATTCAAGTTGGTAAGGAGAATAGCATGGATAAAATAATTAAACAAATTAAAGGTATTGGTGAAGTTGGTATTGATACAAACGCAAGTCCAGGCAATGGTCCTTACTATGTTAAGCACTATCGCACAGGCTACGATGTCTGTGGCTTTGACTCCGTTGAAGAAGCACTGATGGAGTTGGAATTTGTTGAAGATGGAGCATTAGCTTGATCAATCACACACTACAATGGTTAGGTACCAGCTGTTTGATCACTATGTATGTGATCATGAGTTTCTACCCTGAGCTGTATCCCATCAATATTATACTCGGTTGCTTTGGTGGTGTGTTCTATTTTGCTTGGAGTTTCCGTGTGGCAAATCGTCCGCAGATGTTAGTTAACGCTGCAGGTGTTTTGGTCTGTTTAGCTGGCTTAGTTAAATTATATTTTGCTTGACAAAAGTGGTTAAATAGTCTATAATATGTTACTTGATAATAAGGAAACAACAAATGGTTACTGATGAGTTTCAATACAATAATGAAGAAGAAGCAGAAATGGGTCAGCTTCATGCTATTCATAATAACATGAATCATATTGCCGCAGTACAACGTGAGTTAGCTAAACAGGCTGCACAGCCAAGTCTCGAACATTGCGAAGAATGTGGCGATGAAATACCACGAGCAAGACAGCTTGCCATACCCGGTGTTAGACTTTGCGTTTTCTGTAAAGAACGTGCAGAACGTCATTAATGTTAGCAATCAAATATGCTGATCCATGTAATCTTTCTGATACTGTAACTTTACATTTTAAATTAAGAAACCATGCAGTAACTAGTAAATGGATCGAAAGATTACTGCTAGCTCAAACACACTATCCAATTGATGCTCCTGATAGATTTTATGGATTTGGCTCTATAGAAGAACAAACAGCAGATGCATTGCACCGTATGCAACAATGTATTGCACTCATCAATTCTCATGAACAAATCATTGATCGACAACTGACCAACGTTGCTGATCAAGATACATTAAATTATCTACATCATATTTTTGAAGTATATCACGGGTTACTAGATCAGCAGACACATCCGGTATGGCAGACAGCATCACCAGAAGTTAGGCTAGCATTAGCAGATTTAAACTTACTTGTTCATCGGTGCGAAAGTGTTAATCGAGGTGCACAACCTAGGCACGTAGTGACCTATTATGGGTTGCCTAAAACAGAAACACTGGCCGTAGAAGATTATGCATTGTTTGAACCCGCTATAAAGTTTGGTACTGTGTATTTGAACTATGCCGAAATAGGCAAAACATTAGATGATTTAGCAGTAGATAATGATAGATATATTGCAGATGAAGCATTCCAACCATTTAGACATTATAGTGCAGATTTTAATGTTAAATTTTATTCAACTGATTATAGACAAGTAGATGAACAATATGCTATAATAAAACAATATTATGATACACATAATAAATTTTTTGAACAACGTAATTTACCCTGGGGACATCCGTATTTAAATATTGGTGCAATACCCTTAGCAGATTTAGTTAACACAACAGATGTAATCGAACAAATAGCAACTCGACAATATGTCAAATCAGTAACTTTAATATAAGGAAACACATGTCAACTTTAGTCCCAATGGTAGTAGAACGTACGAGTCAAGGCGAACGTAGCTATGACATTTATTCACGCTTACTTAAAGATCGTATCATCATGTTAGACACTGATGTCAACGAGCATACTGCTAGTTTAATCGTAGCGCAGATGTTGTTCTTAGAAAGTGAAGCACCAGAGAAAGATATCTTATTCTACATCAATAGTCCGGGTGGTAGTGTAACTGCTGGCTTGGCAATTTATGATACAATGCAGTTTATCAAATGTGATGTATCAACTATTGTACTTGGACAAGCATGTTCGATGGGTAGCTTCCTAGCGCAAGCAGGTGCACCAGGCAAGCGTATTGTTCTGCCAGAAGCACGTACTATGATTCACCGTGTTAGTTCCGGTACCCCCGGTACACGTGGTAGTGTACACGTACAAGACCTACAGTTTGAAGATGCTAAACGTAGCTTTGAAGAAAGTGTGCGTATTAACAAACGCTTAACAGAACTGTATGCACGTCATAATACTGCTGGTAAAACGTATGACGAACTTTATGAAGCAATGAAGTTTGACACATTTTTAAGTGCAGACGAAGCTGTTGCCTATGGTCTAGCAGACGAAGTGATTACTAAACGTTAATGACCAAATTATGCCTTGACTTTATCACCGAATCAACACAGCCATTATTTACTGTTTTAATTGATGGCTGTGTAGTATCGGCAGTAGTAAACGATAAAGAATTAACTATATCAGCCGATTTACAATACGGATTCCATACACTGGCTATTTCAGTAACCAATCCATCGTCACCTATTGTATTCACTGATGCAAAATTAGATGGAGTTAGTTTCCGACAAACGTTATATACAATGTTTGCTAATAAGCAATGCAAAAGACAAACAACAACTTTAACAATCACTGATAATATATTATATCTTCCATTTATTAATCCGATAGCGGTATGGATTGCATCCTGCGCAGAAAAAATTCCTGCAAAATTATATGCGCATAGTTTGTATGATGAATTTGAAATTTATTATCCCGAATCTATAGTTATTCCTACTAGTTTTCCAAAAATACTACAAGATTATATGTTGTGTAATACAGACTTTTATATGCATGCTAAATCATTATTATTAGATCCGTATTATAACGCAGAAGTACCGTATGCAAAACTTAGTAAATTAACATATGATGATACTGCATTGTATACTGAATTATTTGCAAATTTAGAATTCTTTAAGAATAATGCACGTACACCAGCGCAGAGCAAATATAACAAATTAGAAACAAGTAAATCTGACTGGAGAGTGTTTGATTTTATTCTTGAAAAAAACATATTGCCCGAGGCACAGTTTCCTGCCCTCTATAAGTTATTGCATGATCTTAATTTAGATGAAATATTACATGGATTTATAGGTATACTTGGCCCAGGTGAATACATAACCCCGCACGTTGATCGTTACGAGGGTATGGAATTTATAATAGAAAAATATGGTGGTTGTGGACAGCTATATATTCCTGTGAACTTTAAAGAAGGCAACTATTTTAAATTTAATAATATTGGATTAGTTCCGTTAGATGGTCCAATGTTAATTAATACTCAACATTTTGCTCATGCATTAATAAACAATAGTAATGAATATCGATTTGCAATAGGTATACACGGATCTCGACTACATATTACAAATAAAGATGATAATGGCTAACTCTAACGTATTCTGTAATACACCTTGGTATGAGGCTCACATCTATTGGGATGGCAGCTTTGGTACCTGTTGTCAAGAGAGTAGGAAATTATACGCAGAATCTGAAACACAATACAACATTAAAACAATGTCTTTAGCAGAATGGTTTAATAGCAGACCTGCTAGAGAATTTCGTATGGATATGTTTAGCAACGAAGGCACTGTTACGTGTAGTCAATGTTATAACGAGCAAGGGGTAAGTGGTACAAGTCGTAGACATCGCAGTAATCAAAAAAGTGTAATTTTTACAAAGCAGGCATTTGGTGAAAGTTTCAAACAAAGTCCAGGTTATAAACAGTTCATGTTTAGTAAAGGTATGGATGGTATGACTAACACTATGCCAATTGATCTACATATTGATTTAGGTAACTATTGCAACTTAGCTTGTAAGATGTGCTGGTCTGGTGCAAGCAGTAAAATTGCAACTCAATATGTCAAGTGGGGGAATGAAGAACATAAACAATATCTTGGTAGTGATTGGACTAAAGATACAGAAACGTGGAATAGATTCTTAAATGAATTACTAACCATTCCTAAACTAAAAAATATACATTTAATGGGCGGTGAAACTTTACTAACAGGTCAATTTGAAGAATTAATTGACTTTATGACTGCACATAATAGATTTGATGTATGCTTTAGTTTTGTCACTAACGGAACAAAGTTTAATGAATCACTAATTAACAAACTAAAAAAATTTGCACGAGTAGGCATCGAAGTAAGTATAGAAACTGTAACTGCGCATAATGATTATGTTAGGCAAGGTACTAATACAGCAATAGTATTAGAAAATATACAAAAATATATACAGCACTGTACTGATACGTCAGTGTCGGTCACTATACGTCCTGCTATAAGCGCATTAACAGTTGGTTATTATTATACGTTATTAGAATATTGTTTAGAACATAAGTTGATGATTAAAAGTTTGCTCGTAACAACTCCAAAATATTTAGACATTAAGGTGTTGCCGTATGCAATTAAACAAAACTATCTGCAACACTATACAACTATAGTAGATCAGCTAGCGGACATTGATATTGATATTGATTTTAACGAGAGTGATGCAGGTAATTATAAAAAATCTATTAAACAACAGGCTATGCAAATGATCAATATACTTACACCTGTATTGATAGATAACGAAGATGGCTTACCAGAATTAGTTACTATGTGCAAAAAATGGGATACTGAATATAAATTCGATGCAATTACATTATATCCAGAATTAACCAAGGTGTTTGATCAGTATGGATACTAACCAAACCTACCAAGTTGACCTTTCGATACTACTCAAACCTCGTTGGGTCAATACGCCGCCGACTATTAGAATTGGCTTAAATGATACATTAGAAAATATCACATTAGATAAAGATACTTGGTTTGATTATAGCTACATGTCTGCATCTACTACAAATAAATTACAAATTGAATACTATGGTAAAACTAATGCAGATACTGATATAGATAATAACAAAGATACCGCGGTCATAATTGATCAAATAAAGATCAATGGTATATCTAGTCCCAAATTTGCATGGGCGGGCGTATATACTCCTACCTATCCATTACATTATATCAACGACAATCCTACTGCAGCAAGTACTTTGTCTCCATTCACTTATATGGGATGGAATGGAATTTGGACATTGGAATTTACAATACCTGTATTTACATGGATACATAACGTTGAAGGTTTAGGTTGGATTTACGACTAGTTGCAAATTTTGGTTGACTTTTTGGTAAATCGACTGTATAATGTATTTTGTAAGTTAATTAAACAACAGGAGAATTAAAATGCGATTCGAAGTTAGTTACAAAACTTTAGCACGTGGACTTAGTGAAAGTGGTGGTGTTATCCACGGTACCGATGGTCCAAGTAATTATGTTGTTGTAGTAGAGGCGGCAAACCAGAACTATGCAGAAAATCAAGTACGCAATATGAATGGTGGTGCTGATCGTTGTATCATTCAATATGCACGTCATATTGGTTAAGGAGAAATAAATTATGGCAAGCAAAGAATCAAATCGTACTATTGTAACAGGTGTTGATAATTTCACAGTCAACATCATGGACAATGGTTTTACGGTAGAGTACACTGGTAATAACAGTGACAATGATTGGATCACTTCGAAAACAATCGTAGGTGATGTTGATAAACTATGTGAAATCATTCGTGGAATTGTTGTTATTCCACGTTCTTAGGAGATATTATGTCTTTATTTAAAGTAGCAGGTGTTAGTACACTAAATGGCCTTACTAAAGTACGTTTTGCTAATGACTTTGTTAGTCGTGTTAAGATGTTGATTAAATCAGGTCATACTGACATTGAATTAATTGAACTAGCAGAACCATTATCCAAACCAGAAATAGTTGCGTATCTTAAAACCACTGACTTAATGCAGACAGCTCGTTATGCAGAAGCAATTAATTTGTCGGATGAAAAGTATAACACTGTCAAATTTGTTAAACCTGCAATTAGTTTAGAAGCAATTAAAGCACGGGTAGGCATTGTTGCGTAGTAAGAAAAAGCCCGTGTAATGCGGGCTTTTTAATATGCAACAGTTATATAGTTATAACATCATAGTATAATCCTGTTACAAAATATTTACACCTTAAAGGTTAAATACTGATAACGGCGCCCTGTTATATTTCCGCCGCTTATCGGAGGAATACAGAATGCGTAAAATACTATTGTTGTTAACAGCATCTTTGATTCAAACTGCGGTTGCTGCTGATTTACCCAAGGAAATGTACATGCCCAATGATGCTGGTGGGTTTGTTGTATTAACAGTAGAAGCATGTAGATTCAAACAAGTGGCAAAGGACTATCCGTATCGAGCGTATGCTGTCAATCACGAAGGCTGTTGGGATAGTCCAGATACATCAGATGTTCCTACACAAATAATGTCAAAGTCGGAAGGCGCACCAGAGGCCCCAACCATCCGAGTTATATCAATGGTTAACACTTGGTGGGAAGAAGGCGGCAAAGCAACGTTCATGCAACGAAATTTTAGTCCAGAAAAGAAACGATATTTAAGTAATGGTACAATTGAAATGACATTAAAGCCAATTGTAGTAAAACCGTAGGAAGTAACATGAAAACACGTAAACTAGTAAGGAAAATGTATAGAGCCTGTGTACGACACAATGTAATAAAACAAAAGAAATTGTGGCTAAAATTGATTAAAAAGTCATTAAAACATAAACATACTGAAACTATGCAATAAATAGTTGATATATGCTATCTAGTATATGCTGGATAGCATATACTGAGGTATGTTAGTTAACACACGATTTTCGGCCTCGTCCGTGTATAATTAATAGTATACACAGAGGAGAAGTTAAAATGAAAGTAAGCGTTTTATTAACAGCAGTATTATTAGCAGTTGCAAGCATTGCATCAGCTGAAGAAGTTAAACAGAACACTAACACTCAACATCAACTATCAAAACGTCCTTATGCAGCGCCTGCTGTAGATAAGGAAACATTTGATGGCGCGGTTGTTGATAAAAAAGAAGTAGAGAAACCTACACATTTAAATTTACACATGTTGGGTAAGCGTCCGTTTATGGAAAAAGCGACTGACTAAAGAAATTGTTGTAGCCGTAAGGCAAAGTTGTAAAGTAAGGCATGTTGGACGGCGGTTCGATTCCGCCCAGGTCCACCAAAAGTATATTGTCACTAAGGTCCCGTAAGGATTATGTCTTTGGCGAGATAGTATGCTTCTGATGGGCCTGACCAGGTTTCGACAGCGTGAGATAGGATAACAACTCAACACGTGGGGTCACGTAAAATACAAATCTTGTAAATGCAAAAACATCTACAACTGGTGCTGTAAAAGTATCTATGGGTCGTGGCTTCCGCTTCGGTTCTGCTACTCGTACAGCAACGTTTGCCTAAGAAACAAACACCACGGGGTAACTATACCTTGTAATCAAAAATAGTAGAAAGCTCACTTCGGTGGGCTTTCTTTTTGCTTGACATTTTGATTAACTGAGTATATAATAGCATTTGTAAGTTAATAATCAATAAGGAAAAATATGAGCTATCCAGACAAAGATCCTAAAGATATTTATGGACAAGACCTTATTAAGGTATTTGGACCGCAGGCACAGCGTAGACATATCAGTACGTTGACTGCACAAGAAAAGCAAGCTATCTTGGACAAAGTACCCGACTATGTTGAGACAGACGATTTAGGTAATAGACCTAGCTTTTTTCAAATTACCAATAAGATACTTTGGGTGCTACAACAAACACAGGCTTTAAATGGTATTGATTTAGATTGGTGCCCAACATTAGCTAACCGTGCAATGAAACGCCACCCGGATCATTATTTTCCTGTAAATAAAGCATATAAAAATAATTCAGTACAGCGTGGTATATGGTTACGTCACTTACTAGGCGATATTTTATTTCAATTTGACCCAAATCATGTGCTTATGGGTTTAGCACGTAAACTAAGCGATGGCACAGCTAACTTAAATAACGGGCAACATCGTACAGTAGGTTGTATTATTATAGGTATTAGAGAAGTGCCCATTGAATGGCAAGAAAGTGATTTAGAAAGTGTTGACGTAGACTTGTATGCGACTGATAACCTACACACCCTTTCAGCTAGTCCGTTTGATGAGTTCCGTATCCAAGTGCGCCGTAATCAAGTGCGTAAAGCAGAAGGTCGTACAGACCTTATTGCAGATGATATTAAATGTGAACATATCTTTGATATTCATGCACGATATGGCAGTCGTTTTGTAGAAAAAGGCCAGGAAGAAACATTAGCACGTGAATGTACAGGTGTTGGTAACATGATCAAATACTATGACACATATGGTGCTGATATCTACGAACGTGCTGTTAGTATCTGTTGCAGTGTGTTTTCTAAGGCTACACTAGCAACTGGTAATGCTTGGGGCTTAATGGAGTTTTTACGCGAGCAAACCAATAATGGCAGTTGGGAAAATCCCGCCGAGTTAGATTGGGCTGTTCAACAATCGCTACTATACAAATATAGCGATCCTAAGAAAAGTGGAATGCATTTAGATATTAAAAAAGCGTTTGTTGATTTCCTAGATAACTCTAGTAAGGCAAACTTGTATATGGATTGTCCAGAGCCTCGTAGAATTGCTGGCGGAATTCTTAAGTTATGCCAAACATCTAACCCAGAATTAACATGGGCACCAGTTAACTATCAAGGTCGAGATGTATTAGATGCACTCAAGTCATTCTTTGTAATGCCTAAGGCCTAAAATGGTGCATACTGAAATTAATCAGCAGATACAGGATAGACGCCTACATTCTGGCAATGACGACGATACCTATTATAATGAATCCTTATATGGTTATGCCTGCGAAAACTTTACAGATCCGTATGTACTATTCAAATTGGCTATCTACGGATATTATATGAAACGGTATAAATGGACTAAAGTTGAAGCAGATTGGTTTATTGATACCCAAAAGGAAAATTCAGTAAGTTGGACCGACGGTGTTCAAACATACTATTATGATTGGGGTAAAGGTAAAAATAAAGTAACAGATGATTATCTACACTATCCTAACCTAGATCATATTATTCCAGCTAGTATTGGGGAGAAACCAGATAACAGCCCGCAAAATTTCCGTATCCGTTGCCGTAGATTAAATGAAAATAGAGGCAATACCAACACAGATAAAGAACGTCGTGCTACTATAATCGATATGTATCTCGATATGGGTATAGAAGAACGTCGATCATTATTAAATTATCTATCAAATCTCTTGACATAAATATTTTTCTGTAATACACTATGTATTTCGTGCCTAACCTAGGGCGTGTACATATTTTTATTTGCTTAATAAAGGAGTAACAAATGAAGTTTAATCCATTACACGATCGTGTAGTAGTCAAACGTGTCGATGCCGACACACAAACAGCGGGGGGCATTATTATACCCGATGCAGTTGCAGAGAAGCCAGATCAAGGTGTGGTTGTTGCAATTGGCGCAGGCCGACGCACAGAAGCCGGCACACTTGTACCAATGACAGTTAAAGTAAATGACCTTGTGTTGTTTCCGCGCCATGCAGGCACTGTGGTTAAAGTAGAGGGCGAAGAAGTACTAGTCCTAGACGAAGAAGAAATTTTTGCAATTATCGAGGGGAAATAATATGAGTGCTAAAGACGTACAATTTGGCGAGTCAGCTCGCAGTAAAATGATTGAAGGAGTGAATATTTTGGCAGATGCTGTCAAAGTAACACTTGGCCCCAAAGGCCGCAATGTTATTATTCAAAAATCTTGGGGTGCACCGCACATCACTAAAGATGGTGTTAGTGTAGCTAAAGAAATTGAATTAAAAGACGCACTACAAAATATGGGTGCGCAGATGGTTAAGGAAGTCGCGTCAAAAACCGCAGATTTAGCGGGCGACGGGACTACAACTGCTACAGTTCTAGCACAGGCAATTGTGCGTGAAGGTAACAAAGCAGTGGCCGCTGGTATGAATCCAATGGACCTCAAACGTGGTATTGATCTAGCTGTAGCCGCAGTGGTAGAACAGTTGGCTAAAATTGCTGTGCCATGTGATACTACACAAAGTATCGAACAAGTAGGTACTATCTCAGCTAACAGCGACAACACAATTGGTAAGATTATTGCCACAGCAATGGAACGTGTTGGCCGTGAAGGTGTTATCACAGTTGAAGATGGTAAATCCTTGGAAATGGAATTGGAAGTCCTGGATGGCATGCAGTTTGACAGAGGTTTTTTATCGCCTTATTTTATAAATCAACCCGACAAACAGGTTGCAATCTTAGACAATCCCTACATCTTATTATTCAATAAGAAAATTAGCTCAATCAAGGATATTCTTCCTGTGCTAGAGCAAGTACGTGGTGCAGGTCGCACATTGTTTATCATTACAGAAGACCTAGAAGGCGAAGCACTAGCAACATTAGTCATCAACAGTATGAAAGGTGTGTTAAAAGTTTGTGCTGTTAAAGCACCAGGCTTTGGTGATCGTCGTACAGGTATGATGGAAGATATTGCTGTGTTAACCGGCGGTACTGTAGTAGCCGAAGAGTTAGGTCTTAAACTTGAAAATGTTAAGTTAACTGATCTAGGTCAAGCGGCACGTGTCGAAGTAACTCGTGACACAACTATCATTATTGATGGTGCTGGTACACGCCAAGCAATTGACGATAGAGTTTCATTAATCCGTACACAAATTGACCTAGTTGAAAGCGACTACGACAAAGAGAAACTACAGGAACGTGTGGCTAAACTTGTTGGCGGAGTAGCAGTGATCAAAGTGGGTGCAAGTACAGAAGTAGAAATGAAAGAGAAAAAAGACCGTGTTGATGATGCTCTACATGCTACACGTGCCGCAGTGGAAGAAGGTGTGGTGCCAGGTGGTGGTGTAGCTCTAATCCGTGCTAAACAGGTAGTGTTTGGCTTGAAAGGTGCAAACAATGACCAATCAGTGGGTATTGACATTGTCTTACGTGCAATTGAAGCACCATTGCGTAGTATTGTAGAAAATGCCGGTGGTGAAGCTAGTGTTGTAGTTAACGAAATTGCCAATGGCACAGCTAACTACGGTTTCAATGCTGCAAATGACACCTACGGTGACATGATTGAAATGGGTGTAGTTGATCCTGCTAAAGTTTGTAGAGTTGCGCTACAAAATGCCGCAGGTGTTGCTGGCCTATTGCTTACATCAGAGGCAGCAATTTATGAATTGCCAAAAGATGACAAGGCAGATGTTGGCCACGGCATGATGTAATTAACTATAAGTTAATTGTTCCTAAAAATAGCACCTCCGGGTGCTATTTTTTTTTGCCTGGAATAAATACTGTATAATTCATTAAATGGGGAATATAGGAACCATGGCAAATAGTAATTTCGTAGTACACAACGGGCTCACAGTTGGGCCGACAACAATCGATGCAACAAGCGGTAACGTTTCAATTCCGGTAGGAAAGATGATTACCATTGGTAACATTATTTTACGTGATAACGGTGATGGACAATTAGCTGTACGTGACATCACAGACAACAGCGATGCAATCATCAATGCTACTTTAGATTCTGGATCACAGACATTAGGTAATATTCAAATTGGTAATAACCATATTGAATCAATTAACGCCAACGGACAACTTAGTCTTCGTCCAAACGGTACCGGTAATATTGCGCTTAGTTCAAATACCATTGATGTTGGGCGAGGCGGAGTCACAACTATTTCAACAGGCGGTACCTTCACAGGCGCTAATTTAACATTAGCACCGGGCGGAGCAGGATTTGTTGTTGTTACTGGTAATTTACAAGTTAGTGGTAATTTTGTTGTTAATGGTACTACAACAAATATTAACTCAACGAATTTAGTTATTGAGGATAAAAATATTGTCCTTGCTGACGTTGCTGCACCTGATAATACTACTGCGGATGGTGGTGGTATTACACTTAAAGGTGCTACAGATAAAACTCTTAATTGGGTTAATGCAACTGCTGCATGGACATCATCTGAAGACTTTGCCTTGGCATCTGGTAAAGTTTATAAGATTAATGGTACCTCAGTATTAAGCTCAACTACACTAGGATCTGGCGTAACAGGTTCTAGTTTAACTTCAGTTGGTACGTTGACTGCACTTACAGTTAGCGGTGCAATCACAGTTAACAGCGGTAATGGTGTTACAGCCTTAATTAACGGTGGTACTAACGGAGTAGGTAATATTGGTTCATCAACTACAGGGTTTAACACAGTATTTGCTAAATCGACATCAGCACAATATGCTGACTTGGCAGAAAACTATCAAGCAGATGCAGCGTATACACCGGGCACAGTGGTACACTTTGGTGGTGAGTTCGAAGTTACAGCATGTGATACGGATATGTGTACTCGTGTGGCAGGTGTTGTATCTACTGCTCCGGCACACTTAATGAACACTGGTTTAGCGGGTGACAACGTAGTAGCACTAGCATTAACGGGTCGTGTTCCATGTCTAGTACAAGGCAATGTACGTAAAGGTGACATGATGGTAAGTGCAGGCAATGGCCGAGCAAGAGCAGAAGCTAATCCAAGTGTCGGATCAGTAATTGGTAAAGCAATAGAAAACTTTGATGGTCTAGAAGGCGTTATTGAAGTAGTGGTAGGCATTAGGTAATTAAACACTAAAATAGTATTAAAATAGAATAGGACCTTAGGGTCCTATTTTCGTATAAATACTTAGAATAATACGAGAATCTCAATGGCATTAACTAGACCAACCGCAGCTCAGATTAATACAGTGATCACATCCATCAGTGATCCAATAATGGTATTAAATCAAGGTAGCACTGCAGCCAATATAGACATTGGTTTTGTAATGAATCGTACCAATGGTACAGTGGCTAATATAGCACTATTTTGGGATGAAAGTGCTAATACTTTTGCTACAGCATTTACTACGAATTCGGGTAGAACTGATGCTAATATTACAATTAGTGAATATGCTAATATTAAAGCAGGTACAATATTTGGTAACATTGGCGGCGGAAGTACATTAAGTAATGTCTATGTTACTGGCAGTCTGTTACCTGCAGCAAATGTCACGTTTGATCTAGGCAGCCCAACCCAACGTTGGCGTGAGGGGTGGTTTAGCGGTAGTACAATCCACATCGGTAGTGAATCTATCAGTGTAGACACCAATGGTAAATGGATGTTTACCAGTGATGGAACCACTGTAGAGTTAGGTAAAAATAATGATTTCAATCCGCCCAATGCAAACGTTTCTGGTGCAGTTACCGCAGGTAGTATTAATGTCACTGGGTTTGTGTCACAGGGAACAGGAACGTATGTAACACGTCAATATGTCCTACACGGCACAACAACTAATGCTACAGAAACAGAGATACTAACAGTAGGTGCAGGTACAAGAATGCCTGTAAATACAAATACCACGGTACTGTATGATATACATATCGTAGCAAGAAGAACTGATGCCACCGGTGAATCTGCCGCATGGGAATTAGAAGGCTGTGCGGATAATTTTTCAGGTACAGTAGCTGACGTTGGCGATGTGTACGAAATTGTTGTAGCACAAGATGATGTAACATGGGATGTTGATGCTAGAGCAGACGACACAAATAATAGTATAAACTTGTATGTTACAGGTGCAGCAAATAAAACAATCCGCTGGACCGCAGTGGTTAAAACAATTGAGGTAGCAGAATAATGTCGGCACGTATACGTTCATTTAAATTTGACAATGTATCAAAGAAAATATCTATTGCAGGGCAGGTAGTATCCGATGGATCAACTAGTACCCCTACAGTATCTGGTAATTTGTCAGCAAATACGCAGGGTAATATTACTTCTGTGGGTACATTAAGCTCGCTGGTTGTAACTGGTAATATATCAGCAGCAAATTACAATTATGCCAATGGTGTTAGTATATTAGCAGGGGTTATAGCTAATGCAGGAGCACAGTCTGCATCAATAGCATCGCTGAATACAACTAAGGCAAATCTGAGTGGTGCAACATTCTCTGGACCAGTTACGACTACAGAATTATTTGTTACATCCCCGGGTGGTGACGAGGGTGGACAACTTAACCTAGCTCCGTCAGCGACCAATACTACTTTAGCTGGCAATGTTGTTATTGATGTATTCCAAAATAGATTAAGAATTTTCGAAGGAGGCGGAACAGCTCGCGGTGGATATTTTGATCTATCAGGATTAAGTGCAGGTGTAGGTACTAACCTAGCCGCAGGCGGTGGCGGTTCTCCGGGCGGAACAAATTCACAAATACAATTTAATAATTCTTCTTCGTTTGGTGGTGCATTAAGTTTATATTACTTTTCAGGTAATGGTGTAGTTTTAGCCAACGCTGCCGTTGCATCAACTTCAACTACGACCGGTGCACTGCAAGTATCTGGTGGTATTGGTGTAGCTGGTAATGTGTGGTGTGGTCAAGTTTATTCAACTAATAATGGCAACGGTACTAACTATAGAATCGGTGATGACGCTTGGTTGGGTGATGTGAATACAGCAGATACTGCACAAATAATGGGCGCACAGAATGGTAATAATGGTTATTTACGATTTGGTAATGTAGGTACAGAAACATTAGGTCGTGCCGGTAGTGGTGCGTTAACCTGGACAGGTACGTTCTCTGCGGGCAACATTAATTCCGATAATCATAATTATGCAAATGGTACTTCGATAATTACCACATTATCAACTACTATTACCACTGCTAACACTAACATGAAAGGATATGTTGATGGGCAGATATCGACTACTAGTTCATCAGTAACCACAGCCAACACCAACATGAAAGGATATGTTGATGCGGCTAATACTATACAGTCAAATCAAATAGCAGGTGCCAATGCTGCTATAGTTACTGCTAACACAGCACTTAAAGGTTATACTGATGCTGCAATTACTACAGTTACCAATTCAGTTACTGGTGCTAATGCCGCAATACCTGTCTATACTGCTGGTATCACTGCTCCAAGTAGCCCAAAATCAAATGATGTATGGTACGATACTGCAACAGATATAACATTTTTATATATAAACGATGGTGATAGTAATCAATGGGTTGATATAACATCAACTCCGCTAAATGTTGCAGTATCTACGGTAACCGGAACCACGTTAAGTATTTCGGGCGCCGGATCTATAGGTACTACATTTAGTTCTGGAGCACATACTATTACTGGTAGTCCTACTACTGCCCTTATTAATGGTGGTACAAATGGAGTAGGGAATATCGGAGCTAGTGGTGCTACATTTAATACTATATTTGCAAAATCAACTTCGGCTCAATATGCCGATTTGGCAGAAAAATATACATCAGATAATGAGTATAACCCAGGTACTGTTTTAATATTTGGAGGATTACAGGAAGTTACAATATCAACCAACTCGCATGATCCTACGGTTGCTGGGGTCGTAACTACAAATCCTGCATATCTAATGAATAATGATATTATCGGAGTAGCAGTTGCACTAACCGGAAGAGTACCATGTCAAGTAAAGGGGCCGGTAAATAAAGGTGATAGATTAGTTTCCAGTAGCACTCATGGTACAGCACAACGATTAAGTATGAGTGAATATACTCCGGGTTGTATAATAGGTAAGAGCTTAGAAACAATCGAAACTAACGAAATTAAATTAATTGAAGTAGCAATAGGAAGATTTTAATCATGGCAGGATTTCCAACTGGTCCAACCAATGGGCAACAAGTAACAGCAAATGGAATTACATACACTTATAATAGTACCAAAACAGCTTGGGTGCGCAATACTACAGCTGGTACAAACTTAACAGCGGCAAGTTTAGCAGTTACAAATAGTACAGCAAGTACTAGTTCGGCCTCGGGTGCCTTAATAGTAACAGGCGGTGTGGGCATTGGCGGTAATTTATATGTTGCCGGAGCAATAAACATTGCTACATTAGGAGTAACTACGCTTACAGTTAGTACAACTTCGTCGCTTGCCGCTGCAACAGCCGCATCTTTATCTACAGCAACAATAGTGGCATCAGGTACAACGCAAGTGCAGTCACTTGGTATAGGTACTGCTGCAAGTGGAATAACAGGTGAGATACGTGCAACAAATGCCATTACAGCATTTTATTCAGACAAACGATTAAAAACAAATTTCAAAACAATTGAAAACCCATTAGACAAAGTAGATCAACTTACTGGACTAATGTACACACAAAATGCATTAGCTGAACAGTTTGGGTATAATGATTACTCACAACAAGTTGGCGTGTTTGCACAAGATGTACAACAAGTACAACCAGAAGCAGTCAAACCTGCTCCATTTGATATTGCTGAAGATGGTACAAGTAGTTCGGGCGAAAACTACCTTACTGTACAATACGAAAAATTAATTCCGTTATTAATCGAAGCAATTAAAGAATTAAGGGCTGAAGTAAATCAGTTAAAAGGACTTTAACGTGGCAGTTAGCTTAACTACTTCTAACTATAATCTATTAGACCCATCATCTTGGACTGCTGGATCTGGCAGTGTTGGTATATTTTCTGCAAATGGTGATACTGGAGAACAAAACAGATATATTGGCACGGATCCCTGGGGCAATGCTGCAATGGTTTGGCAATCAGTTCCATCGGGCAATAGTGGAGCCGACGGCGGATGGAACACTAGTGGAGTATCTATCGATTCATCTAAATTATATAGATTTTCTGTCTGGGTTAAACGAACATCAGCAACTGGCGGCGGAACATTCTACTTTGGTCTACAAAGCAGTTCGGGTTCTACAGTAGGATTAGATAATGATGTTGTAAATACCAACCCATATTTTGATTATCGCGGAACTTCTGCGTTAACACAAAATCAATGGTATCTTTTTGTGGGTCATTGTTATCCAGCAACATATTATAGTCGGTTGCCACACGACGACAGTGGATATTATACCACCTCAGGAAGAGTTGGGTGGAATGCAGGTAATGTACCAAACGATTGTAGGTGGGTAGCAGGAACAACTACTGCGGTGCATCGAACATATCATTACTATTGTGCAGAGGCTACTACCCATCTTGAATTTTTCTATCCGAGGATCGACTGCATTGACGGAACACACCCGTCAATACAGAGGTTATTGTCTAATCCATCTGATTCGGAACGAATTACTTTTCCTGATTCTACGAGTCAAAGTACTAATTTTGACAGTGCAAAAGATGCCGGAAAACTAATGTCTACTACAACATTTACGAGTTCAGGTACCTGGATTAAACCACCGGCGTGTACTCGAATTATTGTTAAAGTAGTCGGCGCCGGCGGTGGCGCCTCTGGGTATTGCGAAAGTGGCGGCGCCGGCGGTTACTCAGAAAAAGTAATAGATGTTGCACAAATATCTACTGTTGCAGTTACAGTAGGCGGCGGTGGGGGTGCTGTTGGTTACTACGCAGCAGGTGGAAACGGTGGTACAAGTTCATTTGGGTCTTACTGCTCCGCCACCGGCGGGTATGGAGCAAACCAACATGCAGGTCATACAGGTGGCCACGGTGGGGTTGGTTCTAGTGGTGATGTCAACTTTCTAGGTGGCACAGGGACTGGCCACGGAAATACTGGCGGCAGAGAAGCAGTTGGCACCGGCGGAGCGGGTTATTGGGGCGGCGGAAAAAGAGCATCACATTCCACTAATGCTGATGTTGGCTATTCAGCGCCAGGCGCTGGTGGATGTGGCGGAGCAATGCAAGGATGGGTAGGCAGTGCAGGTGCCTCGGGATTAGTTGTTGTATATGAATATAGATAAGGAATTATCATGGCAATTACATTAACCGCAACAGGAATCACTTTTCCTGATTCTACGAGTCAAAGTACCAAATTTGACAGTACGATAGATGTGGGTAGAATTATTAATATAACTTCATTTACTACAACGGGTACTTGGACCAAACCTGCTGGGTGTACGTCTGTGTTAGTTAAACTTGTGGGCGGTGGCGGTGGCGCCGCTGGGTATTGCGAAAGTGGCGGCGGTGGCGGTTATTCGGAAAAGGTTATTGATGTCACAGCAGTTGCCACAGTTGCAGTTACAGTAGGCGGTGGTGGTTCCTCGGTTGGTTACTACGCAGCTGGCGCAGCTGGTGGTACAAGTTCATTTGGTGCATACTGTTCTGCAACTGGTGGTGGTGGTGCAAATACAGGAGGTTCTCACTGTGGCGGCAACCCGGGATTAGGCAGTGGCGGAAGTATAAATCTATATGGCGGAGTCGGAACAGGTCACACAAACCATGGTGGCCATTTCCCTGGTGGTCAAGGCGGCGGAACATTCTTTGGGTCGAGTGGCACAGTAAATCGAGCCACCACAAGTAATAAATTATATAACGGATCACCAGGAACAGGCGGGCCTGGTGGTAGAACAAATGATGGCAGCGGCGGCGCTGGTATTGCAAATGGCGAGTCCGGTCTTGTTATCGTTTATGCATATAGTTGAGGGAATAACATGGCAATCACATTAGGTATAAATGGTATTACTTTTTCAGATAATTCGATACAATTATCTAATTTTGACAGCTCGATTAGTACAGGTAAGTTATTATCTATATCGACCTTTACAGCATCAGGCACATGGACTAAACCATCTGGCTGTACGAATATTGTAGTTAAAGTTGTTGGTGGTGGTGGTGGTGGTTCATCATACTGTGAAAGTGGTGGTGGTGGTGGATTTAGTGAAAAGAGGCTGGATGTAACCGCAGTTTCTACTGTTGCAGTTACAGTAGGTGGCGGCGGCCTATTAGCAGCTTATTCCGGCGGCAACGCTGGTGGTACAAGTTCATTTGGTGCATACTGTTCTGCCACTGGTGGATATGGATCTAATCAGAATCTTGGTCATACAGGTGGGTTTGGTGGTGTTGGATCTGGCGGCGATATTAATCTATACGGTGGATCCGGAACCGGTCATGGTAATTCTATGGGCAACGGAGCAATAGGTAAAGGCGGCCCTAGTTATTGGGGCGGAAATTCTAATTTAACTGGACGACATCAAAATCCTGGTGGAACAAGAACAGCGGCACCTGGAGCAGGTGGTACAGGCGGTGTTACAAACGAAAATTTAGGTGGCCAAGGTGGGATGAATGGGCTAGTAGTTGTATGGGAATATAAATAAAGGAGTGCAGTAAAATGAAAAGAGCATTAATACATAGTGCAGAACCAGGTAGAGTTTGTGACGTAGTAGAGATTGGTAGTGAATTTGAAGTATCCCCAGATTTTAGTTGGATTGATTGCCCAGACGATACAACATCATCGCACACCTATGATGCAGACACACAGACATTTAAAGCATTTGATATGTTATCAATGCCGGGGTTTACTGAAAATGCATATAAAATTGCACGTTCGATTGCATATACAGACATTGGTAATCAATTGGATATGTTATATAAAGAATTGCAAGCAACGGGTACAATTAGCAATGTTGGTCCGTGGTCAACACACATAACAGCAGTTAAAGGTGCAATACCAAAAGATGATCCTGCCGCAGTACTAGCGTGGAATATTGCACAGGTGCAAGCAAATAACCCGCAATAGGTTGTAATACACAATCGTTTCGTGTATAATATTAGTATGACCACATACTCGAAACGATTTTCAATAGCACACTGGGATAGACTCTCAGAAGAACATGCTGATGCTTATTATACAATGTTTAAGAATGCAAGTCCTGAATTTTTAGACAATATTCACGATATCTACTTTGGCAAATACTTTTACTATAATTACAATGGTGTAGATAAACGATGTGGAAATCCAATGGGAGTCGAAGCATCGGACACTCACATTGATTACCTATTTAAAATACAAGAAGAACTTGGTGTTGAAATATCACTTACATTTAACACTGTTCAAGTACCGCACGAAGTAATATTCAATTACGAAATTAGACAACAGTTTGTGCAATGGATTGGTTCATATTATGATCGTGGATTACGTAGTTGTACTATGTCAAGCGAACACATATTGCGTACAGGTGAGTTACAAACACGCTGCCCTGATATGCGATGGAAAAGCACAGTAAATCAAATTGTATCCGACGCACAGCAATTTATTGACTATGCGTATCTTGGATACAATACTATTTTATTAGACAGAAGTTTAAATAGAAACATTAAAGAACTTAAAAAGATTAAGAAGGCACAGGACTATCTTAATGGCAAAAACCCCCAAAAGAAATTACTAACATCATTGCTGATTGCCGAAGCATGTGTTTACCATTGCCCGTTTAAGAAAGAACACGATAGCGTAGGCGAAGTTATAAGCACTGAGTATTTTAGAGATGCCGCCAATCTTTCGTGTAATGGCTGGCGTGGTTCGGAAGCATTTAAACAATTACCGCGAGTGGGCATTGACTTAGTTGCTGTTGATGCAAAAACATTAAATCAATTTTTAGATCTAGTTGATATATTTAAATTCTCCGGACGATTAACTCAAGCACCATTCCTTGCTAAAGATGCCAAGTATGCTAAAGCAGTATGGTTTTATAAGACACAAAAACTAGATCAACAGAACACAAATATTGGCAACACAGTATACGCAGATAACTATAAAGATATAGTCGATAATAATCTTGCACCGTTACACGATTGGATTCCTGGTTGGATTGATACACGATTTACTAAAGAAGATTATAAAACAACTTACACAATTTATACTGGCATATGGTCGACTGCTCCGGGTAAGAAGTTAGAGAAACTATTAACAACGTGTAGAAATCAGTGTTGGGATTGTCATCAATGCGAACGTACATTTGGTACAGATGATATCGATTCTGCATTGCAACTAAGGAAAGTAGTATGAGAAACAAAATTGAAAGAATAACTATTGTAGGAGGCGGCAGTTCGGGATGGATGACAGCGGCTGCTATATCAAAACAATTACCACACGTTAAACTTACTCTAATCGAGTCGCCCAATATCCCAACAATTGGAGTAGGCGAAAGTACAATCGGACAGATAAACGAATTCCTTCACTATCTTGGTCTTAAAGATGAAGATTGGATGAAGCACTGTAACGCAACATATAAGACATCAATTAAGTTTATCGATTTTAGAGAAAACCCAACAGAAAAGCCACACGTATTTCATTACCCGTTTGGTAGATATGACTTTACTGATAAGCCCAGAGGTCTAATGGAATGGTTTATTGGTGCCGCAACACTACCTAATATTGATCCATATTCATTTGCAGAATTTTATCACGATCAGGTTATAATGACTGATGCAAATAAAATGACAAAGAATGAGGATCATCTAATACGTGGATTTAATTTTAAATCCGACACAGCATATCATATGGATGCAACTCTATTTGGTAATTATCTACGTGACCATTTATGTTTGCCGGTGGGTATGACACATATTCTAGATAACGTGTTAACCGCAACAATGGATGCAAAAGGACACATTGATACTATTGTAACTGAAAAGAATGGTGAGCTAACAGCAGATTTGTTTATTGACTGTACGGGTTTTAGATCACTATTACTTGAACAAACATTAAAAGTTCCATTCATATCATTCCATGACACACTATTAAATGATAGCGCAGTAGCAGGTGTTATTCCATATATCGATAAAGATAAAGAAATGGAGTGCGTTACAAGTTGTACTGCAATTGAAGCAGGATGGGTTTGGAATATCCCTTTGTGGGATAGACTTGGCACGGGGTATGTTTACTCAAGTAAATTTGCAACAAAAGAACAAGCAGAAGAACAATTTAAAAATCATTTAAAATCTAATAGAATGACAGTACAAGATGTTGCACGTGTTGACGCAATGGAAGTTCGACATATTGCTATTAAACATGGTGTACATGAACGTACCTGGGAAAAGAATGTTATTGGTATAGGTCTATCAAATGGATTCATTGAGCCACTTGAATCAACTGGTTTAATGCTTACACATGAATGTATTATTAAGATGGTAAATCTACTCAAAATGCGCAATGGCAGAGTTACGCGGTTTGATGTTGATGCATTTAATTTTGCATTTCGTGAACAAATTACAGGATTTAAAGACTTTATCAGTCAGCACTATGCCTTGTCTATGCGTAATGATAGTGCATACTGGAATCATGTTAGTGAAGAAACTACATATTCACAACAGATGTATGATTTTAAAGCTGGCGTATTAGGTTCATACAATGATATTGCATATCGACTTCATAGGTCGCGTGTAGTAGGCAACGACATGGGCGGAATAGCATATATCATTGCAGGCATGGGGCACAACGTTATTGATAGTAGCAGAGTAGATTTTAATAATAATCAGTACAGCGAACCCGTTGATATGGCTACTAATACATGGAACACATGGCGCGAACACCGAGCACAAACTGTTAAAGTTGTCGATGCATTACCTACACATTACGCATTTCTAAAAAGCACAATATATAAATGACAGAAACACATATACGAACCCTTGCTCGCACACTAAGTTATCGATTTGCGGCTGCGGCAATTACAGCATTGTGGACAGGACTCGGGCAAGCAATTGCAATTCATATAGTGTTAGCGGCACTTCATTACGTAATGGAACGTATATGGTTACAGATCAACTGGGGCAAATCTTAGGTTGACAAGATGGCAAAATGGCTGTATAATACACTTATAAATTAATAAATGAGTGTATACATGATAAACGCTATTTTAGAAGAAGTCGCAAACGAACCCAGTAAGAATGCAAAAATTGCCATCCTTACCAAGCACAAAGACAATAAAGAATTACAGGAAGTTGTTCGTCTTGCATATGACCCAACTGTAAACTTCTTCATTAAAAAAATTCCCCCGTACGAAACTAAAATGCGCATTGACTTCATGACTATGTCAGAAGCATTTTCGTTATTAGAAATGTTAAGCACACGCCAAGTTACTGGCACTGCTGGTATTAATCAGCTTAAACTTATACTAGAATGTGTGTCAGCAGACAATGCAAAAGTAATTGCTAAAATTGTAGACCGTGACCTACGTGCTGGCTTTGGTGAATCGACTGCAAACAAAGTATGGAAGAATTTAATTCCAGAGTTTCCATACATGCGTTGCGCACTGCCAAAGGCCGCTAAGTTAGATGAGTTTAGTTGGACTAGTGGTGTGTTTAGTCAGCTTAAAGCAGATGGTATGTTTGCCAATGTAAATCACACAGCAGATGGTGAAGTACAAATTCTAAGTCGTGCGGGTTCATTGTTTCCACCGCAACACTTTGCACACTTAATTGCTGACGTACAAAAAACATTTCCAATTGGTACACAATCACACGGCGAATTGCTAATTAAACGTGATGGTGTTGTGCTACCACGTCAAATTGGTAATGGTATCTTAAACAAGGTGCAAAAAGGTGGCGATATTGAATCAAATGATGAGATTGTATACCTAGTATGGGATCAAATTGCCCTAACTTCGGTAGTTTCTAAAGGTACTTACAATGTACCTTATCAACTTCGCTTTGCTGAATTAGCGGCACAAACGATGAAAGCAGAATGTATTGAACTTATCGAAACACGCATTGTACACACAATGGAAGAAGCACTTGCTCACTATCGTGAAATGTTAGATGCAGGTATGGAAGGCACTATTATTAAAAATGCCCTAGGTATTTGGAAAGATACTACTAGCAAAGACCAAGTCAAGATGAAACTTGATATCGATGTTGATTTGGTTATAATGGGATTTAATGCCGGCAATGGTAAAAACGAAGCAACATTTGGTTCTATTGTTTGTCAATCAAGCGATGGCTTACTTGAAGTAAACATCAGTGGCTTTACAGACGAAGTGCGTTTAGAAGTGCATAACAATCGCGATCGACTACTTGGTACAATTGTCACAGTTAAAGGTAACAGTATTATGCCACCAACAGGTAATAACACAAAATACTCATTGTTCCTTCCACGCTTTGCTGAATTTAGAACAGACAAAACAGTAGCAGATGACTTAGCCAAGGTTATCGAACAGTTTGACAATGCTATTAAATGATAGTAAAATTAATAAACTGGTTAAGGATATTATTAATGACAAAAAACTATAAGTTAGCACAGGAAGCTAACAAAGGCACTGTCTACGGTGCTATGTTAGAAATTACTAAGAATCCACGATTATGGCGTTCAAGTCCTGTTGGTCGCGAGTATTGCCATCTTACAGAAGAAGGCCGAGAAGTTATCGCAGATCTAATGCAGGACCTACTACGTACTGTAGATGTATTAGAAAAGAAAGCCATAGATCAACGTGCTAAAGAAATTACATTTGACATTTTGAAAGGTAAAGAATAATGTTATTGGCCTGGGGCATGGACGCATTTACTGAATCAATAGAAAGGAATCGTATGATACTGACTAAAGAAGAACTGTTAGAAACATTAAGATATAAAGAATGTGAAATAACTTTTACCAAAGTAAATGGTGAAGTGCGTACTATGCCCTGTACCCTTAGAGCAGATATTGTGCCTGCGTACGAGCGTAAAACACCGGTTAAAGAAGCCACAGATAAGGAAAAGGCTACTATAAGCGTGTGGTGTACAGATAAAGGTGCGTGGCGTAGTTTCCGTGTGGATAGTGTTACTGATATCAAAATTAAATACGAATTACATGATTTTAACTAAAAGTGGTTGACAAAATCATTAACTGAGTATATAATATACACATGCTTAGAAATTAAGCAATATATATTTTTTTAATCTTTATAAGGAAATAACTAATGGCAAATTTAGCTAAAGTAACAAATCAAGTAGCATTCTTAGAAAAATACCTACGTGGTACAGGTAAAACTTTAACTGCGGCTCAAGCAGCAGCTAACTACGGTATCAAAAACTTACCAGCTCGTATGTCAGAGTTCCGTAAATGTGGTTTAGTAGTTAAAACAGAAGTAAACACCACAGGCAAAACTGCTTACGCTGTTACTGCTCGTGATGTTAATGGTTCACGTGCTCGTGCATTCATTGCTTAATTAGCAGTAAGTCTACAGACCCACAAAAAAGCCGCTTAACGCGGCTTTTTTATTTAAGATGACGAATACGGTGTCCACCAATCATCAAAGTTTTCAGGGTCTACCATAGATATAACTTCAGTTAATGATTTACTAGTATCATTAATAGATACTTCGTATATAATATTATTATTTTGACAATATTCTACTACGCTAGGATCTGAACATACTGATACTACATTCACTGGATTGTTACTTAAATACGAATCTAATGTTTCTCGATTTTCAAAATAACAAATAATTACTTTTGGATTTGCTGTCTCGCCTTTATCAGCAATTTGTATTAACCCACCGTCTGATATACTTTTGATAAGGTCAATTGCAAGCACAGTAGCACTAACATAGTCACTATGTGTTTCCCATTCAAGTACTTCAACTGGTCTAGTTGATTTGTAGTAGATATATGCTGCCATATTAAAAATTCCTATTTTAATTATTTATCTTTTGCTTGACTTTTGATTAAATTCATAGTATAATACACTTGTTTTAAACATTAGAGAAAGCGTATATGATTAAACGTGGCCTAATTTACTTTATTATTGCAGGTGTACTGTACATATTATTTGTGCAGGATCAGCGCATGGATGAAATGGAAGAACATGTATTTGAAATACATGATGATGTTGAAATAATTAAAGAAGCAGTACTCGAACGTAGTGCAGGACGAGTCAAATATACACCACGAGAGTTTGAATGTTTGGTTCGTAATATATACTATGAAGCCGGTGTTGAAAGTGACCTAGGCAAGTATGCAGTTGCGCAGGTAACACTCAATCGTAAGAAGTCGGGTTATTGGGGCAAGAATATATGCAACGTTGTATATTCAAAAGCACAGTTTTCGTGGACTAAAGTTAAAGAACGTGCTTGGTCCAAACCCAAAGATGCAACTTGGACTCGCAGTAGAGAAATCGCTAGTCAAGTATTAAACAATGGAGTTAGAGTTACGCCATTGAAGAAAGCCTTATTCTACCACGCAGACTATGTTAGACCAGACTGGCGTGACAGAGATAAAAGAGTAGCAAAGATAGGGCAACACATTTTTTATACACAGGCAAAAGGAAATTCAATTAAACTATGAAATACTTCAGTTACGGAATGAATACTAATCTAGCACAAATGGCTCGTCGTTGCCCGCAGGCAGTGAGTTTAGGTGCCGCTGTATTACCAGGGTTTCGCTTTGAATTTAAATCTTTTGCTACTGTGGTAGCTGATTATACCTGTGATACGGTTGGTGTAGTTTGGGAAATATCAGATGACTGCGAAGATGCCTTAGATATATTAGAAGGGTTTCCAGTATATTATACCAAACAAATAGTCACAGTGTTAATTGATGGCACGCCCCATACTGCAATGACATACCTAATGTATCCAGATGAGCAACTTAGCCTACCAAGTAACAGTTATTATAACATGGTAGCAGATGGTTATGAGGACCATGGCATTAGTTTGGTCCAACTCGAAGATGCTGTTGACCGTGTTCACGAGATGTATGGTGCGGCATACTGTAGTTGACAGCAGAGGCTTTTTAGTGTATAATGTAATACATATACTAGCGCAATAGGAAATAAAATGATTGATAACACAAAATTTATTGGTATGAAGTCGGTTGATGTGTTTAATTTATTACCCGAATATACTCCACTTGCAAAAGAATACTTAGTTAACAACTTCACAATTGAATCACTAACAGAACGTGCTATCTTAGATCAACAAGCACACATTCATTTCGAATAAGGAGCACGACTATGGCAACTGAGCAAGAAAAAGAAGAGTTATTGCAGACACTTAAATTTACTCCACGTACCTATCGTGTGGAAATTTGGGGCCGTGGGGGTGAAATTTACTGGGGTAAAGTCGACCGTAAGATCTACGATTTCTTTAAAGATAAAGAGATTGATATCGAACAGTATGCTGGTAGTTGGGAAGAACGTATGTGGGATGATGTCCCATTTGATATGCGCCCATTTGACCCAGGCAGTCCATACGAATGTGATGATGTACATACCAGTGGTGCTACATTTGATGACTCTAGTACCATTGTAGTCTATGATGAAACTGGTACTGAAATTTGGACTAGTCCATTAGGTGGGGTATTAAGTGACAATGGTGCAGCATATGATTGTGTTGATGAAAAGTATATCAGTGACTATCCAGATGGTACTGTGGTATTTTATGGTGCTCAAGGTGAAAAGGGTACGTTCTTCGGCAATGATTTTGAAATTAAAGCCCCGTTTGATCCTAGCAAACTACGTGTATTTTATGAAGACATGGATGGTTGGGAAATTACCACTGGCGTGCAATACGACGGTGAAGACATCGACGGCAACGACTATGATACCAATGGCAAGTGGGGTGAGAACAAGTGGATCATTGTAGGCGGTGAACCAGTCTACCAAGGTGAAGAACGTGACGAAGATGATTATGAAGATGATTCCGAGGAGGAAAACTAATGTTATACTTGACACTAGCAGTAGTTGTAATCGTAGCAATTGGTTGGGGATTGGTTTGTACAGTAGGCACTAACATCGGTGGCTGTTGTTCGGGCAACTGTAATCAAGGCCGTAACTGTGATTGCAAGGATAAAATCTAGTGGCAATAGTATACCCAGGTTATCATTCAACCCCTAATACAAGTAATATCACCTTAGGTAGTGGTGGCGCAGGGGCTAGTACTATTACTGTGACAGGCGCCGGCGGGGGAACTGGTAGTGTATTAATGTCTGGCGGCACAGGTACTACTTGGGCTAGCACTAGTGCTAAAACATCAATGCAGGGGCAACTAACCCTAGAAGGTGCTAATCCAGACATTATAATTGGCGATAAAAGTATGGTAACATGGATGCAGAAAGTAGAGCAACGTCTTAGCATACTTGAACCTAAACCCGAATTGTTAGCCAAGTATGAAGCATTACAGCAGGCATTCGACCATTACAAAACACTTGAAGCATTACTGCACGGAACAGAGAACGATGCACAAGATTGATATACACAATTACACCCGCACTATAAGAATGTCGAAGTGGTGTCAAAAAAACTTAAATAACAATGAGTGGGATTTAAAACTGTTATCAATGAATCCATTACATTACAAATTTGAATTTAAAGATCCACAGATACATTTAATGGCAGTACTAGCACACTAGGAATAATATGAGAAATTATTGGACAATTGGGAAGTTTGCGGATTGGCTTCGCGGCACAAAAAGTATCGACAGTGGCACAGGCGAAGAATGGAATGCTTGGACAAAGTTAGCCAAAACTACCCATCCATTTCGCTATTGGTTAGTAGAAACAGCATTGAGCCGGGCGCAAGATGTTTGGTGCTATATTCCAGAACGTATTAACGATGTACGCTACTACCTAAACAATCGCTACACTACTCGAACACACGCACTTACCAGCAGACTTAAACGTGGGCAATGGCACGAGTTTGAAGAACGCTTACTACATTCATCTTTTGACAGTTTTGTTGACTTTATCGAAATTGAAACAGCATGGAGTCATGTGTGTTGGGGCAGTAAAGAAGAACGTGCAAAATATCGTATGCCATGGTGGAGAGCACAGTGGTACACTCGTTGGTTTGCAGAGTGGCGCTGTCCAGAAGCATCTATTGCGCACTTAGAGTGGGAAATGACTCTTAAGTACAACGACGAATGGACAAAGAAGAAAGATCCATTATACGGTAAACCCACACCGCAAGCAGAAGCCGCTAAAGAAAAATGGGAATTATACTACTGGTGGAAACATGTTCGTCCACAACGTGCTGATGCCTATGATTACTGTGGTTGGAATCAATACTGTGAAGATACTAGGGCCAAAGAAGGAGAAGATTGGCTCTTTGCCGAGGGAAGTAAAAAAGATAAAAAACGTAGCAGAGCTATCTTAGCAGCAATGGATCGTCTTGAAAAGCAGTATGACGCAGAAGATGAAGAAATGTTAATTCGTTTAGTTAAATTAAGGAAATCGCTATGGACCTAATCATAATGATATTTAATATATTATTGACAGCATACGTTACATTTTGTGTATTATTCACTACGTTCTTTGTTGTTAAATTTTATTCTAATTATAAAAAAGAAATTGCTAAAATCAAACCTTCGAGTCAACTTGATATTTCAACAGTTAAATTAGTTAGTGTTGAAGTTGTAGCGGATCGTGTGATGATGTATGATGCTGTGACACATGCATTTATCTGTCAAGCTGACACAGAAGAAGCACTTTGGGCCACAGCTGAAGCAATGTTTCCGGGCAAGTCATTACTGCGCTATATTAACACTTGACATCTAACTGATTTTAGTGTATAATACTTGTATTGATAATTAAGAAAGGTACTAATTATGAGCACACCTGTGTATATGGATATTGAACAAGCGTATAGCATTGTACAGTGGGCAGGCGAAGCGTACGGACAGCGCAATCTTTGGGGTGCATTAGACAGCATGGAAAAGAATTGGGATGACTTGGACAAACAAGAGCGCACTGCATACAACATGATTAAGCGAGACTTAATTACAACCGCAGGTACTAACGTATGATAGTTGGATTTGATCATGTTGGTGAAGAACATAAGTGTAATGTTTGTTCAAGCGAATTCACAGATGACGAAGGTGGAGTGTTAGGTCACTTTGGTATGTTGCCTGTTGCGTTTTGTCCGTGGTGTTTTAGTTCAATGTGTGATATGGTTGATCAATTAACCGACGATGATGATATAGAAGAATAGCTAGCAAGGAAAAATATATGACAATGCACATGGTTGGTCCGTATCTTACTACCACAGGCAAACGTAAGGGCAAGGAAAAATTCCGCACTGCAGCACATGCACAAAAGGCACGTATGAACGAAGAATCCTGGAAAGAACTACAAAAGAAATGGGGCATTGAGCAAGAAGAACGTAAGCGTAATCGTGCGCTTAAGGCACCTGCGTATAAGCCTACAGAGCCTTATCGTCGAGATACTGGTCCTAGACATGCTAGTAAGCCCGATACAATTAGTATAGCAGTGCGTCCAGAAGATAAAGTCTACACTGGTACTGCTATGGTTGGCATTGGTCAGCTACACAAGTCAAATGCTGTGCCTGTATTCAGCAAAGAAGATGCTATCGATATTAGTAAAATGAGGCGTGGATAATGCGTAAGTTTGTAGGCTATGTAGTAACCCGGATCTTGTACTGGTTGGGTGACCTAGTAAGTAAACCTATGCACTATATTGATCTATGGTGGTTGTATCCTGTGTACAATCGCCTAATGATCTGGAGTGCTGACGTACAAGACTGGTCTGGTGCTGATGGCCCGTGGGGTACAAAGGAACAATGATGGGAACTGATTATACAAATTATTGGGGAAGTATGTGGGACAGCAGTTGGGAATGGTCACTAAAGTTTGCTTGGTTACCTGCTAAGATGGACAGTGGCGTAAGCGTTTGGTGGAAGCAATACTATCACGGTGTCAGATTTATTCACGTATCAGCCGCCGAAGGTCCAGTAATCTTACATCAGTATATGGCTGCTGAAGAATTTATTTGGTATCAATTAACTGCCAAATAGGTTAAATAGTATTATAATAAGGAAACAGCCACATTGGCAAAAGAAGAAGTCTTAAAATTCAGTGGAGTAGTCGAAGAAGTACTAGGCAATTCCATGTTCAGAGTTAAATTAGAAAACAATCACACTGTAATAGCGTATA